TGCTCTTCAAAACAAAGCCGATTTTTCATTATGTCCGATTTTAGTGTTGATAACCCCCCCATTTTTGAATATAATATTTGAATCGATTTTTCAGAATCAGACCCCCGGTCCCTTTTACGATACTAATCCAAGAAATAGATGCCCGAAAATTAATCCAAGAGACTAATTTGAAAATATTTTGATTTATGACAACTGGTTATTCCATATATAATAAAGAGGCAAAAAAACGCACTCGACAAAATCCATTAGAAGAGCTTTATCCCAATCTTCCATCTGAAAAATATGATGTAATTTATGCAGACCCGCCGTGGGATTATGGTGGGAAAATGCAGTATGATAAGTCTAGCGTAAGTAAAGATAAGATAGACTTAAATAAAAAAATATTCATCAGCTCTGCATCTTTTATATATCCTACATTAAAAACATCGGAACTTAAAAAACTGAATGTAGCAAGTATTGCTAACGAAGATTGTTTATTATTTATGTGGACTTCCAGCCCCCATCTACAACAAGCAATAGAACTTGGCGTAGCATGGGGATTTGATTATAAAACAGTTGCCTTTGTTTGGGATAAGATGTCTCACAATCCCGGACAATATACACTATCTAATTGTGAACTTTGTTTGGTTTTCAAAAGGGGGAAAATTCCTAAGCCAAGAGGAGCTAGAAACATACAACAGTTAGTCCGCGCTCCCAGACAAGCCCATAGTGTAAAACCTCAACAAGTAATGGATGACATTACCAAAATGTTTCCAAAACAACGAAGAATAGAGCTTTTCGCTAGAAGAAAAGTCGATGGCTGGGATGCATGGGGTTTAGATGTGTTAAACCCAAAAAAGTAATTACAACAGAAACTTTTTTAGCCGTGAGTTGAATACTGTACAACCGATTTGTCGCTAGCGGTATTACTTCGCATAAGAAAATGGAACTACTTATTTATTTCTATACCCCCTGATTTTTGAATATAATTATCAATCTTGTTTTCAAAAAACAGATTTAGGAATAAAAAATTCCGGGTGGCGGACTGATTGGGACGAAAAATACATAATCCATTGATATTTAATCAAAATACAGTGGCGGACAGTATAAACTTCCATCATTTGAGCTTGACAAACGATTTTGAATCACTTATCATATAGCTCATATGGAAAAACATGAAATCAAAAGAGAAGACGCTCTTTACTATCTTAATGAATTGTTAGATGCTAATGGCACAGAAATTCTATCAAGTCTGATTAGAGACGAAGAAGGAAATAATTTTGACGTAATAAGGAACAAGGATTTTCGATTCTCTGCTCTCGCATCTAATTCGTGGGATGGAGAATTTTCCATTATTTTAGAAGATAACAATAACGCGCGAGCATTTCTTTTTAAAGACTTATATTTTTTAGAATTGAACAGCCACGAACTACTTCATATTAATGATAAAATGAGATTGCTGGCTAAAAAAGAAGAGCGAGAAATGACGGAAAGTTTTCTTGCTGAGATAGAAATAATGAAATCACGTTAGGAATCTTCTTTCGATACTCGAAATTTTATGCCAGAACCAGAAGACGAAATATCTTTTAAGAAACAAGAGCTATTCGATAAATACAGAAAATTTATTTTAGATGTTGCCGATGATACTGAAAGTATTGGTGCTTTTTATTATGCGGAAACATTGCTGAAAAGAATCGCGGGAGTAAAAATTAGTAGAAAGAGCTATAACATGTGCCAAGTAGTTTATTCTATCTCTCATGACTCCCTGCCTTTTTCTGTACATTTTGGTACGACGAAACTCACTTTAAATGAGCCGCAACCAATCCCTACTTTGCATGTAGTCTCAAAAGAACCGAGCTTCTCTTCGAGTTTTGTCGCGCAAGCTTTTTTGACCGAGGATGGAGATATTTATTTAAATGAACTTATAAAAAAGGCTCAAAAGAAAGAATTGGAAGGAAGGAAAAAGTATTTTTTTGAACTAATTAGTAGACTTTAAGATGGAAAATATTATTGAAAAATATGCTCAATATCTAGAAAAACCGGATATTATGGGAGCAAAAATACTTAATTATGCTGAACATTTATTAAAGAGTAAATGCGTTGGCATTAAAAAAAACAAAATATTCGACGAAGCTTCTCCATTCCTTTTAGAAATATACAATAGCATAAATCGTCTTGAACTTGCTGTGCGGGAAACAGAATTTTGGCCGCGCATAAAATTAGCAGAATGTAATCTGAATCAAAAGGGAAGAGAGTTCATCGGAAATCTTATGAAAAAAGCAATGGATTCTTATGTTGATGACTCCATTGAAGAATTTAATCGGAATCTTAATCGCATATATCAAGGATTTTGAAGCATTTGGTCTCTATAATAAAAAATTTTTTTAAATCATGCTATCCTATATATCTCGTCATTACTTTGGGAATTATAATCACTATATTCGAAATTTATTTTCTTTATCAATGCGGGAAAATAAGAGAAGAATTGGATATGATAGTTGAAGAGGCTAGAAAACGAGCAGATGAAAGCGATAACAAATAGAAAATTGCGTAAATACCGCACAATGAAGAAAATTACCAAGCGGCATTTAAAAAGATTTCTAGCTAAAGTAAAAAGTAAAAGGGAAGAAAGAGAAGTTCAGGTAGTCATAGTTCATGATAAAATACCTCTATACCTCAATCAAGACAAAAGACAATTTTCTGTTCTCCATCCTTGGGCATACGATATGGCGGATTCTGCGTATTTTGTTGATGGCAAATTGATAGAATGCTGTGGACCGAATGACGTTGTAGTATGTGGATTTATATACAAAGAATATGAAGATAAAAATTAAAGAAGTATTAATGTGGTATGATGGGCCTTACCTTTTTGTTGGAGAAGGCGAATTAAAAAAATTGTTTTTAGGGATTAAAGTCCGTTTAGAAGGAGAAAACGGTTATAACTTCAAATATTTATTTGCGGAAACCAACAAAGAAGATATCGAACAACTAAAACAAGGAATTAAATGTGTTGACAGCGTTTTCCGAAAAAAAGTTTCTTATATAGGAGAACTCGAATGTTCCTATGAAGGAATAAATACAGAACCTTATACCCTTGATAAAGAACTTGACAAAGCATTTTTTGATGGTAGCCTTTTCTTAGACAAAGAAGATTATGAATGAAAAAGAGATAGAGAATCTATTCGAACAGGAAATTGCCAATCATCCATATCATGAGATGAGAGATGTTGTTGCATACTTATACAGGGTACTTCTTGATGAAAAAACAGAAATTTCTGTTCCATTTCAGGAGTGCAATCAATTTGATATATATAATCCTGATTTTGATTTTTCTTTTAAAATAGGAGAATCAAACATTTGTATCTATAAAAATGAAGAAGGGAAACGAAAAGGGATGGGAACTTTCAAAATAAAAGATACTCTATTCAAAAAATTAAATCTGGCATGTCCATACCTTCTCGTGAGAAGGGGCAATTCTGCAGATGTACAAGTAATTAGAAAACATCGTGTTTTATTTGACGAGATAAAAGAAAAACTGAACGATATAAAAGATGATGAAAATAGAAAAGCAATGCTTGAAAAAGCGAAAAACGAAATATTTGAGAAATGATGAAAAAGATTATGTTTTCTTGCCCCTATTGCGGAACCTTTGAGTTCAGAGAATTAAACGAACTTTGCTGCGATGAATGCGGAAAAACTATTGAGGAAGATATAAACGGGGAAAAAGCTTTTTATGGTTCTAAGTTATTCTGTCCAGAGTATGGGGTTAATTCTTTCGCGACATTTGCTTGTCCGAAATGCCGCCATCCATTGTATGAAATTATTTGCGACTTAAGCTCCAAAAGTAAAAGAGGTTAAACAAATAAAGTAATGAAGAATTTATGAGCGCAAGAGAAGAATTTGAAAGGCAACTAAAAATAGCAATAGAATCAGAATTTTTTTCGGCATTAAAAGGAATAAAAGAAGAAGATTTTCCCTATTTCTGTTATGCAAGAAAAATGATTCAAGATGAAGAAAGCGCAATTGTTTTTTTAGACGAAGATAGATATACTTTTGGAACTCATAGAGTTTCGATAAAGAATGATAAATATCCATTTCAATTAAGAATCGAATATAATTTAACTACATGTCATTTGGGCATTATAGGAGTAAAGAAAGAGGAAAAGGTTTTTCAACTTGAAACATATACTAGACATGCATATGAGTATTTTTTAGATATTCTACAACAAAAAAAAGAGCATATAGGAGGACAAGTTCTTTTCTCAGCAAAGGATGCTTTAGAAACGATAATTGATTTCATGAAGTAGGTATGATGAATAAGAAAGAAAGAAAGAAAGAAAGAAAGCGGTCTATTCATTAATTCATGGGGGATGCGGAAACCAATTGTCTCAAATAGCAGTTGGTTATATTATTTCTAAAGAGGTCGATAGACCTCTTTTTTTTGATAAGCGAGTAATGGGGCCTACGCATAGTAAATCTCACGATGCTATTATCAATCAAATAATGTATGAAAATTTCAGATATCAATATCTTTCTAGTGATAAATATTATCTTGATTATGATTATAACAACTTCTTTTCAATAATTAAATTTTTAAGGAGGGGCGGATTTTCAGATAAACCATTGCTATTAGGAGGGTTGATAAATGAATGGAGTACTTTCTATAAATATAAAGAGGACTTATTTAATTTATTTCGTCCTTTCATTTCCAACAAAATTATAGATGAAAAAATTGGGTTTCATTTTAGGTTAGGAGATTATACTTACTATCTTCCAGAATTAGTTATATCTAACAATTATATTCTTGGCGCAATAAAGGGAATGATTGAAAGGGGAGCACCACATGAAATTGATTGTTTTACAGAAGAGCCAGAAAAAGCAAAGATGCGAATAGAAGAGAGTTTAGCGTTAGACACATCAATGAAAAAAATAAAAATCAATTTCATTCATGAAGATGATTTGACGACATTTAAAAAAATGCAAGAATATAGATATTTTATTTCTTCATTATCCTCTTTTTCATGGTGGGCCAATTTTTTTGCAATGCAATTCAATAAAGATAGATTCCTCTCTCTCGTTGAAGTCAAGAATTTCTGTTTTTCAGAAAATCAATTCTGTCTAGAGTCATAGTTCTTGACTTTTAGAAAAGGATGATATATACTTCATCCATGATGAGTGGCCTTATAAAAAAAGAAAATCTTATTGACCGTCTAAAACAAAGTGGTTATTTTTGCGATAAAGATGTAAGGTCTGCAATATAAGATGAAAAAATATATTTCTTTCATTATATTTAATGGAGATTATTCGCAGTTTTCAAAAATAAGGGTTATTTTTCACCAAGATTTTTATTATCGATATGGAAATTGAAAAAATCAAAGACTTAATCGCTAGTTATGAATGGATTGTAGAAGAGCCTAATCCTTTTTATCCTCAGTATATTTTAGACTGCTTGTATCTTTTGTTTCTTTATAAGACAGAAAGAAATGAAGTTTATTTAAATTCAAAAAGCGTAGAATCTTTCAAACCTAATATTGAAGAACTCAAACAAATTTTTAATAAGAACAAAGATTCGCATTGTAGTTTAGGAAAAGATATTGCTGAGGCTTTACAGGAACTTCTCTTCTTTTTAGAGAGAGAAGAAGATTATATTTCAAACGATTCTTTGATTAAGAGATTTAATATAATGAGATAATAGTATTTCTAGATATAATAGGAGATATAGTGGAGGTATTTTCTTCATATCGGTAGTTATATTAGCATTAGAAACAGGGGTTATCTTACTTATTTCATTTGTTATGTTTATTCTTTCTATTTTTAGCGCAATATGATGCGCTTTGTGTAAACATTCAACCGATAAATGCAGAGATTGTTTCTTTAATATAGACAAACCAATCCAAAAGAATTCAATGTGCCCAGCAAATCATGAAAAATAATAAATTAAAAATATACTTAAAAGATGGAACCTATTTTTGGGTCAATATAAGAAATAAAAAAATTGAGGCAAATTTTAATAAAGAGCAATTTTATTTAGTCGAAAAAGATGGATGTAATCTAATCTTTAAATCTTTATCTGATGAAGAATTGTGTTTTGAAATGTCGAAAAATAATAATGAAGAAGTTATCAATCGTATAAATGAATACTGGAAAAATGAAAATTGAAAAAGACGAATGGGCAAAAAGATATATTGCCGATTCAGAAGAAAGAATTGAAAAACTCATAAAAATCTATGAAGTGAGAACGAATTTTTGGGAAAAATTTCTTCAAGAATTCAATTCGAGCGAAAAAGTTAAAACTTTTAATAATAAAGAAGAAGTAATTTTAATTGAGTCTATTGCTCTTGAAATCTTAGATAAATATAATGGATTCGGTCGGGCAGGAATTCATTATAGAGATGACGAGTCTGATTCTTTAAAAGGTTTTTCTTTAAATTTCGAAAATGATAATATTAAAGAATATTCTTTTACAATAAATTGTCCTTTTTCTATTTCAAAAAAAACGGTTAAGGATTACTATAAACGCGACGAAGGATATTTAAAGAAATGCAAATTAGCTTTTAAAAATATTGAAAAATCTATTAATGAAGTATTATTTCCTTTAATAAAAATAGAACACTATCGAGAAGATATATCCAGTATTTTAAAGAAAAATGGAACAGATATTTTTGTTGCCACAACTTCGATGATAGAAGATTTTTTAATTAGAAATGAATAGTTCATATGAGGAACAACTTTAAAACTAAAAGATTTAAGTGATGATTTCTTGGGATTTTGATTATACTTTATACAATCCACACAAGGAGAATCTTATAGGAAATACTTATAAGCTTTTCTCTAATATGAAGAAAACTGGAGCGGAACTTTGTATTACAACGTATAGATATGAACATGAATTAAGTATAGTCAGAGAACTTTTTCCTAATATAAGAATATTCGCTACTGGAAGAGAATCTAAAGTTTTTTGGCTCACTCACCTAGATACTTCTGTAACAAAGCATTTTGATGATGATTTTGAGTTATGTATTAATTTAAAAAAATATACTAATATTGAACCTGTTTGGATAAAGCATCATTGGAATCAAATAGAGCCGCCTGAATGGTTACAAACTATTGTTGTTACAGAGGTGAAAAAACCTTCATGGATAATGTAATCATATTAGTATGAATGTTGGAATAAATGGCGTAGAATATGAGGAAAACGAATATGTTATCGTAGAAGCCCCATGCTATGATTTTCTAAATAAATCGGAAGAACCATTAGAAGAAATCCCCGTAGGAGAATTTAAACTAACATTGCAAGAGGGGACTAATCTAAAGGAATTGAAAAAATGCTTAATGTATTAAAAAAAGTTTAAAATCATGAGATGCGAAAATTTGAAAAAAGAAGGAGTTATTCAACATCCTGACAAAGGAAATTTAGATATAGTCATCATTGATGGATTTATTGAAACGCCCACGATTCCTGAATTATCTCGTTATTCCGGGTCAATCTCTCAGACTTTGACATCTGACCGCACAGATATTACTGTTACATCTTCGGAAAGTTGGCTTAAAATAGAGCTAATAAGTGGGTCAGATATGGATAATCTTCATCATTATGCGTTAAACATAGACTATCAAGCTAATACCACTAAAGACTATAGAAAAGCAAATCTTATTATTACTATTAATGCTCAAGAGCATATTATAGAAGTAATTCAGCGTCCATGATAAAATACATAGCATTAAGATATTATAGAAAATGCATTAAGGAATCTTTAAAAGAAAGCGAAAAAGAAATTTATCCATGCGACAATGCTGATAGAAAGGCTATTATCTTAGAAGAACTCGCAGAAAAAGCTACTTTCTCCATAAAGATTTTCGAGAAAGATTTATCAGAAATATATGATTCTCACAAAGTATATTCTGCTCTTGAAAAAGCCTCTAAAAGAGGGTGCCAAGTAGAAATTATGTATTTTAATATGGAGACAGAACATCCATTAATATCCCCATATTTTTCCCAAAAAAATATTGCTAGAATAATTAGCAGAAACTATGAAGGATATGAAGATTTCTTTGTTGTCGACAACAAACATTTCTATCTAAGAAATATCGTCTCTTTATTTGATAAAGAAAATGCTATGGAGCTTGTTAAGTTATTTGAGTATATAGAGAGAAGAGGGATTCTTTTAGAAAAAGCTTTTATAGAAAGATTCAACAGCATACCAAGGCTCTAAGAATCTTCATCATTCTTTTTGCAAGGTCTATTGCGCATTTCATCTTTCAATTCATCTATCATTTGTTGAATTATTTTCTTTCTTTTAAAAGGAAACAATAAATCATCTATTCTATCTTTTATCTATCCCATAGCCCTTCTCTTCCATTTCCTTAACAAACTTTTGTGCTTTTCCCATATCATCTCTCAACTCTTGCATTAAACGTTTAAATTCAGGAGGAACTTTTTTGCCGAAATTATTTTCTGGAATCTTTCCAAGAATTTTGAATTCTTTGTGATTTCTTCTTAGTTGCTCCAACATCGCACCGGGTGGTTCATTTAACCAACTAAGAGAGTTTTTTATTCTATAATATCGTCTTTCGTTACCAGTCAGATTTTTCACTACCAAAAGTATTTACTTCTATTTCCCAAATACAATCTCGAACAAATTTTTCATCCACATTGAGAACGTAGTCTGCACCGCCCATTTCATATTCTCTAAATTGGGTTCCTTTCTTATAAAGCCCTTTCACGTCCCTTTCTTCGCATTTTGATTGTTGAATAAGGATTTCCCAAGAGTCTTCCCCCTTAAACATTTTCCTTCCCTCTAAAAGGGGCGCAATCATAGAGACAACAACAAAATATTTTTGTTCTGAAAGAAGTTTCGCTAAAGAAGAAACTCTTCTCATATTTTCCATTATGTCTTCATCAGAAAATCCAAGGTCAGAATTTAAGCCCTCTCTTAGTTCGTCCCCATCTAAAAGCACAACATTCTGATAAATACAAGCCATCCCTTTCGCTATAGTAGTTTTACCAGCACCGCTTTTCCCAGTTAAAAGTAGAATCATCGTCGAATAATTATAAGTCCCAATATTTTAGATTTATCTTCTGCATCGCAAACTAATATTCTTCGAGATACATTTTTTTCAGATAAAATATCAAACTCTTGAACTGCATATTTAATATCTTTCCAATCACCCCAAGCTATATTGGAGATAATTATTCCAGTCTCAGAGTACAAACATACCTTTTTATTTATTCCCCAATTATCTTCAAAAAATACCACATTGAAATCATTCGTAAATATATCTATTTTTTTGAGAAAATCATTACAAACTTTTGAAAAGGTAATTTCTTCTTCAATTTCGTAAGAATATCTATCATGGAATAAAGAGTGAGAAGTATATTCTCCAATGATGGGGATATTAAGTTTCAATAAATCAAACTTAATTTCTTCCAAATAATCTTCTGATTCTTCCAATCTCTTCCCATCTTTGATGAGAATAGCCGCATCAGCCATGCAAAAGGCGGAAATTATTTCTGGATAATATTCCAAATGCCCGGGACAATCAATAAATACTATTTCTTCTTTGTCATTAAGAGGGCAAGATACCTTTGTATTAACTATCGTTTTTCCAGTTTCTTGTTCGACACAGAGTGCATCAGGATTCAATTCTCTGCCCGCAATAAATTCCGTTGCCTTTCTAATGAAAGAAGATTTTCCGCTATCGACTAATCCGCAAACTGCTATATAAATTTTCTTTCTCATTAACAAAATCCATTTTGTCTTAATTTTTCCATGCAATAAGGAGTAGCATTGTCTTGGAGTGCTCTACTCGCTCTTTCTGGCGTTTTTGTTGCCGCCAATTCTAATATAATTTCTTCTGGGGTGCAAGCATTAGATTCTATAGGGGTTGTCACAGGGGCATCTCCTAAAGACCGATACCTTTTACCATTCTTCGAAAAATACAAAGGGCACACCTTCAATCCATATTCGTTAATATATTCCCATATATCATATTCCGTCCAGTCAAGAAGAGGATTAACTCTATAATGACCACCATTTTTGAGAGGATATAAGTTTTTGCCCAAGATTGGGAAAAACTCCGGCTTATTGTCAATAGGATTATATCTTCCATTTTCGTCACGAACGCTAAAATATCTTTCTTTAGCTCGAGAACCTTCTTCATCTCTTCTTATTCCAGTAATGAGAAAGTCAATATTATGTTGATTGATTGATTGATTGAGAGGTATCGTTTTTAATTTTTCTGTCAGCTCAAAAATAGAAGTATTATCATAATTTAATCCATCAGCAATAGATTCTTTATTTTTTGCTACGATAAAATTCCTATAGGAAATATCATATTTTTTCAATAAGAAATCTTTATGTTCATAAAGCTCCTTGAATTCAAAGGTTGAATCTATGTACAATATTTTCGTTCTCTTAAGAAAATCATGCATTTTCAACATATGAAGTAATACTTGGCTGTCTTTTCCAAAAGAACATAGCAGGGTTAAGTTAGAAGCTTTTCTATAAGCTTCTGTTATCACATCAAAAGCTATTTTTTCTATATCTTTCATTGTTATGGATTCTTAAATTTTATGAGCTTATTATTTACCGATTAGCTCTATCTTTTTCATATTTTTCATATAATATCATATCATCTTTATAAATTTCTTCTATTCTTTTTTTTTGTTCAGGTTTTGCTTCAAAAGCAATATGAGAAGACGAATTATGTTTAATAGAGTAATTTATTCCTAAATAATCTAGATAATCTAAATCTTTTCTAATATCAAAAAAATTCATTTCTTTTTGTGGAAAGAATCTTAATTGGTAAGATAATGGACAGAAATGGGTGTCCCAATAATTATTAGGAGCATTACTTCTAAAAAAAACAGTCTTGAAATCATTTTGACTAAAAAGAACTAATTCTTGTAACCTATCTAAAAATTGGTCGAATGATACATTCGCAATTTCTCTTTTTGTTCGCAAATTCATTATTCGCATTAGCCAATTTCTTGTATATATATCTTTATCTGGATTATCTAAATACTTATTTTTAAATCCTGAAATAATTCTATCTACTGGATGTCTGATAAAAAAAGCGTCTATGTGTATCTTTTGCGCAGGAAATTGATTGCTATTGACATATATAAAATTTGCTTGCTCCCCCCTACAATGAGTATGGAATAAAGTCCATCCACATTTAGGAAAAACTACACAATATTTGCTTTTTTGTTTTTGGATAAAGATATTATAAGCCATAACACTATTATTGATTACAGAAATAGCAGTTTTTATGTAAATAAATTGAGTTTAGACATCTTTCAATATTAGTGTAATACCCCATGATGGAAACAGTAGCTATTATTCCTGCAAAAGGATTTTCTAGAAGATGCCATAATAAAAATATAAGAGAACATAATGGTATTCCTATTTTTTTAAAAAGTGCTTATTATGCAATCCGAGAGGGAATTATGCCACTAGTAGTTTCTGAAAATGAAGATATATTGAGGACTGCACGCAGAGAAGGATTGCCCTGTTTCAAAGAAAGCAAACATGAAGATTTTCGAATGGAATATCTTATTGATGAAGTATTGAGTGAGCACAATAAAATTAAAAAAATTTGTCTTCTCCAACCAAGTTCTCCAATTAGAAAACAGGGACTCTTAAAAAAAATGATGAATGAGATTGGAGAATATGGAAATTTCACTGTTCAAAAAATAAAACTCGTTGGGTTATTAGGAGGAAAAATTTATCGGAATGATTTAAGTGAAGAAACAGAAAAATATTTTTATTTTCATGATGGAAATATAATTTGTAGAAATGCAGAAGATTATAGGAAAGAAAGATTTCTTCTCACAGAAAAAATGTCTATAGTAGAAAATGAATTTCCTTATAATTTGCAAATTGATAACGAAAGAGAATTTAATATTTTGTCTCTGATTGCAGAAAACGAAAAAATAGGATTATAAAATGGCGTTTGAAAAATATACTAATGTGCCAATCTACATTATAACAACAAATCCTAATGGAAGCACAAAAACGAGTTTCGCTTTAGCGAAAGATTTCTCTTTTGAGAATACAGCATCTATTAATCAATATAGAATTTTGGGGAAGAAAACTCATCATGTTCAATATACGCCGGCTGCTAATAAAGAGGTATCTATTTCCATGAATCTTTATATAGACCCATCTTTGGACACTATAATACTTTTATGCAAACTAGCGCAACAAGATAATGGTTTTTCTTTGAAGATAGGAGAAACTATAATTAATTATTGCTACATTGATTCTGTAAATTATACAGTTTCACCATTTCAACCTGTAATATTGTCTGTAGCTTGTAAAGCTTACGATGTTGAATCTATTTCCCTTATACCAAGTACATCAATAAACGAAAATGTTTTTGATATTGCTAATGGGGCAAAATCTGAGGTTCATTTAGATGGTATTGGTGAATCATTAGATATTTTGGAAGCAGGAATAACTATCAATAGTAATAGAGAAATTTATTATGCCCCGGGCCAAATAATTCCAATGCGTTGCAACTTAACTAGTAGCGAACTTACTGCTCAAATAGCTGTAGGTGGAGTTGGAGAATTTATTGATTATAAAGGGAAACAAATTTATTTAGAAACAGTTGTCAGAACTTCTAATAATCAATTATGTTTTTCATTAAATAGTTTATTGATTGATACTACTGATTTATCTGAGGCTGGTTATTTGCCATGTGTCTGTAGCTCACAACAATTAAGTGTTGATGAAGGAGGATTTATAACAGGTTCATTAAATTTAAACTCAATTCTTGTTTAAAAATATATATTTTCTATATAATTAAGAAATGAGTATTTTATATTGTAGAAATTGTGGCGCGAAAATAGAATATACTCTTCAGAAACCTATTGCTTGTTATAAATGCAATAAGGATTTATCAGCCGCTTCTTTGCCTAAAATTAACATAGGCGAAGCGAAAGAAGAGAATATTGCACGTAGAAGAAATCCAAGGTCTATTAGAGATATTTCTAAAAGGATAAAAATATCCGCTAAAGATGATGGAAAAAATCCCACATTTAAAATTTGATATGGAAGAAGAAAAACCTTCTTACGAATCTATGTACCCACGCATTAATGCCGTAATAGAAAAAAATAAGCGTAGGTATCAATTAGAAGGGGTAACATGGATGGGATGGGAAGATGTTGAACAAATTATAAGAATTCATATATATAAAAAATGGCATATGTGGGACGCTACAAAGCCATTGGAACCTTGGATTAATACTATTACAATTAACCAAATAAAGAACATTGTTAGAAACAATTGGTCTAATTATGCACGGCCATGTTTAAAATGCGAGTTTTATAAAGGAGATGAATTGTGTGGTAATTTACGCTCTGGCAATATTGGACCTGAATGTCCAATGTATAAAAAATGGATGAGAGGAAAGAGGTATGCCATTGACTTAAAAGTCTCGTATTCTATGACTGACCATGAAGAAGAAATATCTCCACAAGTTGAAGGAGAAGGGATGGAAGATTTGATATTGAATGAATTTCTTCTTCTTCTTGAAAAGGAATATGAACCATTAGAGCTTTTCTTATTCAAAAAATTCTTTATATCATCTGCTAATGATGAAGAAATTATACAAGAGGCAAAAAAACGTTTCAATAAAAAAATAACTTTAAGTACCCTCAAAAGCAGAAGACGAGAAATGAAGAAGGACGGCGCGGCTTTATTGAAAAAGATATATGATATCAAATAAATAGATATGGCTAAAAAAGAATTCCTTAAACTAACTATTTCTCAAGAGAAAATAGTTGATGCTAATATCAGTAATATAACAGACATTCTAGAATTAACATCAAAAGTTTTTGATGGTCAAAAATTAGATAACGCTAGTGATGAAGTTAGAGCTATAAAAAAATATTTAAAGGATAAAAGAGATTTAAAAAAAAGAAAAAAAGGAGACCCCCCTAACGACGATGAAAAAGACCCTTATTTTTATCCTTTTACAGAACAGGAAGAACAGCTCATTTTAGAAGAAGCTGAGGATGGCGCAAGCACAGTTCAAATAGCTAAATTAATTTGGCCCAATCAAGACGAAAGTTTTTATAAACCTCTTGGAAAGTTCTGTAGATATATATTGTATGCTCTAAAGAAAAATAATGTTGACCCTAAAAGCGTCAAAAACGGAGGTATTTTATATGAATACAAACCACCAAAAACATTTCTGCAAGCAATTAGGCTGATAGAAGAAGCTACAGGCATAGTTTTGGAAGAAGAAAAGATTAAGAGAAAAGAAACTATAGCTATAGAAAAAATGATGCGTAATATGAACACAGTTCGCTTTATTCGCGTCATTAATGGCTATTCAGATGCGTCAGATAAAGAACTTTTTAAACAAGAATTTGTGAAACAAACTTGGGATAAAGATGACCTAACACCAGAAGAAGTGAATTTGTATATTTTACTTTGTAAAAATATAGCACGCTTAGAAACAATATCTAGTCAGCAAAATAAAATTGACCTCTTGATTGAGAGTTTAGATGAAGATGTTGAATTCTCCAAAAATCTTTCTGAATCAATTAAATCATTAGATTCTGCATACAAAGATTGTTACAAATCCATACAGGATTTAACCACTAAATTGCAGGGTAATCGCGCAGAGAGAATCAAACTAAGAAATAAAGAGAATGCTAGTATCTTAAATATTGTTGAGGCTTGGAAGGACGAGAAGACGAGGCAAGAGATGATTAAACTCTCAGAACGTCGCGCTATTACTGTTTCTAAAGAAGTAGACGAGTTTACTGCAATGGACGATTTTACTGCACGAATTTTAGGCTTGAGAAGAGAAGATGTCATTTAATAATGAGAATATAAAATGCGAAATATGCGGAGATTTTTTTACTTCGCAAAAGTCTCTTCATTCTCATATAAAAGGGCATAAAATTTTTTTAAAAGATTATTATGAAAAGTATTTTCCTAGAAAATGCCCTTTTTGCGGATTGAATATTCCATATAAAAATTATGAAGAATACTTCTCTTCCTTCTTTTATTCGGATTTCCATATGGAACAATATTTTGAGAAATATTGGGATTCAGAAGAAGCTAAAAATATAGCTTTAGAAATGTTAAAGAGAAGAATAAAAAATAAAAAACTAACTTTTGCCCCAACATCGTTAGAAATAAAATCGTTAAAATTGCCAAAATTAGAAACTTACATTAAGATGTTTGGTTCGTATGGGAAAGTTTGCAAACTGATAAATGTTCCCATGCTATTGTCAAAGAAAATGACAGAAGAAATAAACAATGATTATTCCAGCGAAAAAATACTCATTGATACTAGAGAACAAAAGCCACTTTCATTCAAAAATCAGGAAGTTTGCAAGTTAGATATCGGAGATTATACTTTGCCAAGAGAAAACTTTACAAATACGTTTATAGATAGAAAATCTGAATCGGATTTTAAAGGAACCTTATCTTCTGGATATAATAGATTTAGAAAAGAATTGGAACGTTGTAGAACATTAGGTTGTTTTCTATATATATTAGTCGAAACTAAGTTTGATACTCTTGAGCAAAATAACCATTTTGGAAAACATACCTCTAATTTAAATTATATTTTTCATAATATGAGAACTCTACAGCATGAGTTTTCAGATTGTTGCCAATTCGTTTTCTCTGGCAGTAGAAAAAATAGTAAAACTCTAATCCCAAAAATATTAAAATCAGGGGATAAATTATGGAATGTAGATTTACAATACTTTATAGACAATAATTTTATTCATGAGCTGGATTGAAGGAAATCAAAAAAGGACACCTATTGTTAATACTTTAGAAGAAGCAAAAAAACTCGAAGGTTTTTTAGATGATAAAACAGCTAAAGTAACTTTAACAGAGTTTTTAAGAAATGACCCTACTTTTGCCTCAAATATCCTCTTAGGAGTTAAACTTTTTCCATTTCAACACATGTTGATTAAGGGGATGTTTAATACTGATTATTTCATGGGAATTCTTAGTCGAGCAAGTTCTAAATGTCTTAAACATAATGGTTTAGTGCAATCAGATAAAGGATTAAAACGAATTATTGATATTGAAGTTGGCGATAAGATTCTTTCTAAAAATGGATATAATTTAGTCGAGGATAAAGTTGTTAATCCAAAAGAAAAAACTTATGGCGTTAGAACTAAAGGTGGATATGAATGCGAGGGATTAGATTATCACCGAGTTCAAATACTGAATCCAGAAACTCTTGAAGCAGAATGGAAATTTGTCAAAGACATTAAGGTTGGGGAAGTTTTAGTGATGAAGAAAGGAGGATATGAGTTTCCTTCTATTGGATGGGATTTTAGAGACGAAAATGAAAAAGACATTCATTTTAATGCGAAACAGTTCTATCCTAAAAATGCTTCCTTAGAGGATTGGTATTATTTCTTTGGATTACTTCTTGGAGATGGGTGCATGAGAGAAAACTTGGTTTCGATAACAAATCAAGAGCCAGAAATTATTGTTTTTCTCGAAGAGTTTTTCAACAAATTAAGTCTCCATTATAATAAAATTGATAAAGGAAACAATACTTATGAGATAAGGGCGACAAGTAAAATATTTGTCCAATTTTTAGAAAAGATTGGTTTTAGAATCGTCAAAGCAAATAAAAAATCTCTTCCTCTTCCTTTAACACACGCTTCAAAAGAATGTCTAGCGGCCTTTCTAAAGGGTTTGTATGATACAGATGGATATTGTTCTTTAGGGAGTAAAAATAGGGGCACAGAAAAACGATTTAATGGAACAGTAGGATTCACTTCCACATCAGAAGAGCTGTTGAGACTCGTCAGAAATCTATTGCTGATGTTCGGGATTAAATCGCGAACTTATATTTCATTCAAAGGAGGAAAATCTAAGTTTGGAAATGATAAAGTTTATGATTGTTTACCAGCAAAAACTATTTCTATCACTGGTTATTCCGATGTGATAAAGTTTAATGAACAAATTGGATTTGCTACCCAAAGAAAAATAGAACGATTAAATAAATTTGTTACTAGAGAGCGCAAAGATTATTTTTGTGATTACGTCCCTTATGTTGGGCCTTATCTTAAAAAGAAATATAAAAAATCAGCTTTCAGTAAGTTTGCATTTGGGCATTCAGAGCATTATAAACTAACGTTCAGAAAGTTTCATCCACAAAGAGGATTAAGACATATGTTAGTTCAATCAAACAAATGGAACTTTGTTGGTGCAGAAGATTTTGAAAAAGTTTCCCAATTGGCAAGAGAAGATTTTTTCTTTGAAGAAGTGAAAGAAACGTTTGAGAGTGAAGCTATAACAGTGGATATTCAAGTAGCTGATGAACATTGTTATGTTTCTGATGGTATCATCAATCATAATTCTTTCTCCACGGCTATTTTTGCCGCACTATATGCGATTTTCGAACAAGGCGTTAAAATAGGTATCATTTCCGCATCCTTTAGACAATCGAAAACAATTATTAAAAAGCTTGAAGATATAATGCTCACAAAAGAAGCTACTTTATTCCATCAAGCGGTAAATACAAAAGGGGTAAACAAAGGAACCGACCAATGGAGCATTGATATTGGTAAAAGCTCTATTATGGCTATTCCATTGGGAGATGGTCAAAAATTGAGAGGCTTCCGATTCAATGTAGTTATTATTGACGAATTCTTATTAATGCCTGAAAGAATTTACAATGAAGTCATTAAACCTTTCTTGGCGGCGAATGCAGACCCAACAAAAATTGCGTCTATCAAAGCATTAGAAGACGAGTTAGTTGCTACGGGAAAAATGAAAGAAGAAGAAAGGACAAAGTTCTCTTCTAACAAAATTATTTTGTTATCATCAGCAGGATTTAAGTTTGAATATATATATAAAGTCTATTGTGAATATGAAAAATTGATAATGGCCGAAAAACAGAAATATGAAGACGGAGATGATGCTACTAGGGCGATATTCCATACTTCATACAAAATAATTCCTACTGGTATTTATGACGAGAAATTGATTAAAGAATCTCAAGAAACCATGTCAGAAGCTCAATTTGCTAGAGAGTTTGGTTCCGTATTTACGGATGATTCTGCTGGATATTTTAAAATGTCCAAAATGATTCAATGTACTTTTGAAGAAGGAGATGGATATTGCGTAGAAATTGTAGGAGACCCCAAAGCAAAATATTTAGTATCTATCGACCCGTCTTGGTCAGAATCAGAATCTTCTGATAACTTTTCTATACAAGTGTTTAGATTATTAGAAGAAGAAAAGAAAGGAGTTTTAGTCCATGCATATGCTATTCCGGGAACGCCTCTACATAAACATATACTATATTTCAAATATATTTTAGAACATTTTAATGTTGTTATGGTTGTTGGCGACTACAATGGTGGTCTACAATTTATTAAAGCTTGTAATCAAAGCCAAGAGTTTAAAGACGCAAAAATAGATATTGGCCTTTTAGAGTTTGACGCAGAAGACCAAACAAAATATAATGATGAATTATATAAATTGAGAAATGAATATAATTTAGAAGAAAAGAAAATCTGTCATCTTAGAAAGCAAAGCACTCAATGGATTAGACAGGCTAATGAAATGTTGCAGAGTGCTTTCGACCATAAAGGTATTTATTTTGCCGCCGCCGCAATAGATGAAGATTTCAGGACAATGAGTAAAATGAGAATACCCGAACTCAAAAACTTAAAATTTTCAAGAAATATTGAATCTCCATCAATTGTTGATTTTATTGAACGCCAAAAGGAAGTCATTGAAATGACTAAAACAGAGTGCACAATGATAAATCCTAGGCAAAGTGCATCAGGAACGCAAACTTTTGATTTACCAGAAAATTTACGGAAAAGCCGTTCTCCAAATAAAGCGCGAAAAGATTCTTATTCTACTTTGGTTTTGGGGAATTGGGGAATACATCTATATTTTGATATGATGAATCGAAAGAAAGAAAAGACTTCATCTACTTTTAGTCCATTTTTAATTTAAAGTTGAAAGTCACTTAAAGTCACTTTAGTGTAAACATTTTTAGTAATGGCCCGCCAATATAATAAAAAGAGTCCTTATTGGGAAAATAGAAAGAAGATATCTTCTGTCGCTGAAAGAGTAATAGCGCAAGAACTTCCATTAAATGGGACGCCAGAATTCTTTAATATTTCTTTCTCAAATGAGGCTATAGCAGAAGAAAAAAGTAGAAGAGGCTCTAGAAACTCATCATCTAAAGTTAATACTTCTGCAATTGGGATAGAATGGGGCCAATTTAATCAAATTAAAAATTCTGTTCTCCCTTATCATTATAATAATAAAGGAAATTATTATGATATTAAAGAGGCTATTGATATTGTGCAAAGAGCCTATGGAGCAGTTGGAATTATCAAAAATGCTATTGATGTTCAAGCAGAATTAGCAAATGACGGTATTTTTTTAGATGGTGGGACTAAACGTGCGCGAGACTTTTTTACAGCTTGGTTTGAAACAATCGATTTAGACTCATGTAAAGAACAATATTTTAGAGAATATTATAAATCTGGTAACGTTTTCTTCTATCGGATTGATGGAGAAATAAAATTCGATTCTTTTGATAAATATCCGTCAAAATTAAAAAATATAAGAGTAAAAATTCCCTTAAAATATACATTATTAAATCCTTATGACATATCTTGCAATGGAGATTTAAGTTTCTCTATAACTTCTTATGGGAAAGTGCTTTCTAGCAAAGAAATAAGAAGATTGAAATCTCCTATCACAGATAAAGATAAAAATCTAAGGAATAGTCTGCCAAAAGATGTCTTAAAAAGAATAGATTCTTCAAACGGATTTGAGGCTCAAATCTTCTATCCATTAGAACCATCTAATTTAATATTATCATTTTATAAAAAACAGGATTACGAACCGTTTGCTATTCCTATGGTATGGCCTGTTTTGAGAGATGTCAATATGAAAATAGAGATGAAGAAACTTGATGCCGCCGCTATGAGGATGGTTGACCAGATAGTTTTACTCATAACAATGGGGGCAGAACCAGATAAGGGCGGAGTAAATGATAGATACATGAAAGAGCTGAAAGAACTTTTGGCTAATGGGAGCGTAGGAAGAGTTTTAGTCTCTGATTGGACAACGAAAGCAGATTTCCTTATTCCAGATTTAAATAAAGTTCTTGGAAAGGAAAAGTACGAAGTTTTGAATCAAGATATTAAAGAAGGACTTCAAAATATACTTAATTTAGAAGGAACATATAGTGGATTAAGTACAAAATTAAAAATTTTTATGAAGACACTTCAAGAGGGGAGAAGAAGGTTCTTAACTGATTTCTTAAAGCCTCAAATGGAGTTAATTGGAGAAAGACTTGGATTTAAAAAAATTCCAGAGCCTAAGTTTAAAGAAATAGATTTCGAAAATAAAGAAGCTCTGCAACGAGTAGCTCTGCGATTGTATGAACTTGGGGCAATAACCCCACAACAACTCATGGAAGTATTCGATAATGGAATCTATCCTCTTGGGGAGGAAATAAAAGATAGTCAAGAAGAATTTATAGAAGACAGAAAGAAAGGATTCTATAATCCTATCGTTGGCGGGGTTCCTATGATTGCCTCTAAGAGCGAGCAAGAGAGAATAAAAATTTCAAAAGAACAATTGAAATTAAATATAAAAGAAAATAATTTATCATCTAATATTCCTACCGAAGAAGAAAATAAAACTCCTAATCAAGCAGGAAGGCCGCAAGGTTCATCAAATGCGTCTCAAGAGAAATCTTATAGCATCAAAAAAATAAAACCAATATGTGATTATTTTAATAAAGTAGCAGAATCTTGTATCGAAGAAGGGAGGGAGTTCTTTAGGTCAAAGGATGAAAAAGTTATTTGCGATAAAGTTTATTCCATTTTGACAACAGTAGGAATGGCTTGCCCTATGGAAGATTGGAAGAAAAAAACATTAGAATGTGTAAAAAATCCAGAAAACCTATTCTTATTAGAGCCTTTAGAAGGAATTAAAGAAATATTAAATGAACATGATGGCCTAAATGATTGGGGAGCTTTAATTCTATATCATTCAGAACAATAACTATGTATTCAATAGCGCATATACCACTTAATTTTAAATGTAGACCAATAAATCAAGAATTTTTGGCTAAGGCGAGTAAAGAGCTTTCCTCTCTTATGCCAGAAGGAGTAGACTTCCAGACAAATAATGATTTATTTGGAGTTGTTTTTGATGCCGCTGTGGTCGGAATATTCAACGCAAACGATGATGGTATTGATGCCCAAGAGGCTGTAAGTATTGCAGATTCCTTCATTCATAAACCATGTAATTACGGACATGATTCTAACAATATAGTTGGACATATCGTAAATTATGGATTCACTCAATATAAAGGAGACAGAATATTTACCCCGGAAGAAGCTTTAGAAGCTAAAATTTTTGATATATCTCTAGCTTCCGTTATTTACAAAAGAGTTTATTCATGGGATGTATACAATATTATTCGTTCTACTGACCCGGATAGCGATAATTATTTAGGAATTTCCGCAAGTTGGGAAGTTGGATTCTCTGATTATGATATTGCAATCTGCAATTCAGAAGAGGACGATATTTATACTTGCGAAAGAATATCGTCCGATAATGATTTGTACAGAGAATATTCTTGGAGATTGAGAGCTAATGGAGGTTCTGGAAGATTGAGAGATGGGAGAATGGTGAAAAGGATTCTTAAAGAAGCTGTATTTTTAGGAATTGGATTTACAGAAAATCCAGCGGCTGATGTAGAACCTATTCAAGAATTTAAACCGAAAGAAGAAAATGAAAATTATCAATTCTTCACAGAAGTTATTTATGATGAAGCCGCCGCATCGGAATTATATAATGAAGCGAGAGAAGAATATTTAATTAAAAAAAAAGAGAAGAGCGAAGGAAAAGAAGAAGAAAATATAGAAATAACGAAAGATAAAATTAAAAAAATAAACAAAACAGTTGCATTTAATGTAAACACTTTAGAAGACTTCAATTTAAATAATATGACTCAAGAAGATTTTATTAAGCTTTTGAAAGAAAAAAATGTGACTATTGAAGAAGCTACTGCTTCCTCTCTTTTTCAAGCTTGTACAAATGTATTAAGAGAAGGTAATGAAAAATATCTTCAAGATATTAAAGATAAAGAAGAAGCTTTAGCAAAAGCACAAAAAGCTCAAGAGGAATCTAATGCAAAAATAGCGGATTTAGAAGCTCAGGTTTCAGAACTTCAAGAGAAACAGAAGGAAGCCGAAGTTCAAGAAATTTTTAATCAGAGAATGAGCCACTTTGAGGGGAAATATGCTATGGATGATGCAGAAAGAGAAGTCATTGCGAAAAGACTTTCTACCATAGCTTCCGAAGAAGACTTTAATGTTTTTGAATCAGAAATGTCTGTTTTATGGAAGAATAAAACTGAAATAGAAAAGAATGACAAGAAAAAGCTAGAAGAAGCTAAAGCTTCTATTGATAAACAAGTTCCTAACTCTATCGGAGATGAAGAAGAACTTCGTGAAAAGTTCAAAAAGCTTGCTGGTGGAGTGACAATCAAAATTAACTAATTATAATTTTATGGCAATAAGAATCCGTCCATTCCAAAACTATGAAGAGCATGATTTAATCAATATGTATGCTCTTGAACCTGAGTTAGCTAATGAAGACCAAATTTCTACAGGAAGTGGAGATATTGGTGTACTCGTTACTATCTCCAAAGCAGATTTAGATAATCCTACTATTATGTGGGAAGATAACGCCTATCTTGGCAAAACGAAAGCGAAACATTTAGGTACAACTAATCTTTATCCAATCAATCCATTGCAATTTAAACCCGCTAAAAAGGGAGACGTTTTCTTCGGGGTAACTTTATGGCAAACTTGCAAATACGATGACAATGGAGAAAAGCTTATCAATAAACGCGACCTTTTAGGGGCAAATCATGCTGTGCTTCCGGGTCAAACCGTTCCTGTTCTTACTCGTGGATGGCTTGATTTTTCTCTTGATTGCTTTGAGGTCGATGATGAAGCAAATCCGGGTATTAACCTTAACACGAAACTTACTCTCGCTACAAATACAGCTGGTAAGTTTGCCGTTGCTGAGGAAGGAGATGAGGTAATTGGTATCGTGCGGGCTAAGGGCACTTCTCAGAATGAAGAAGCTCAGCCTTATTATCGTGTACAATTTGGAATTAAGTAAGATTTTAAGTTAAGATATGAAAATCACTATCGAAAGAAGCAATGAATCCCTTGAACTGATTAAGGCTCTTGCAAGCAAGAATCCAAATGAAGTTTGGGATGCTCAAATCGCTATTGCGGAAATAGTAGGGCCAGTTCTCGAAGTTCAGGCAAATCAAGCCCCTGTCCTTTCTAATTTATTCGAGCTAAAGACTTTTGATGAAGGAGCTAATCCATCTATTCCTCTTGATGCTTACAGAGACATAACAGACGAAAATTATTTTTCTGTTTGGACTCAAGCTGTTGATGGGGGCCTCCCATCCAATGAAATCCGTCCTGTCACGGGAGAACTGAAAATCACCTTATCTAAAATTGATTCGGCGCAGAACTTCCATAAAAAATATATCGCTCAAGGGCAAATTGATGTGGTAGCTAAAGCATTTGAACGTATGGCTCAAGAGATGCTTGTAAAAGATGAAACTTTATCTGCCACCATGATTTTTGCCGCACTTGCCAAAGCAGTCACTAATGGCAAACAACATGTGGTACGCTCTGTAGTGTCAGGAAGAATTACTCTTGATGATTTCAATAATTTGAAGACATTCTCGAAGAGGCTTTACAAATCTTGGGCTGGGGGCACTCCAGAAGGACCAAGTAAAGCTGGATTTACTGATTTGTTCTTGTCTCCAGAAGCTATGGGCGATATTCGCAAAATGGCTTACAATCCAGTCAACACCGAAGCCGCGCCTATGGAAGGCGCTATTAAGAATGGCATTGGTGCTCCTGACGAAATCCGAAGACAATTATATTCTACTGCCGGCGACCCGACATTCTTTGGTGTGACATTCCATGAATATAATGAATTCGGTATCGGTCAAAAGTATAATAAACTTTTTGCTAAATTAGCTGAAGAAACAGAATTCGGTGGCTCGAAGTTTGAGGAAGCTACTTCTCAAATTATCTTAGGTATTGATAATTCTGTCGATTCTATGTATCGTTTCGCTTCCACCAATGGTGATGGTAGAACGATGACATTTGAACCTGATGACCAATATACAAGGCGTTCTGGCAAGATTGGTTGGTATGGTTACAAGGACGAAGGAAGAATTATTCTTGACGACCGAGCATTAACTGCTATAATTGTCTAAAAGAGACAATTTATGAGGAGGTCTCTCAGGAGACCTCCTTTTTTTATCTTAAATAATAAGAAAATGAGAGCGAGAAAAAATTTAGATTCAGCAAGAAGACAAGAGGTTCGTGAAACAGAAGAACTTCTTGGAGAAAATATAACAAACATATTTGGGACGAGAGATTTAGAAGTTTTTGAAGAAAATCTTAAAACAATGAAATATGAAGATATGATAGAACTTGCTCGGAAATTGGGTATTAATGTTCGTCAACCTTCTCAACGAATTGTTGCAACTCTTAAAAGAGAGTTTGTTGAAAGATATGGGACTTCGAAAAAGGAATATTCTCTTGATGAAATCAAAAGAACAAAAAATTTTGATGATTTAAGTGAGGATGATAGAGATGAAATTAGAGACTTGATGTATGTCCGAAGTAGGGATGAATGAAACAATTTTTGATGTTTTAGCCAGAGAAATTATAGCCGAATTAGGGGATGATTCCTTAAATGAGGCTCAAGTATCAGAATGGTTAAAATATAATCTTCAAGTATTAAATCTCAATATTTTAGAAAATTTAACAGAAGAAGATTTAGCCGAAGATTTGTTAGCTCAAGCTGTATTTAAGGCCATGTACTTTTGCAAATATTTCAACGGATTAGTGAGAAAGGCTCTAGATGGGGTTATTACATCTTCTGGTGAATCAACTATTCTTTCTATTAAAGATGGAACTTCTTCTGTGACATTTCAAAATAAGAACGAAGTATCGAAATCTTATAAGAGTCTATATGATTCAAGCAAAACCTATCTCGATAATCTAATAAATTCTTATAAAATGCATAAACTTATGCCTTATCAAATAGTCCAAATACCAGCTATCCCACCATATTTGAGTTTCGAATCTTAGTCGTGCTAGATTAAAAAGCGACATTCTATTCAGCCACATTTTCGCTCATTTTGAGCGAAAATGTGGCTGTCTTATTTAGTTTAGATTAATACATTAAAATCAATAGAGCATATCATTTCAAGAAAGATTAGAGCTATCTGCAAGTACTAGCATATAAAATAAGACCTTACTTTTAAAAAGTAAGGTCTTATGTCTTATAATAGTTTTGAAGCTAAATTACTAATTAGAGAGTATATTCAGAATAAACAAATACGCCATTATCAGTATCAGTCTTAGAGCCAATTTGAGTGGAAAGGGTCAAATCGGCGGTAGTATTACTACCAATAGAAGCGTTAATAGGTTGTTCATCAATAGTGCAATTTTTGATTCGATATTCTAAAGCAATTTTAGAATCATCGTTTGGATTCTTAATAGAAACAATAACGTCAACCTTTGGATTAGTAGATAAGATATCAGCAATGGAAACATTACTATTAACTCCATTGACAAGAGCAGAGATAGAAACTGTAGCTGTCAACGGGAAAGTAACAACACGCGCATAGAAATACTTAGTTCCCAATCTTTGCAAGCCTTCACGAGCAAGAGGAACAGAAATACTTACGCTCTGAATATAAGAGCCAGTAGAGCCAATTTGGGAAAAGTCAATTAAAGTTTTCTTTTGTTCGGTATCTGTCCCAGCTTCAACTATCTTCACATTAATATCTCCGGGACGCAAAGCCGAAATAGCAGGAGCTTCTGTTTTCCTATATTTTTGGAAAGTATTCAGTTGGACTTTATCAGTACTTGCTGTTCCGTCTTCGAGGCTAACCTCAGGGGAAGTAGCCTCGACTTTTACAGTTTCTTCTCCACCACTCACCAAAACACCATTAGCATTTGAACCTTCAATGGAAATTGATGCAGTAGGTAATTCGCCAACAGAAAAATTGACTGTGTAATCAGTAACGTAAACATTACCAAATCCAAGAATACCAACCGTCTCTTGAGAACCAGCAGCTAAAGACCAAGGTTCAATGTCAGTTGCATAAAATTGGTTGAGGTCAACACCTTCATCAGCGATACCTTCAAAAAAGTCCAATCCACCAGACGTATCTTCAAGCATATCTCCCATAAAGGAGTTGTTTGTAGGCCATGCCCCACCAGTCTTTGTCCCTCTATTTACTGTAAAACCAAGAGCTTCCTCGTTGAATCCTTCTGTGATATAATATTCAATAGTGCCACTAATTGTAGGAGCCTCTAAGTTGATTCTATCAATAGCGGCTAACTGACCGAACTCATTAATGTCTTGGAATGAGATAGAAGAAGTTGTGGAAAAGCTTTGAACGCGATAAAGTTGTTTTAAATTATCGGCAGTCGTTCCATCAGCCCCAATTGGGAGAACCTGAATACCTAAAGACTGATAAATGAGTCTATTTTTTCTTTTAGCCATAACAAAATTTTATGAAATTAATCTGCGTTTCTAATATCTTTACATTCAAACGAAAAAATTATTAAAAATTAAAGAACTATGATTTAATATCTTTATTCCTAGATTTCAATATTTCTCTCATTGTAGCCATTGCGCGTTCATGACTTTTTTCTTCATATTCTGCGAAAAAATCACTAGCCGTTTTTCTTCTATCAAGAGGTTTTGCAGAAATACTAACTTTACCAATTTTAGCGTCTCGTTTAACAATTGTCCCTCTTTTTTGTAGCTTAGATTCTTTTTTTGAAAAATAATTCATCATTTCACTTTAATCAATACTCTCATTGCTATATTAACAGGCCTATTTTCATTTGCAGTTGTGACACTTTTAGAAGCATCGAAAGTGATATTTTGAACGAGTCCTTTATATTGAGAAGACGTAGAAGGAACGGAATATTTGCTGAAATTATCGTATTTTTCAAAATCAAAAACGCCAGATTTAGCACCTCCCCATAGATAGGACCCACCAGTACCTAACAATGTAACTTTACCAGTAATATTCCTAATCGCATCAATTTGAGTTGAGCCGATTGGATTATTGGAGCTATAAGAACGAACAAACCATTGATTTTGTTTAAAATTAGGAAGAAGGAAATTATCTCCTTGACCACCATATTTATAGCCAATAACTTCAAAAAGCTCTGGATATTCTCGTTTGCTCATACTTTGCCCAGCACTTTCAAGCCAATACCCACCGAGTTTAATGGAAGGATTAAAAGTGAAAACAATATCACCTACTCTGCCAGAATCGCTAGAGCTACCTCCACCGCCTCCACCACCTGAGTTTGCTAATTTCAAATGACCAAGTTTATCAAGGACAAAATCTCCATTTTCTTCTAACAAGAAGCCACCTACTCTATCTGTAGTCGCGATTGGAGGAGATGTGGGAAACCTATCGAATCCATGCTTAATTCTTTCGTAAGGATTTTTTTTCATTCTCTATATCTTTCGCAATTTATGTCAAATTCTATGAACCCAATATATAAATTAGCGGTAGCTTCTCTGCTTATCTTATCATTAGATTTAGAGCAAAAAACATTTTCTATATAAAAAATATTATTTTTATTTTGCACAGATTCTTTAGAAATATTGTCATAATTAAATTCGCCTAACTCAATAAATTTTTCCTTAAAAACTCCCATTTCATTCAAAGGATAATTTTCATCATCAATCTCAACAAATATTTCATCTCTAGAATCATTAAAGATTGATAGAACACCATCTAAAAAGTATTGGTCTTGAGAGAAAATGACCGCTTTACAGGCTATTTTGCTGTTCATCATGCCACCAAAGGCAAATGGCTCATTTGTAAAATCATCTATACATAAAATAATTTTAGGAGTTAAAAATATATTTTTTTTCTTTTTTCTTTTTTCCTGAGCTTCTTCTACTACATTCGTAATAATCTCGCCTTCTGTTAAATTAGAGAAAGAAACAGAGCATTCTTGAGGTGAGCAAAGTAATTTTATGCTATCTTTATGTACTGGTTGACATAATATATTACCACCAGCGAACTGAACTCTTGCTTTGAAAATATCTAATAATATCTTAGGGGTTACTGAAACATTTTTTAGAGAAGAATCATAAATAATTGATTCATATGGTGATTGCCATTCATCTAATCCAATATAAAAAGAAGATTTTCCTGAATATTTAAATTCAACTTCTTCAGTGGAATATATTTCTCCTTTCTTATTAAGGAAATTCTCAAACCATAACAGATAAGAAGTAGAAAATTTATGAATGAATTGTTTTTTCATGATTTTAGAATAAAATTAATATATGATTTCATTTTTTCATCAAAATCCCGAAGCATCATTGTTACATACGGCGTATTTTTAAATCTTCTTATATGACTTTTTAGAGCGAATGTTTTGGGTTCTTTAATTAAAAGGCCTGTTCCAGAACGAGAATAAGAAGATATTTCTTTACTATGCTTATATTGAGCAATATTAGGCAATCCATGCTCTATTCCTCTAACCCAACTTCTTCCCTTTGCCCAAGGTAAAGGGGTATCGCGATAGATATTCTCTATAGATGGGGCAATTATTTTATAATCTACTTTTGAACCTTTTTGATAAATACGAAGTTGAATATTTTTTATTTTTCTCCGTATGATATCAGTAGGATTGTCGCCACTATCAAACCCAATGAAAGAAAAAAGACATCCATACCCGCTTAATGTTCCTGATATATTACTCCCATTTGGACCCATATCTATCTCTTGTGTAACAGGATGAGAATTAAATTGTTGAAGGAGTTCGTCCTTTGCAATTGCTATATAATCTTTAAGTTTTGGGGTAATGGACCTATCTATTGTCGTCAATGAGCCACTTTCTATAATGGAGGCTTTATAATTTATTCTTACAGATTTTGTATTGACCTTCATTAAACTTCTGATGTGTCAGGGCTTAAGATGAAATCCCAAAATAATCCATTAAATACTCCGTTGCCAACTGGTTTCGAACTTGAAGTTAAAGTCATTTCCTTACCATCAATAATAACTTTTTCTGCATTTTTCAATAATTCATAGCCTTCTTTATCAACACGCACAACACATTTACCATCAACTAAATTTGCATGGATATTAGAATCTAATGTATTCAAACTATTGAAGTCCGTATTATTATAATAGATGCGGGCTTTTACATTATTTTCTGTATATACAACTTCTTTTTGAGAAAGACTATGTTTATATGCACCAGAATAAGAATCGTCTGTTGAAATAAAAAGTATTTTTTCTGCTTGAAAAATTGTAATATCTCTCGATAATTCATTATGAAGAATAGTCAATTTACTTCTGATAGCTTCTTTCTGAGAATCATTCAATAACATCTTAATTTATTACACATATGCTCAAGACAGCCAAAAAAGACAGAGTTCTTTATGAGTTTATTATAAAAAAACCTGTAGAAAAGACAATCGAAATTTCCGAAAAAGATACTGAGACAGGAGAAGAAATTGTTCGAAAAAAGAAGGTTGAAACAGTTGAAGAAATTAACATAAGGTGTTTAAGACCAACAAGAAAAAATATTGAAGAAGCAGAATTTCAATATTCTTTGAAGTTATCTGAATGTCTCAATATGGGTATCATGACAAAGCAAATGCTGTATAAAAAATACACAGATACAGGCGGTCTTTATACAAATGAAATTTTCAAAGAACTTACTGAAAGATATGAGCGTCAAGTGGAAATAAAAGAATTATTCACTCTGCTAAGTTCAACATTATCCGACAAAGAAGATGACGAATTGACAGAAGAAGAGAAAAATAAGATTCAGGAATTGCAGAAACTAATTCCTGAATATGGGAAAAATTATCAGCGAATTTTAGAAATTGAGAGTGAATATGACACCTTATTTACTCATACTGCTGATAAACTAGCGGAAAATCATAAATTAAGATACTTTATTATTAAAGGAACTCAAATAAAGAATCCGGGAGAAGAAGATTATAAAGATTTATATGAAGTTCCTGTTGATACAGTCACAAAAAAGATTGAGTTCAATGACCAAGTAGAAAAGTATCTTGATTTGGAAGATGAAGATGACCCTATTTATTTCCAAATTCTAGAAAAAGTTCAAAAGGTGTATGGTTTGTATTTCTATCGCGCTGATGTTCTTACTAAAGAACAATTTACAGAGGCAATGGAACTTCTTGAAAAAAATGAGCAAAAAGAAAAGGATTTGAGAGAAAAAGCTCAAAAATTAGAGATGAAACAAAAAATCGAAGAAGCAAAGGCTAAGGGAGAAGAAAAGAAATCTAACGAGGAAGCCGTTTCTAATTCTTCAAATTTAGAAAAAAAACAAGAGAGGCCAAAGAGGAGAAGAAAAAAAGAAGATAAACTTGAAGGAGCTTAAATGAAAGAACATGATGCGGCTTTTCTATTGAAGGAAATCGTGTCAGGATATTCTATTGTTGAGGTATGTGGGACAACTGCATACCTCAAACATTATTCTGACTATGAGAGAAGTATTATCCCGGAAGAAACGCAAAGAATAATAAACGAATGTGTTAGGCAAGGTATGCCTCTTGAAAAAACAGCTTTAGAAATATCTTATAAAAATGGAGCATGGAGTCAGAAAGAAGAAGATGAAGTCATCAAACAAAGAGGATTTGTTGAATCTTTAATTTTAACACAAGAGAAAACTATTCTTCCATCACAAAAAAAAGAGCAACAAAAAACAATAGATAAGGAACGTTTTAACCTTATCAGGATGGAGAGAAAAAGAAAAGATTTATTAGGGAGAACAGCAGAAGATTTTGCAAATGCGAAAGGATATGAAAAATTTGTCCTTTCTCTTCTTTATAAAGACGAAAAGCTTTCGATACCTCTTTTTTCAGAAGAAGATATTGAATTATTAGAAACTGATGAAGTAGAAGAAATATTTAAAATATTCAAAAGAATTAAAGAGTCTATATCAGAAGCTAAATTAAATGAATTAGTAGTAAGCGAATTTTTTTCTTCCTATTTAATCATAGCCGAAGACCCAACAGCATTTTTCGGCAAAAATGTATTTGAATTAACATCTTTTCAAGTTCGTTTAGTTAGTTTAGCAAAAACATATACGAACATATTCAAAAATTATCAAATACCAGAGTCAATAGTTCATGATTATGAAAGAATTATTGCATTCGTAAAAAAAGAAAATAGTAAAAATAAAGAGAAAGACGATTCTCACACGATGAAATCTTATGTCGGAAGCACTAAAGAAGATTTAGATACTTTAGAGCCTGAATCAAGTAAAATAAAACTAGTTGATTTATTAAGGAAAAAAGGTGGCAAGTTAGATATTAAAGATTTGTCCACACTTTAATATTAAGACCTCTGTGTAAATTAAAGAGAGATGGCAGGAAATAATAACAAAGTAAAAATTGATGCTGAACTAAATGTTAGCCTGAACTCTAAGTCTTTACAACAACAGGCTAGGAGGGCAGTAAAAACTGTAGAGAGAGAAATAGCTAGCTTAGCGAGCCAAGTTGATGTGACTAAACTTATCAGAGCTAACATGCCATCTCGAGCATTCAGAGATTATGAGGCACCACTAGGAAAAATAAATGGACTCGTCAATGACTTCGATAAGAGTTTAGCCGCATCTAATGCTAGAGTCCTTGCTTTCGGGGCTTCCGTCGCTTCTGTGGGCGCGGTAGAAAGAGCTTTTTCAAGCTTATTAGATTCTACTATTGATGTTCAAAAAGCATTAAAAGAACTTCAAGTCATTTCGGAAGCATCTAATTCTGAAATTGTAGAATATGGAAATCGGCTTTTCGATGTAGCAAGAAATACAGCAACTTCATTTAAAGATGCGGCAAAAGCGGCATTAGAGTTTTCTAGACAAGGCCTAGCCATGAATCAAATCATTGAGAGAACTAATGATACCATGATTATGATGCGTCTTACGGGTATCAGTCTTGATGAAGCTATTAATGGTTTAACTGCCACCATCAACGCATTTTCCAACGAAGATTTATCTTCTAGTGAAATTCTGAATGCACTTTCTGCTATCGACTTAGCGGCGGCGGCTTCTACTGATGGTATCATTCAAGGTATGGCGCGCTCTGCTTCTGCCGCGCGTTCAGCAGGGGTTTCGTTCCGAGAATTAGCCGCATTTATTGCAACATTACAAGAAACGACAGGTCTTCAAGGTGGTGTCTTAGGTAACTCTGCTAAATCAATATTCACTAGAATTATTGACCCTTCAAAATTGCAAACTTTAAAAGGGTTTGGAATTAAAGTAGAATCTGATAATGGGGAATTGCTTGAAACAATGGACATATTGAAAAATATGGCTAAAACTATTAATGGTTTAGGAGGCGTTCAAGTATTCGGAGATAGGTCAGAACTAGTTAAGTTTTTAAAAGAAATGTCTGGGCTTTATCAAATTGATAAACTGACATCCTTGATGAATGATTTAGGAAGAAGTTTAGAAAGTCTTCCTGAAGAAAAAATAAAGGAAATCGAAAGCTCTTTAAACTCATTTGGGCTTTCTTTAAGTGGGCCAGATGGGTTAAAACAAGGCGTTGATGTTCTCAAAGAAATTTCTATTCAAATTAAAAATACTTCTGATGAGGCGCAAAAAAGTAAATTACAACAACTTTATAAAGAAGTAGAAAAAGGGGTATCTCGTTATGATAGAAATTTATTAAATGCTAATCAAGCTGTAGATGAAGCTTACCAAAAAAATGCAATATTAAATCAAACATTAGATGCGCAAATCCAAAAACTTAAAACAACGGGCATTGAATTAGGTTCTGCTTTTGGCAACACGGCTTTTCTAGATGATTTGACAAGTGGATTATCTACAGTTAATAATTTACTTGAAAAAATAACAGATGGTATTAAAGGAGAAGGTTCTTTAGCATTTCTTGAAAATGTGGTTCAAGGAATCGGTTCTATTTTGACTGGGCCAGGATTGGTTTTAGCTATTGCGACAATAGGGAAAGGTATTTCCTATATGGCAATGCAAACTAAGGATTCATGGATTTCTTTCATGAATTTAAACAAAGCCTCTCAAAGGCAAGTTCAGTATGAACAGCTTTTAAATAATTTATATCAGAATAATGCTGATATTCAAGCAGTTATAACTGACAAAACTATTAGTAGAACGGCTCAAGCTCAAAAAGTAATTTCTCTTCTTGATGCAGAAGTTGCCAAAAGTCAAACTTTAGCAAAAATATACGCTGAAATTGCGGCGACAATGACTTCAATGACAACATTGAATGTTTCTCAAGCTAATATCGGGGCATATCAAAAGGGAAAATTTGTCAAAAATAGAGCAAGTGGAGATAATGCTTTTGTTAAAGAACAAAAAGCTATTCAAATGGGGATAGGTGGTGCTAGGAAAAATGCTTCTCCCGTCATTATGAATAATTTTCCATTAGATGGAATAAAACAAACTGTTGTCGCTAATACTGACGAATTTATTGTTGACACTGGAAATGGGAAATACAAAATATTAAATAGGAATCAAATAAAAGAACTTACTAACTCTAAAAATTTCGCGAAGGGAAGTATTAGAGAAAGTAGCAAGTTTAATCCAATTGGAGAAGCATTTATAACAAGAGATATAACGAAAGGTGTTATAAATAAAATAAATGCTCTGAGCGGAGTAGCAGATAAGGCCGCTGGTTCAACAGAGAACTTATCAAAAGCTATATCTAAAGATTCTGTGGAAAGAGAAAAAAGTTTGACGGGACTTATAAAATGGTCTATAGCCGCTTCTTTCTTAAATGGAGCATTATTAGATGTATCAGAAGGAGCTAGTACTACAGCAATTGTTTTTTCTAAACTAGGAAAAGCGCTTTCTACTTTTATCACAATGAAAATGGCTTCTTCCGCTTTTGGGTTTGGAATGTCTGGAAAAGATGTGATAAACGCTCCATTGGAATCAGCAAAAAGTTTTCTTGGAGGATTTAGTAAAGCGAGGGAAATAGGAAAGTCTAATATGGCATCTTGGCGAGCTGGCGACACAAAAACTATTTCCCTCATTCTTAATAGTTTCAAAACTCTTGGGCCTGTTCTGAAAGGGGTTATTGGAGCATTTACTAAATTCTTACCAATTATAGGTTGGGTTGCAACTGCTTGGCAACTAATGCCAGATAGATGGCAAGATTCTATTATAAATAGATTCAAAAAATCATTTGGACTGTTAGAAACGCCCGCAGATAGAGCGGCGAAATCTTTGGAAGAATTAGCGATTCAATCAGCTAAAGCTACAGAAGGAATTTCAGGTCAAGATATTGCAAAGAATATTGAGAAAGCTATAGAAAATTATAGAGTTTCTAATATTACTAAAGATAAAAAGGCATATGAAGAGGTAAAAACAGGGGATGAACTTATCAATAAATCGATAGAAGAAGTTCTAAAATCTTCTGTGGGGACACCTAAATCATTAACAAATGCTATTTTAGATGAAGTATTGAAAAATGTTCAGATAACTAATCAATGGTCTAGAGTTCGAATAACTCCAGAACTTCAAAATGAAATAAATAAAAGTATAAAAAACCGTATTTCGAAGGCTGTTGAGCAAGGCGATTGGGAGAACGTGTATAAAGGGACGGCAATAACGGCAGAACTTGGGCCTTATGCTGGGGCTGGGGCAACTTATAGTACGCGAGGAAATATCAGTTATGAATCTCTTAGAGATAATGCTGGTTCAGCAAAATTAGCGGCAGATATATATATTCAACAGAGAAAAGCGCAAAAACTTCAATCTCAAGAGGTACAAGAAGAAATAACAAAATTAAGAACTTCTGGAAGAATAGCAGAGATTCCTGAATATTTAAAAAAAATATCGGATGAAGCAGATATAATTTATGCCGCAGAAGTTGATAAATTAATAGAAGCATTTACAGAAACTAAAAAATATAGAGATGAGGCCGCATTATCATCTGATAGGGCTTATAGGAGCCTAGTAGAATTTTTAAAAAAGGCTCCAATAATGGGAGAGGATGAATTAAAAAAACTAGGGATATCAGATAAAGATGCCAAAAAAATAAGAGAGATACAAATTAGTATAGTAACTAAGATTAAGAATTTTATATCTGACATAGGAGATATATTAAAAAAGACATCAATATTAAATAATATTCCAACAGAATTAGATTCGTCTCTAATAAGAAAAAATATTTATGGTTCTGCGGCAGAGAAGATTCAAGCTCAAGGCTCTATAGAGCAAAGAAATATATTAAGAGAAAGGACTTCTAATATCCTCTCTATAAGGGAATTAGCCGCAAAATTTTTGAAAGAAAACTTAACAAGTTTAGGCTCTGGATTTTCGAAAGATAACCTTGATGAAACTCTTAGAAAAATAAACCAAGCTACATCAGCTAATGAAATACAAAATATATTCATTGAGATAGGAAAATGGGGTAAGCAATTTCAAAACTTAAATCATGAAGCGGCACAAAAAGCCAAAGATTTTTTTAGGACGATTGAAAATAAAGATTTAGAAACTGCATCAAAAGAATTAAAAGATTCTATAAATAAGGCTTCAACAGCTTTAGGTGAATTCGACAAATATTTTTCTAGTACAAGATTCAAAGAAGCATTAAATAATTTAGAAACTCAAATTAATGAGTTCACAGCAAGAATTAAAAATATTGATTATAATAACACAATACAGCAAACAATTCTTTCTGCAAGAAAAACTATTAGCCCATCATTAAGTACTGGAATTGAAGCTCAAAAATCTCAATTAGATTATGAATCTAATATGAGAAAAATAATGTTGGAACAACAAAGATATTTTGCCGAAGTTGAGAGAGAAGTAGTTCAAAGGATATCTAATCTCAGTTCTTCTCAAGATAGAGATGAACTCATGAATATTGTTAATGGAATTAGGCGTTCCGAAGGGGGATTCTCAGACATTCAAGAGGTAAGTGCTCTAGTCGGGAAAATAGCAAAAGCGGAAGAAGAAGCTTTCCTTCAAGAGAATAGACAAAGATTAGCTTTAGCTATACAAGAGCTTAGAAGTGCTGATATGCAATATAAAGCGGCTAATATTCAATTAAGTGCCGCCGAGCAAACGTCAAAAGCCATTCAAGAACAGTTAAACAATAGACAAGCTAAGATTTCTGTCCAAAATATACTACCAAGCTTATTAAAAAATCTCCCTTCTGTTACAAATACCCTTAGTGGCAAGAGAAGTTTTGAAGGAGATAATATTACAAAATTCTCACAAAGTTTATTGTCAGAATTACAAAAAGCTTTTGATAAGACTCTTAATATTGTAACACCTGATTCTATTGAAGAGAACGCTAGAAGACAACAAAGTTTTTCTATGTACGGGAAAACTTATGATATAAGTACTCAAAAAGCTCAAGAATCTATTAAAAAGCTCCAAGAGCAATTTACTTTACTAGGAAACGCATTAAATCAGAGAGTCAATATTCAACTCACTAGTTTCTCGGCAAAAATTAAACAAACTTCTGATGCTATCACTAAAATGCGTTTGAATATGGAAAAAGAAGATGTTGATTTAGAATCAGATATACTTCTTTTACCGGATGAGGTTAAAGAAGTTGTTCGAGGTTTTGATTTATTAAATAAAGCTAATAAAGAATTAGCTATTGGACAAATGGAGGTTGCTCAAGCCAATCTTGAACAACGGAGAAGTCTTCTGGAGGCTACTAATAGAATAGAAGATGTCGGAAAACGCGCTGAAATAGTACAACAATTTGATAGTAAAAAATCTAATGATGAATTAGCCAATATAATTGGTAGAGCTTTAGCAGAACAGGAAGTATTAGGATTAAAATCAACCGATATTTTTAAGAGTTCGGTTGATGATTTTGGGAAATTTAATGAGATATTTAAAACGGCTATCAATGAATTTGATAAGGCCGTAGATAAAATTGTAGATAAAAATCCAAGAGAATTGGGAAATATAAGAGGTTCTTCTATTCAATCGCTTGCACGAGAAAGAAACTCTCAAACTTCCTATAATGGAATAGGAATTGTTAATGCAGGAGGACCAACGGACATTCCTTCTGATGATGATTTGAACCCATTTGAAGGTTATATAGAAGATGTAGAGACAACAGCGGTAGCTATGTCTGATTTAACAGATGCTACCACTAAAGCCACAGAAACAGTATCTAAACAAAAAGAAAAAACAGAGGAACAAATTGATGCACTTGGCAAGGCCAATGCTGATTTGTTAAAAAATAATGATGCTACCACTAAAGCTACAGAAGCACAAATTAATTACAAAAAGGCTGTTAATGAAGCTCAAAAATTCTTAGAGAGATTTACGATTATAGGAAATAAAGCTATCACTGCGGCTACAGCGGCAGAAAAATATTCTTATCAACGACAAGTAAATATTAATAATGAAGGGCCTAAAAATATTAAAGGTTATGAAAATATGACCTATCAACAGGCTATGGAAGAGGCGTTGAAGAAAGGAGATGCAGGAAAAGAAGATTTATTAAAAATTCAAGAACAATTTAATAAAAGATTGGAGTTCAAAACATTCAACGAAGGTTGGAGCGAATCATTAGCCCAAATGTCTGATGATGCTAAACGGCTAGAAGAAAATATGGGTAAAATGATTGGAACAATTAAAGATGGTTTTGTTGATGTTTTCACAGACGCTATTACTGGCGCGAAAAGCTTCGAAGATGCCATGACAGATATGGTTACAAATGTAGCCAATCAAATAATTAAGCATGGTTTAAATAGTTTAATTTCCAATATGTTTAGCGGGGTGGCTGGATTAGGAAGTGGGGGTCAACAATCGACACCCGCTATTTATTCTTCTCAAAGTGGTATGGGAGGAGGAATATTTAGTTGGTTGACTAATCTTTTTGCGGAGGGTGGTCAAGTTGTCGGAGGTTCTGGTGTAAGGGATGATGTTCCAGCTTTATTGACTGGTGGCGAATATGTTCTAAAGAAAGATACGGTTTCCAGAGTTGGGAAAGATTATTTAGACATGCTCAATTCTGGTAAAGTGAGCAAATTTGCTACCGGCGGTTATGTTAAGGGAAGAAACTCGGAAAGATGGTATTTAGATAATGGCGGTTATCCTACTGATACAAGCAAAAGTAATACTGGTGGCAATAATGGATTTTATTCTCCCGGAAAATATGGTTACGGTTCGATTGTGGGGAGAAATGATTTGAAATCATTTGCCACTCAATCATTTACGTCTGGTCAATATGATATTATCAAGCAAAATGACACAGGTGGGGTGATTGGATTAGAAAATGAGAGTTGGAGAATTTCTGCGTATGGAAGAAATGCCGATACAGTAGAAAATCAAACTACGGAAGCTGATAAGCGTGAAGCATTTAATCTTGCGGACCAAGAACAGAAACAAGCTGATGCTTTAGAGAAAGAAAGAAAAAAACGTAAGAAAAGCATGTGGAAATCAATTGTAGGCACGGCGGCTATGATTGGTCTCAATTATATTACTGGTGGCATAGGAGGCAATAGCACATGGGGATTAGCTGGACTTTTTGGTGGAGGTAATTCATCTTGGGGGAGAGGAATTCAAGAGTTTCAAGGGGCATTTGGTAATGGGCCAAGAGGGAGTGACCAAGTTAATATACTTCGAGGACTTTTTGGTATGAAGAGGCTTGAAAAACAGAGAGCTTCTGGTGGACCTATTACATCTGGAACTGCTGGGCGTGATACTACGCCTATAAATGCTATGAATGGCGAATACGTTATCAGTAGAGATGTCGCTCGTAACATTGGAACGCCATTCTTAGACGCTTTGAACAATAACCGAGTATCATTTGCTAATGATGGAGGAAGTCAAACTTCTGGACCTGTTGGAATGGATTTTTCGAAGCTTATTGATAAATTTGATGAAATGATTACAGTTGTCAAAGAAGCTTTCGAAACTTCAGCTGGAAATATTACAATCAATATAACAGACAATAGTACAGGTGGAACCCAAGAATCTCAACAGGGCGAGACCTCAGAAGATAATCAAAGACTTGCCCAAAGGATTAAGGAAGTTGTCCGAAGCACTATACTTGAGGAAAAAAGAGTGGGTGGCATGTTGAACGCGACTAAGGCATAATGAATGCGTTAAATATCAATAATATAGTATTTTGCATTGGAGAAGAAAATGGGATAATTTCCGATTTTTGGAAAGACGTTAATGTCATATCGCTGACCAATGACTTTTCTAATTCAACAGGTGCTTTATTAGGAGGATTGTCGCAAATTGTTCCAAATGGGACACCAACTATAAATTTTTCTATAGAAAAACCATTAACATTTAATGAGAAATTGTTGGATTATTTCATAGGCCAACATACCGCCGCATTAGTGGAAGCATCTTTTGATAACTTAACTCAGAACGAAACACCAGCAAATATAAATGGAGCTAATTTTGACGTAATAATGACTGAGTATTCGATATCATTGAACCCAGGAGAAATTCCATTATTATCGGCATCATTTGTAGGGAAAAAAGTTTATGTTCCAGAAAAATGGTCAGTAACTCTTAAAAGAAATTCGGAAATGGAAGAAAAGGAAATACCTAAAATGGATAGAATAATTCCATATTTAGATATATTTGATGATGAAGCAATTTTTACTATGAATTTCTCTGAAAGAAAAAATGTTTTGATAAGATGGCCGATGAATTGGAAAGACAAAATGATTGTTCTTGAATCTCCACTAATAAATCAACAATTCTCGGCGTCTGGGTACGCTTCTTCTCTTTCAGATTTTCCATTTAGTAGTAATATAGATTTACTTGAAAAGTATTTAAATCAGCGGAATGAAATTTTAGGAGTGAGAATACAATCAGAAAAATTTGATGAAAATAATGACTATTTTTTGAAGAATTCTAAATTAAATAGTTTGAGCACGAGTATTTCTGATTCAGATTATTTACTATTTGGAATAGATTTTTTAGGAAGTAAAACTATAGTATAATGACAACCCCATTAAATCCAATCGATAATAAAGATAATAAAGTAGGATTTTTAGTATCAAAAGATTATAATTATAGACTAGTTCCTGTCCAAGCAGAGTTTAATTGGTTCTGTGGGGTATTCTCGTCAAATATTTTTGATAAATCATATCAAATTTCAGCTCAAGGGGTAAACTCTACTAGAATAAATGCTAATTTAACTTTTGATTTATCAGAAGATGAGGCAGATAATATGATTCACAATCTTAAAATGAATCAAGTTAATACGGTGATGACCCCATCTTCTTATATCGACCCAAGTGGGATTCTGAAAGAAATGCTTTTATACATAGATAATTTAACAATAACTAATGCAGAAAATGGGAGAATAAATTTATCATTAGCTTTAGTCACTGATACTGCTTCAACTATAACAAAATGGAGAGATTCATTTTTTATAAATGTGCGCACTTTTGATGAAAATGATAATGGAACAAAAAATAATCTTGAAAAATATGATATAGTTTATTCAGATAAAGTATTTTATTATATGCTTGATGAAGTAATTGATACAGATTTGATAGAAAAATATAATGGAGATATAGTAGATGCGGCTAAAGCAGAAGGAAAAAAGTATGTTCTTCCTTTGGAAGTCATCACCCCATTTGAAAGACAATTATCGCCTGATTATTACATTAATGATTTCAAAGAATCCTATCCTGTCCGAGCATGGAAAGGAGAACAAACATACGATTTTCAAGATGTATCTGTAAACATCCCTTCTTTAGAGAAGAAACAGCTTCTTTGTTGCCTTCATTTTTTGGAACATCAATACGGATATAAAAATTTTAGAATTCCACAAATAGAAAATGATTCATATTGGTGGAATACTCAAAAATGGACTCATGTATGGAATGTTGGTGATTATCATTCCTTAAATATATCAATTAATCAAAACCACGCTCCAAGAAATTATAAATAATGAAATTTACGAGAAGAGATGATATATTAGTAGCTTGGGGGAACGATGGAATACAATATTATGTTCCATTAGTTCAATCTTTGGATGTGAATGTAAGTACGAATGTATCAACCATCAGTCAATCTGGTACTTACGAAAAAAGGCAAGAGGTACTGACTGCCCCCACGGTCGAAACTTCCATCGAAATTTTAGGTAAAGATAATATAATAAATGAAGAATTATATTTTTTTAATTCTCCAAATGAGATAGAACGTCAAATTTTCAATGATATTAATTCTCCAATAAATATTTTTATTTTATTAAATGATACAAATGATTATGATGATTTAATCAGAGCAGTCGAAATGGCTTCTATGGGAGAAAAACATGATGTATACGGATTAAAAATTGATAATTGTTACATCAATTCTTATTCTCTTTCTATTGAGGCCGGAGGTTTAATAAATCATAATTTAGGATTTTCAGGAAGTAATATCGAAGGGAAAAGAATAGAAATTGAAGAAGACGCTGAAAATAATTTAAGTTTAGTGCCCAAAAATATTGGATTAGCTTATAAACTTAATTTATATAGCTCCGATGGATTATTTAATCAACCAGTATCTTCTTTTTCGATTGACTTAAATATTGATAGAAAAATAAAATATACTTTTTCAAGGAAAATAGACATTCCAAATAGTACAAATAATTTTTTGGCCCCAAAAATTAATAAAGCAGAAAGTTCATCGAATTGTACTTTAACTATTAATACCGTAAGTGATTTAAAAAGCAAAGATTTTACTACGGAATATTTAAGAAATGCAAAATCTTTATTGAAGGACTTCCGAATAATACATGATGAACCATCTAAAAATAATGCTCCAATACGAACATCTATAAATTTTTATAATACGACATTAAATAGTGTTAGTATTGAAGAAAATGTTGATGGACTTATGAATATATCTTACAGTTTTAATGTTGTAGTACCAACAGAAACAATTAGTGATATTCGCAAGGGGATTACCACAAGAAAAAGATATGAAAAATATATTCCAGCTAAAAATAGAAGTGAAATTCTAAATATTAATGAAAGTTATAGAACAGATTTACAAAATGGAGTTTGGGATTGGGAACTTGATAATTTAGAAAATGGAACTTCTTTATTTGATTATCTAACATATCCAAGCGAAAATACATTAGAAAAGTTCGTTAGTTCATGCCCAAAATTAGTGAATGCTAATAGAATGTTTAGGGGCGCAAATAATTTAAAGAAAATTAGTTTATATCTTCCAAATTGTACTACAGCGAATGAAATGTTTTATCCATGCACTTCGATAGAAGAAGGTATAGTAGACCTACCGAAGTGTACCAACATCAATAGTTTATTTAGAAATTGTACATCTCTTAAAAAATTAATTATTAAGAGGCATAATTCCACTTCTGCATCAACGTTAGCTTATATATGCGCTAAACTTCAAAAAATAGATATGGATTTCAGTAATATCACCTCTTTATCCTATATGGGAGAGAGAAGTGGTTTTACTGAATTTAAGCATAATACAACTAAGGTATCAAATATAAATAATTTCCTTTTTCATTCAGAAAAAATGAAAGAGTTTAATTCTCCTTTTCCTCTTGTAAAATATGCAAGTAATGCTTTTGGATATGCTTTTATAAGAACATTTAGATACCCAATAGATGAAGATGGGAATTGCATATATGTGAGCGGAAAACCGCAAGCTAAAGATACTGACGGAAGTGGTATTTATGAATATCTCACTTTGCCAAATTTAATAGATGGAACTAATGCATTCATCAATTGCCGAGTCGATTTACCTTCCGCTGTAAGCATTCTCAAAAGTCTACAACAAAAAGATACATCTTTAGGAACAAGTGCTAAATGGATTCTTACGTTAGGCATGGAAAATACTTATAAAGAGAATCCAAGTGTATTAGAAGCAATACAACAAGCCACGGGAAGAGGATGGCAAGTGAATATGACATGGATGACTCCATATAATCCTTTTAAAAATTCTTCGAGAGCAAAAAGGGCAATCTTAAAAGAAGAAAAACTGTCTTGGTTCAAAAAACAAGAATATGATGGGGGAGAATACGAAGACGAATATGGGAGAAGGTGGCAAATTTTAAGAGCAGATGAAATTTTTTGTGATTCAAAAAATGCATCTCAATTAGGATATAAAAAGTTTTCTTCTGATGAAGAAGCTATTGATGAATGGAAATTAGTTTATAAGGGAAGTGAACCACCTAGTGGAGAAGAATGCCAAGAGAGTTCTTATCAATAAGAAAATTCTTTATCATGAAGAAGGGTTTAGTCAACTGTACGAAAAAATCGTACAGTTGAAAATGATTGCTTCCGATGGTAAAGCGAGTTCGGTGCGAGACACTTTGTTCTCTTCTAACCACCTTCCCAAAGTCTGAATATCCAGCGGGCGTTTCTCGTCCATGCGGGCAATTTTCTCCTATCAGGATGATGAATGGAAGAATCCGGGTTATTTATGATATTAAATAGCTTGCTTAATATTATCCAAGGCAAGATTGAGTTTCTTTACTGTATCTCTATCATTCCAAGAAGCTTTAGCTTTACGTTTGTCTGGATTATACTCAAGACGAAACATTTTATCATCAACAGTACAAACATTAGCGGATAAACCTACTCCCTTTTTTGTTTGATAATCAACCGAGTCCTTAAACTTACAAAATAAATTAATGAGCTTAGAACTTAATGCATCTGCTTGTTCAGCCTGAATCATTACTGTAAAACGGACGCCTTTTTTGAGAGCGCGTTTAATAGCTAAAAATACACCCTTATCAGCATAAATTTCATGGTTCAAGCTTCGAGCAAAAATACGAACAGAAAATGTGGCCGCATTGATGAATTGAGCTAAAACAATTTTTGCATCGTCTGTAGAATCATTATAAAAATACGCATTCTTTGGTGCGTCCTTCATAACTTCAACATAAGTTCTATACGCATTATTAGACATGATAGATTGCATACTAAAGGCATCTTATTATAATTCTACAACTGCTGCCAATCCTTCTTTAACTAAATAATCAAATTCTAAATTTGCGACAATTCTCTCTTTCGCTTTATCAGGTGTTAATGACGCATCTCCATCAAAGAAACAATAAGTAAAGTCAGAATAAAGACGTTCTTTAAGTATATTTATCTTATCATCCAGAGAAAGATTTTTATTATTTTTATAAAGACGATTTAATGCTTCTTTCCCTTCGGGACGAATTTCTTCATCTGTACTTAACATTATGTTATTTGTATTCATGGTGCTTTACAGGTATATTATGGGTCCTATATACTTAACTCCGATTACTTCTTAGAAAGAAGTAAATCATTAAACATCTTTAGGATGTTTCTTCCCTTTTCTTTCTTTTGAATAATTATCAAAAAACTTTCTTTTTATTGGGTCGATACCACCATTTTCTTCTGCTCTTTTATGAGAAAGTTCCCTGCTTCTTTCCATAGTATCTCCTATTGTCTCATGAGGGGTAGAAAATTGAGCTAGTTTATCAATATCATAAATATCATTGGGGAGACCTTGTTTGAATGAAGGTATAGAAGCTAATCTAATAGCCTTTGTGAAATCATCAAGAATTATTCTTTCTCCTATTCTTGGAGCTTCTTTCATTGAAAAAAAAAGTTCTATAATACTCCCATCTTCTTTGCGAAAAAGATAATTTGGCATCACTTAAATTTAGTTAATATAGTCAAAACGCCAGCATATAAAACAGCTTCGGATTTATCTAAAGAACATTTTTCATGTTTTACTTCTATATTCTTCAATAAATCAGAATCTTCTACATTGAACTTAATAAATATCAATCCATTCTCTGAAACTTTTACATTTATTTTCTCTTTCTCTAAGTCACCCATCCAGATTTTTGTATATTCATATCCATTATGGTCGGAATTATGACTTAAAATTTGACCAATATATCTTATTTCTCCTGTAGAAAAAAACTGAAGTTTATTTTCTTTTTTTTCAATTATATCTAAATGCTTCATTTTGCTAGAATTAAAAAGACGCAAAGATTTCTCTCTGCGTCCATTTATTACATTTTAAAACGGAATTTCGTCATCAAATCTATTATCATCCCAAGCTGGAGGGTTTTCTTCTTTTCTCTTATAAGAATATTGTTGAGATTGTTGTTTATATTGAGGCTGTTGATAATTATTCTGCTTTCTATTAGATTGTTCTTGTGGGTTAGAATCTTCCCTATTATCTTGTTCTGTCATTCGCTTTCCACAAAAATGGATGCTATTTGCAACAATACTCCACTTGCTTCTGGATTTATTACTTTCTTTATCTATCCAAGAATCATGCTTAAGGCTACCACAAATTAAAATAGCATCTCCTTTAGAAAAATATTTTGCAAGAAACTCTGCTTTTTGTTCAAAAGAAATGACATCGATGAATCCGCCAGTATTATCTTTTGTTGGGTATGAGTTTTCAAGAAATATTGAGATAGAACAATACGCTTTTCCATTTTGCGTATAGCGAAGTTCAGGGTCACAGGAAAGTCTACCTTGAATAGATACGTTATTTAGTGCTGACATATGAATATTTTTTAAGTTCAATTCTTAGCCGATTAAAAAATTGCTCTAAGAGGAAATGACAGTATTGTTTAGAACAACCAATTTTCTCAGACACTTCCTTCCAAGGAGCGTTTTTATACTCGTATGTATTAAATCGTATGTCAAGTATTTTTTTAATTCTTTTGTCATGAAACTTATCTAAACAGTTTTTCAAAATTTCTTTGACAAAGAAATACTCTTCTTTTTTATAGAGTTGATTTAACAAATTATCCCCATCATTTATTTTTCCTTCATAGGCAATAAACCATTCTGCGTTTTTTTTTCTTTCCTCTTTAAATTCAACAGTATATAATGTATATAGCGTATAATTTGTTAGATTATGAAGATAAGTTGTAAAACTGGTCATTTTTGAAGAATCATACGTGTATATTGCGTTATATATGAATGATTTATACTCATCTTTCAGGTTATCTTTTTCTAATTCTGAAAGAAAATTTTTGCGTCTAAAGTAAGATTCTATTCTCTTAAAATAAATTCTTTTTGTATTTTCTATAATAATATTAAATTTTTTTTCATCAAACTCATTTTTGAGTTTGAGAACAAGCAAATTTATTTCTTTAGGGCTTAAAAAAGTTTTGCATATTGAACTTGACATAATCTTTTACTAAAGTTTTCATAATTTCATTATTTTCCCCAATAGTAATCCAAGAGAAAAAGAAGTCGGCTATAGTTTTTAATTTAATGTTATTTTCTTTTTCTATTTCATTTGCTGGTGGAATAGTATTTCCCAAGCAATCATATCGTTCAAGATACAACAATTTAACGGGGCAAGAGTAGTTTTCCTGAAAAAAAACTAATTCATTTTCATATCGGCAATCAGTAATAACAACATAATCAAAATCATCATTACTTAATTGTATTGACTTATTTACTTCTTTAACCCAATGCAGAGGATTAACTTTCCTCATAATATTACCATAATCGACAAGAATTGGCCTAAATATCTCTTTTTCTTCTTTTGATAATAAAATTATCTTTTTATTAAAAATACGCTCCGCTAGGATATCTGTGTCGTTTTTTAAAGAATCTGCGAAGGCAAAACGTTCTACAGATTTACCAAAAATCAATCTTAATCCGCGAAAAAATGTATCTTTTCCAGAAGTAGCGTTTCCAGATATAAGTAAAATGCCTTTGGGTTTCATATACTTAACTTAGGTATTTAAGACCTTTCATAAATTATTTTCCAGTAGAGCCAAATCCTCCATCATTTCGAGAAGTCAAAGATAATTCATCAACTAGCTTAAAATCAACATTTGTTTTCTCTATGAAGACAAGTTGAGCAATTTTATCTCCCGCATGATAAATTTTATCTTCATCAATCATGAAATAGAATCTATCATTGAATATTTTAAAATCTTTCGGAGAATAATTATATCTGAATCTACACAAAATTTCCCCTGTATATGATGTATCAATGACACCAACAGAGTTCGCTAAAGACAATCTTGTGTTGGAAATGCTACTCCTTGGAAATACTAAGGAATATAAATTTTTGCTCTGAGGTTGAATAAATATCCCAGTTTTATATTCAATATAGTCAACGTGAGAATAATATATTTCACTATCTTTTTCAAAATGAGCACCAATAATATCAGGTTCTTGATACGCAATCAAATCATAACCGATATCTCCACATTTAGGTTTGATTATTCTTGATTCAGTATTATCAAAGTCTTTTAAAGAAATAATATTTGTTCCACACATAACACATTCATGTGAATCACAAATTTTCTATTTTGTCAACATATATTTTCGTTGATACTAGAGTCACATCAATTTGACAAGCAAATTGGCAACTCTAGTATTTTTATATGATGGTCTTATATTAATCCCATCATATAAGTAGGATTTTCATTATTTATATTATTATATATTATAAATTTACCTTATGATAATTTCTCCTTCCGAGGTAAATCTTCCGCAGTATATATTATATATTATTAATATATTGTAAGTTATCCCCCTTGTTCAAAGGCTTCCGGCAAACGAGGGGAGCGGGCACACTCCACCCCTAAAAGGGTAGTGGAGTGCATTGTTCAAAACTTCCGTATAAACGGAGTGTCGCGGTATACAATGTCATGGAGATTATTCCCCTTTTTATCGTGTCGGTCAGCCTGTGCACAATGATAAGCTTGATAAGATTTCCGTCTCAAGTTATCTCTCCATGTCCACCTTCCTTTCGGAACTGGCGGGGCAATGTTCTACATTGAATCGATTTGTTTTTTTACGGAAGCTCCACAACCCGTTTTCCAGTATTGCTTGCCTATTCCGCTTACAGGCGATTTAGGAAACCTATAAGACTCTATGTTCCCTGTCCGGGCGAGTTCATTGATTGATTACACCAGTTTTTCTTTTTTGTCAACCATTATTCCGATTTTTTTGTCTTGACATACTCCATCTGTCGTGTACTGTTAGTCCCATCAAAGGCAGTAGGCTCATGCAGGATATCAATATTTCTCGATTAAGAATTGACAATCAGAATATTTTTCAATTTGCTGATAGTCCGGAAAGATATCTTTTTTCTTTAGAGATAGCAGATGAATTGTTCTGCAATTATGTCGCTCGAAAATATTACCATTTGTTTTGCAACGAAGTTCTGATTCCTCTTGGAGATGATTTTTCTAAATGTGTTTTAGAAAGGAATAGAATAAGTTCTTGCCGTTATGATATCACTAGCTGTTTGGAAGATTTGAAGCCAGAAGGCAAAAGAATTACTGATGATAGGTTTAGATGCAAAATCAGAAGTTTTGTGTCCAGTTTTAATTATTTTGTTGATTTGTGTTGCTCCGTCTCTTGTTCTCTAGGGAAGAAAGTTGAAAAAGAAAATTTCCTCCTTGACGATAAAAAAATTGAATCATATTGTCATGATTACGGAGATATTCAAATATATAAGATAAGGAAAAAAATACAAGAGGATATCATTAGTAGTTGCGCTAGAGATGTTGCAAGGTATTTTTCTTTTATTTGTATCGCAGAGGAAATTATTAAAATTGAGGGGGAGAATTTGAGTGTCGGCATGGCGAAAGAGATAGCTTCTGTTCGTTATGAATGGGAACTTTCTACTCTCTCTCCTATTGAGGGCGCGGGATTGTTTATTGAGTCTTCTGTACATTGGATTTATTCTTCTTATAGGGATATTTGCAGAAAATATGAAATCATCCCTTTTGAGGAAAGTTTTTTCCGTGGGAAATATCCAGAGTGCATGGATGATTTGTTTAAATACAGAATGCCTCTTAAATTCTATAAGAATGTCTATAGAAATCTTTCTAATGAAGAGAGAGAAGAGATTCAATCTATCTCTTTTGAGGCATATCTTCATGATGACGGCGGGGCGATATTAGAGAAATTCAAAGGGTATGAAGATGATTTTGATAATGAAGAAATAGATTATGACACCATAAAACAAGTATTTTATTATTTTCTCGTAAAAGGCTATTATCCTCCAATTTTTTCTTTTGATTGTTTTTTTGATGATAGGAATAGCATAATCACAAAAGAGAATTTTTTTGAAGACAGAAAAGGGAGAAACTTCCTTGATTTTAAAGGAGTTGGAAACTTTATAGACGTATATGATTTTGACAAGGCTTTTGAGCAATCGCACAGATACGAAGAGGGGATAAAAGATTTTAAAGAACCAATTCTTTTAGACAAAGAGGCTGAATTAGTGCGCCTCATAAGTAGCATAAAAAATTTAATTGCCGAATATGCAAATGAAAAATATATTCCATCATGCGATATTACTAGACTTGCTCAGGCAGTTCTAAGATTGGAAGAAGAGGTAAAAGAAGAATTGAAAAAAAACGATGGGATGGTGACTCTACCATTCTTTTCTAAGAATAAGAATATTCTTCTGCGTATGGAAGAAGAAAACAGAGTCGCCTTCTTAAATTACAAAAATAATTTTTCAGATGGAAAAACATTTTTGAATTCTACAAATAAAGAAGATTTTGAAGATGACATTAATTCTAAAGTTGCAGAAATTTGTGAAAATATTCCCACATATGATGAAAGTATTTTTGATTCATCAGGAAATGAAGTTTCTAGAATGATGGAAGTTAAAAAAACTGGGGTGAAAAAGATTATTCATGAAAAATATCTTCTTGATTTGAAACGAATTAGAGCCTTTGTCGATAAAAATTTTTCTAATCCAGAACTCGCTCTATTGATAACAGACGCTCAAAGAGTTCTTGATATAGCTACGAATGGCTATCAGCACGATGAATGTTTACAGAGTCTTTTTGAATGGTTCGAAAAGATAGAGCCAAGCGTCATAGATGGAATTGAATATTTTACGCATTTGAATAAAGTTCCTGCTTCTTATAAAGTCTCATAAATATAACATAATCTACTATATTGTATCATATTAAAATCAATGGAACATATTCTTATTAGAAGAGAAATTGAATTTAGAAGGAAGCTTGGACTTCTTTTGAGCAAATTGTCTATTACGTCCGGTTTTCCTGTTGGAAGATTGCGAGAAGGGTTTAGAGAAAATTATTCAAGGATAGTAGAATATTCTAATAAGAATCAGGCTAAAATTCACCCCAAGAACTTTAATGTGATAACATTGGTTATGATTCTGAGAAGCTGTTCTTCTAAAGACGCGATGCATCTTTTTTGCAATGACAACATTTCAAATGCAGAAAAAGCAGAAGCTTATTTAGTATACAAAGAGCATAACTTTTCAGACGAAGAGATATATGGTTCATTTCAGAATCTAATCATAGATGAAGATGATTTCAATTTTCTCTATAAGAAAAAATTATATATCCCTTATAAATCATCTATAGAAAGCGATGCTTTTGACGTTAATATCGTATTCTTCTCTTCTGAAATAGGTGGAAATATTTTACGGTATCGTGTCTTACCGGTATCTATTCCAAAAAATGAAATAGTGCCCATATCAGATTGCTATAGTTATTTTTCTGATTTTCCAAACCCTAATGAGATTGATTTTTGGATTAATTTATATTCTTTGGAGAAATATAGAAATCTTTTTCTTGATGGGGAAGATAAATCTGATAAGATTCTTTTAGAATACGAGTTTTCCTCTTACCCTTTAGAAGATTCTAAAAAATATATTTGTTGATATGGACGAAGAAAAAAAATCGCAGAACGAAAAGGACCCTTCCATTGAGTTCATCAAGAATTTCATTAAAGACAAAGAAAATTCTATTTATTACTACGGTGATTCGAATGAATCTGATTATAGAATATCTAGCGGAAGTTTGATTTTGGATGACATGATAGGATTGTTGCCCCCTTGTCTTTTTCGTCTCTATGGGGCTTCGGGCAGTGGAAAAACGTCTTGCGTGTTGTCTTATTTAAGAAATTTCCTAACTACGGTTCCTAATAGTAAAGGCGTTTATTTTAAGTCAGAAGGAAGGTTCAGCGACACCCTCAAAAGGGGTTCCGGTGTGAAATTTGTCGATAAGGCAGAAGATTGGTTGGAAGGGACTTGCTTAATTATTGAGACCAACTTTTACGAAGGAGTTTTTAATCCTATTCAAGGACTCATCAATACCCCTAAAAACTCCCAAAAATACTTTTTTATCATTGATTCTATCGATGGGCTTATCAGATATGATGATAGCAAGAAGAGTTTTGACGAAGCTTCTAAAGTAGCCGCTGGTGCTACTTTGGCGACTCTCGCAATGAAACAGTTTGCTACTCCTATCAGTGCCAAAGGGCATTATTGGGCTATCATTTCGCAACAACGGAGTAAGGTATCTATAGGTTATGTTCATGAAGTCAACCAGATGAAATTAGATTGTTCTGGCGGGCATGCCCTGACCCATTTTCCAGATGTCATTTTAGAGTTTCTTTCTGTAGATGTTAATAAGCAATATTTCCCATCTAATGATAATACTCTAGAACCAGCGAGAGCGGCTTCCATAAGAGATTTTTCTTCCTCGAAAAAGGATGAGCCTTACGGACATTTGGCGAGAGGATATGTTAGAAAGGCAGATGCTAATGTGCAAAACCGCCCCTTTGAATATCCAGTTCGATATGATAGAATGCCGGGAGAATCTATCTGGTGGGAACGAGAAACAATGTTAAAGTTAATTGCCGATGGCTGGATAGCTATTGGAACCTCAGTAACTCCAAATGACTATTTCAATATAATTTTGGAAAAACATGGCATTCCCATTTTTAATGGTGTTCGTGGCAAAGCTAAGGCAGAGAAAGAATTGTTAGATAGTGGGGCATTGAAATTATTCAGAGACTTATTTCGAAAAGAAATTTCTGAAAAAAATAAGTTTGATGACAATGGGAAACATATTGGATATACTATTATTGATGAACTTGTATAATGAAGTTTATTGCTTTAAATGGTAAAACTAAATCTCTAAAGAGGCCTGAAAGATTTTTAGTAGATTGGAAGGCCAACTCTAGAAGTAAATTCCAAACTAGAGTTAAGGAGTTCTTAAATGATTATTGGAAATATGATTTTGTGTATGAAGAGTTTCCTGTTGTTGGGACAAGGCTCTCCATAGATTTTTATAATTATACAAAAAAAATAGCTGTCGAAGTCCAAGGCATGCAACATGCAAGATATTCTCCATTTTTGCATAGTAATTCAAAAGTGAATTTTCTGAATCAGATAGAGAGAGATGGAAAAAAGCTTGAGTTCTGCGAAAGGAATGGTATAATTCTTGTTGAAATCTATCCAAACGATAAATTGGATAGAAACGAAATTCTGAACAAATTTGGCGTGGAATTATAGTATGGATTGCGAAAAATTGGAGGCGATTCCTCCCGAAGTAAGAAAGGTCATATATGAATATTCTGGTTCAGCGTCAGGAGAATTCAAAGGATATATTCTTTTCGCTTGCGATAAGAATGGAAAAGTTTGCAGATATGAGGCTGGAGAAGGAGTCATTTTTGATGGCTTAATTCAGAATATAAGAAATATGATTGCAGAATATGATGCTAATTGTTGTTCCGTAAGCTATCCTTTTTCTGATTTTGGGGATGAATAGAGATGTTTTTAATAAGAAGTTTAATCTTCTAGATGTTGAAAAGAGCTTACTTGCTTTAATTTTAACACGAAGAGGCGTTATTGATGATGTTGCTACTATTTTAAAAAAAGACGACTTTGAAAATGGAAGTGACACTGTAAATAAAACTGTTTATAGCCTATGCCTAAAATGTTTTGATAGATATAAGTATGTTTCTATCCCTGCTGTTATTGATGAAATAAAAAACTCTGGTGTTGTCCGTTTGACTAGTGTTGTCAATATGGACATTAGTCAGTATATTGAATCTTTAGGGGTTATGATTATTAGAGATGATAATCATAAAGGGCTAGCTAATATTTTAAAAGAAGCTTCTGTCCGAAGGAAGATTTTTATCGCAACTTCTGAAATTCAATATAATCTTTTAAATACCCCCTTTGATAATCCTAATATATCAATTTCGAAAGCTGAAAAAATATTTTCAGAATGCGTAAGTAGAGTCGATAGAGGTTCAGATAGACCTATTAATATTTATCAAGATATTGCAGAAGCCTTAGAAGAGACAAAAAATCAGGATTTTTCAACGAAGGGCTATCCATGCCCTTATCCCACTGTTCAGAATATCTTTGGCTCTCTTACTAGACCGGGCAATATCACTCTTTTTACTTCTCGTTCTGGCGTCGGAAAAGCTTTGGCCGATTATGAAAATGTTCGTATGGCAGATGGGTCTCTAAAGCGCATTTGCGACTTAAAAAAGGGGAATGAAGTTTTTTCTGTTAAAGGACAAAAAGCGCGAGTTTTAGGTGTTTTTCCTCAAGGAAGAAAGAACATGATTAAATTTTATTGGGAGGATGGTAGAAATCCTACTGTAAGCTCCTATGACCATCTTTGGGAAGTTTGCAGTTTCATCAATAAGAAAAAGAAAATAGAAGTTATTACTTCTGCTGAAATTGCCCGCAGATTGAAAGGGGGAGAAAAACTTTATATTCCTACTTCTTATTTCGTCAAAAAGAATATTTATAAAAAAGCTGAAAGAAAAGACTACGTTCTTCTTGGGAAATATTTTAGAGATGGAAAAATTGAGGATGAAGAATATGAGCATCTTTCTAATCTTTTTCCAGATATGGAAGGATTAAAAGATAGAGCTTTAGATAAAATAGATTTTGAAAGATTTCCTTTATATGGAAGAGTATTCTTTATTAAAGAATATATCAAAGAAAATCCTCAATTTTATATTCAGACAGATAATTCTAGTTTGAGTCTCGCTAAAGATGATAGATTAGGGATAAAAACTAAAATTAGATTTTCTACGGAAGATAATGAATATGCGAATTTAATTATTAATATTTTTCGTTCTGTTGGCGGATTTGGAAAGGTTAATTTTTCTTCGAAAAAGAAAAAGTTTGATGTAACTTGCTTCACTAGCAAATATGGAGAGTATAAACTTTGCAAAAATAAAGTTGGAATTCATAGTCGCTATGTTCAAGATTATATTAAAATATATGACGCACGTCCAATCGGCAAATTATCCTGTACTTGTATTTTAGTCAATAATCCATCGCATTTATTCTTGTTGGAAAATAATATATTGACTCATAATACGCAAATAACAATGGATATTGCGACTAAAGTTTCTGAAACTTATAAGGTTCCTATCCTTCATTTTGATAATGGCGAAATGTCAGAACGCGAGTTGCAATATAGGCGTTTATCGGCTTTGAGCGGCGTTAATTATTATGATATTGAGTCTGGTAAATGGTGCAAGTCTCCTCAGAGTGTTGCTAAATTGAAACAAGCTTTGTTAGCAACAGAAGGAAAAGAAATGTTTTATTATCAAGTAGCGGGGAAAAGTTATGAAGAAATGAGAGACTTGATAAAGAGCTTTTATGACAATGTTTGTCATGGTGGACAGATGATTTTCTGTTATGACTATATGAAACCTTCCCAAAATGGAACATTTAATGAGCAGGAGCATCAATATTTAGGCCGCTTGATGGATAAGTTTAAGACTCTTATCCATGATGAAATTAAAGTTGATAGGAAACCTGTTATTTCAATGTTGACTTCTGTTCAGTCTAATAAGTTGGGGATTGTTGCTAAAAAAACCTTCAATGAAATGGAAGATTCGGAAAATGTTTTTGGTCTTTCTGATAGGTTGATTCATTATGCTTCACATTGTGCTATTTTAAGAAATATCACTAATGACGAATATAAATTGCAAGGCCCCAATTTTGGGACTCATAAATTAATCTTCATTAAAGGAAGATTTCTTGGTGAAGATGTTAGCGGATATTTAAATTTAGTAAATATGCCTGATGGTTCAGTAAGAAGGAATTCCATTAATTTAGATTTTAAGAATTTTTCTATTGAAGATAAAGGAGATTTAAGAGATATTGTTCGTTCGTTCTCTGCTAATAATACCCCCATAAAAAAAGAGAAAGGTTATACTGTTCCATTCTAATATGGGAGATGATATTTACAATTTTTTAGTTCAAATGGGGTATTCTCCTACTGAACAAGGGGAATATTACAGATGTTGCGCGATTTATAGAGGCGGCGATAATCCGACCGCATTAAGTATTTCTAAAAAAACTGGCAAATGGTGCGATTTTCCTCAAGGAATAAGAAGTGCCCCATTTGAAAAATTAATAAAATTGACTTTAGGAGAATCGCAAGATGATTTTTTAAAGAAATATCTTGATTCAGAAAGTTTCTCTACTCCACAATCTCTTTTTATTAAAGATGATTATATGAAGAACGATATTTTTCCACCATCTATCTTAAACAATCTTTTGAATCTATATACTTTTTATGAAAAGCGGGGTATTTCGAAAGAGACTCAATCTGCATATTTAGCTGGATATGCGTCTTCTGGAAAAATGTATGGAAGAATGGTTTTTCCAATTTATGATGAAATTAGACAGCTTATTGGTTTCGCTGGTAGAGATGTCTATGGAAGAGAAAATAAAAATGTCCCCAAGTGGAAAATTATAGGAAAGAAGAAAAATTTTGTTTATCCTTTTTTTATTCCTGAAATGGAGAATAAATTCATGTCTTCTTTCAATGAAGGAAGAGAAGTAATTCTTGTGGAAAGTATTGGAGATAGTATGGCTCTTTACCAAAATGGCATCTTTAATAATCTTGTATCTTTTGGATTAAGTGGATGCGATTCTCTTTATGCAACATTAAACCGTTTAAATCCAGATATTATAACTATCTCTTTTAATAATGACAAAAAATCTCCTATAAATAGAGGTCTTCTTGGGAGTATTAAATCTTTTTTAGCCTTGTCTTCTATTTTTAGTATAGATAAATTAAGAATAAAATTACCCTTATGTAATGATTTTGGCGATATGGTTCTTTCTTCTGACAAAAATATCTTTGATAAATGGATTAATAAAGAAATAGAACCTGATATGCAAAGAGAATACATGAAAAATATTATTTTTAATGGCTCTCCTGATTTATTTACTATAAAAGAAATTAAACAAGCGAAGTCTATCTTATGAAAAATGAAGAAAAAGTAGAGCCTAAAATGCCCTTGTCGGCTTCAAGAATAAAAACATGTGAAACGTGTAGTTGGCTTTTTTATGCAAAGTATATTTTAGGAATTCCAGATAGAAGTAACGATGGGGCCTCAAAAGGTTCTGTAACACATTTGGTTATGGAGCTTCTAGGTGATAAAGAAAAAAGAGGGCATTATTTTGAAAAAATTATAAAAGCTCAAGATGTTGATGTTTGTCCTTCTATTTCCAGATTGATTTATTCTTATGCGAAGAAATTAGGCGTTCATTCTGATGAAAATATATTTGATATCAAACAAATGTGTTTGGCTGGATTAAATTATGATTTTTATGCAGAAAGTGATAGATTAACAGAAGGGTTCTCTGAAATTGGATTTAATATAACAAAAAATGAAGGTGGGAAATTTTATAAAATAAGAGGATTCCTTGATAAATTATTTTTATATGATAATGGTAGATTAGCTTTAATAAGAGACTTTAAGACATCTAAAAAAGTATATGTTGGTAAAGAAATTTCTGACAACATCCAGCATTTTATTTATTCTTTAGCGGCTAGAGAGCTTTTCCCACAAATTGAACAGTCAAGAACAGAGTTTTTATTTTTAAAGCATGGTATGTCTCAAAAGGATTCGTCAGGGGTTATAACAATTGATTTATTTGATAATGATATTCTTGATGGTTTTGAATATGAATTAACGAATTGGCAAATTTTATTAGATTCTTTTTGTTTAAGAAACGCATATGCAGACATGGCTTGTTATAAGGATTATCCTAAAGATGGGTCTTTTGGCGGTCCATTAAGCTGTGGATTTGCTAAATCTCCTAATCAACTTAAAAAAGACGGAACACCTATGTGGTATTGTCCAGCGAAATTTGCTTTCGATTTTTATAAAATAAAAAAGATAGATTCTGGAGAAACTGTTGCTACTTGTTTTTTAGAGGATAAACCTAAACTTAGAGAAAAATACCCAAAAGATTCATATTTTTTTGAATGGGCTGTTTATTCAGGTTGTCCACATTACTGTAGATGTAATTATTGATTAATTCTAACGAATCTCTTCTTTAGATAGAAACGGAAATTCTCGTTTCTATTTTTTTATGCTTTATGGCTGGACCTAAAACAGCATTAGAATACACCCTCACGAGAAATAAGAAAATAATCAGTTGACATGTGTAAAAACTATTGTAAGATTCAATCACAAGGTTGTTACTGGTTGCTTAGTGTAACTAGCCACTGAAACATGTGGTGAAGGTGACAATAAATTCTATTCAACCACGCTCGAAAGGCGTGGTTGTCTTATTTTATCATGTAACTTATTCATTTTACAATGTTTTTGATTGAGCCTAGATATGACTTGACAATAAAATTTTTCTCTATATAAAAGAGGAATGCCAGATGCGATTCCATTCTTTAAGACTCACAACTCAATAGGGAAATCTATTTTAACTGTTAGTGATGTATTCCGTTTAGCAGGAGATAATAGACTTGATTCTGTTGTTCTTATTGAGGATATGATGATAGGGTTTCCAGAGGCCCTACGTTTGAGCAAAAAGACTGGCATTAAATTAATTTATGGTATTAGATTCGATATTTGTAATTCTTTAGAAGAATCTTATGAGGATATAGTTAGTTCGCGTTGTAAAATGATAGCCATTATGAAAAATGATGATGGCTACAAAGACTTAATTAAGCTTTATACCTCAGTTCACACCAATGATAAAAAATGTATTGATTATAAGATTCTTAGAGATATTTGGGACGGCTCGCCCAACATAGATTTCGGTTTACCATTCTATGATTCTTTCATTGCAAAAAATTGTTTGACTCTATCGAATTGTTTGCCCGATTTCGGCATTAAGTCTCCTTTTGTCTGCGTTGAAAATAATTGTCATCCATTTGATGATATTGTGCAAGATAGAGTAAAACAATATTGCTCCATCAATGAAAATCGCATCGTATTTTGCAAATCAATTTATTATGAAAATTATGATGATTTTGATTCTTACACAGTATATAGATTAATATGTGGACGTTCTGTTTATGGGAATAGCACTTTAGACAAACCTAATCTCCCTCATTTTGGTAGTAATAAATTTTGTTTTGAGGATTGGAAAGAAAATAGAAAATGCAGCTTTAATCATCATCCTAAAGAAGATTTTTCTTTAAAAGATAAAAGGATTATTCTTTTCGATACAGAAACCGAAGGATTGAATCTAAGAACCTCCCGCCCTTGGCAGATTGCTTGGGTCGAAATGAAAAATGGCAAGGTTCTCAACAAAGAAATGCATTATCTTGCATGGGATAATTTAAATGTTTCGAAAGAAGCGGCGGCTGTAACAGGTTTTGATAAAAAAGTATATGATGTAAAGAAAGAAAATCCTAAAGAAATCATTGATAAATTTTGGGATTTAATTTATCAGCCAGACACAATTCTGGCAGGTCAAAATATCATTGGTTTTGATATTTTTATTCTAAATATAGCAAGAAAATGCATTGGCTATCTGGAAGACTATTCTTTCCTTTATAAATGTATAGATACTGTTCCCCTTTCTAGGGCTTATCTACTCAATTTCCATCGTTCTGAAAATGAAACTATGATTGAGTTTTGCTATAAGCTTCTTAATTTTAAGCCGAAAGGTAGAATCTCTGTCAAATTAAGTTCTATGCTTGATAAATTTGGCATCAAGTATAAAGAAGATAAATTACATGATGCCCTTGTTGACACTGAAATGACAGGTGAATTATTCATTCGCCTTATAAGAGCTTTAGGTTTAGAAAATGAAACATGTTTTATCAACAAGGATTATTCTCTTTCTCTTGAGAACGAATATTCTCAAAAACTGATTGAGAATAACCAAATTTATGATACTCCTATGTTGGAAGGAGTTATACTTCCTAAAGCGGACATTCCCCAAGATGAAGCAATCCAATTAGGTTTAGATGGAAATTGTTCTTCATATGATTTTTTAAAAGCTCTTTGCGAGAATGGATTTAAAAGATTAGGAATTGATAAGCTTCCCAATTTTGAAGATTATAAAAAAAGATTGGATTATGAATTAGAAGTTCTTGAAGCTTGTGGATTTATAGATTATATGCTTCTTAACCGAGAAATTGTAAGATTTTGCAATTCCTCTGGTATTCCAGTTGGTGATGGGCGAGGCTCAGCGGCAGGATGCTTAGTTTTCTACCTCACTGGTGTTACTGGCATTGACCCTCTTGAACATAATCTCATTTTTGAAAGATTTGTTTCAATGGCTCGTGCTCAAAAGAAAATTGGCAAAGATGGTAAAGTTTATTTGGATGGCGGATTACTTGCTGATTGTGATTTGGATATTTCTTATTCAGATAGGTCAAAAGTTGTAGATTTCGTTTTCCAACGTTTTAATGGAAATGCTTGCAAAATTTTGACAGTTAGCACATTATCAGGTAAACTTTGTATTAAGGAAACGATGAAATTAGCTGGTGGTTATCATGAAGAAGACACTAAGGCAATTTCTGATTTGATTCCTAAGAAATATGGTGTTGTCCGTCCACTTTCAGAAGCTTATGAAACTTCGAAAGAATTTAAAGAATTTTGTGATTCCAACAAAAAGATTTATCTTATTTCTTTAAAATTAGAGAATTTGAATAAGAATACTGGTGTTCATCCATCGGGAATTGCTATTTGTGCTTTTCCTTTGAATGAAACTATGCCTCTTCAAACTACAAAAGAAGGAGATTTAATCTCCGGGTTTGAAATGGGAGAAGTGGCCGAAATTATGACCAAGTTTGATTTATTAGGTTTAAGGACTCTTACTCAAATTAAAGAAACTTGCGATATGCTTGGCATTAATCATAAAGACATTGATTATAGGAATCCAGAAATCTATAAATATATCAATGAATATTTGATGCCTAAAGGTCTTTTCCAGATTGAATCTGATACAAATTATCGTGTTGCCCAAGTGGTAGCTCCTGACAATTTAGATGAACTTTCTGATGTGGTTGCTCTTGCACGTCCGGGTGCTTTGGCTTATGTGAATGATTATGTGAAAGCTAAGAATACTGGCGAAATGCGCCCGTCTGGTGATGAACATATGGATTCGCTTTTGGGCCAGACAAAAGGCATTCTTTTGTTCCAAGAGACGTTAATGAATATTGCTCATAAAATTTTCGGTTTTACTCTTGAGCGCGCTGATGCGCTTAGAAAATGCGTTTCAGGAGATACTCTTTTTTTAAGCAAGGAAAAAGGATGGATTTCCGTTTCAGAACTCTATAAAAATGGATATGAAGGATTGAACTTTTTTGTGATGGATTTCTCTGGTAGCCATTATTGGAAACCATTAAAGGATTTATGGAGCAATGGCAAGAGACAAGTTATTGAACTTCGCGCTGATGGTTGCGACCCTTTAAGATTAACACCAGACCATAAAATCATGCTGTATGGTGGGAATTGGAGAACTGCTGGGACATTAAACGTTTTTGATTCTATTTGTGGTTGTTCGATGAAAATTTTAGATTCTTTTATGGAAGAAACAGATAGGTTTTCAAAGCGTTTTGAAGCTTTTGGGGCACGAAATGTTGAACTCAAAAGCATTACTCTTTGCGATGGCAAAGAAGAAGTATTCGATTTCACTATCGATAAAGAGACTCCATTTATTGTTGCTAATGGAATGGTCATTCATAATTGCGTTGGTAAGAAGCAGGTGGAAAAGATGCCTCAGTTTGAACAAGAGATTCTTGATGGGGCTAAAAAGAATGGTATTTCAGAAGAAGCCGCTTTGTATTTTTGGCATGTATGCCAAGAGTCTGCAAATTACTCTTTTAATAGATGTTTAGGCCTTAATAATACGGTAGAATTAGAATCTGGCGAAAAAATTCCTCTTTCAAAGGTTAAAATTGGCGACTCCATTAAGGCATTTGATGTTAAAGGAAAGAAAGACTATTTCGTTAAAGTGGTTAATATTTATAAGAGCCAAAATGTATTAGCCGATTTTAAATTATCTGTTTACGAAAGTTTTGCAGATGGTCCATTTTCTTATACAGAAGTCTCTGAGACATTTAAAATTCGTTCGTCTTTCCGTCATAAGTATCTTGATAGTGAGAATTTCAAGATGATTGAAATAATCAAGATATTGAATGATGCTCTTTCTTATGGCTCCCCAACACATATGATTTTGACCGAATCTGGCGAAGCCGAACTTGAAGAGTTTTCGAACATCAAGTTTGAAGATTGCATTGATTTAGAGGTAGATTCCCCCGACCATAATTTTTATTGTAATGGTGTTGTAGTCTCTAATTCGCATAGCATTTCCTATGCCGCTACAGCCGCAAAAACAGTTTATTTGAAATATTGGTTTCCTAAAGAGTTCTTCTGTACCCTTTTAGAGCAAGCTAATGCTGAACCAGACCCGTTTGCTGAAATTGAAAAAATTTCTCAAGAACTTCCTTATTTTGGTATAAAGTTGCTACCTCCTGATTTAGCTAATTCCCATCTTCATTTTGCTATTGAAGGCGACAATATAAGGTATGGTTTAGCATCTATTAAAGGTGTTTCCGCTCAAACGCTTCAAAAAGTAGTTAATTTTAGAAATGATACTCAAAGAGATATTTGTGATATCTATAATTCCGCTAAACGCGCTGGGTTATCTATTGGAGTGTTAAGTTCATTCGCTCAAGCTGGGTTATTTGATAGTTTCTTGAATGGTCATGAACGTTGTTACATGGTTTATACATTGCAAGTAATAAATGTTCTAACTCCGCGCCAAAGAGACGCTGTTTTTGCAATTTATAAAAATAAATTGAATGAATCTTCACAAGATGAGCCTGATTTATTGTTGATTATTTCAGATTGCGTTAAAAACGAAACTAGAGACTCCAATGGAAGAGTTCTATTCCGTGGTGGATTTTCATCTCTACAAGATAAATGCAGAAAGTTTAAAGCTATTTATGAACAGAATAATAAAATGCCAGATTTTGCAGACTGGTATTATGAAAAAAGAGTATTAGGTTATGCTTATTCTAAAAACGTCAAAGACATTTTTGCTGATAAAAGCTCTTCTATGACAGACTGTCAAGAGATTAAACAGTTAGCAGAATATACTACAGTTAAGATAGTTGGATGGGCTTCTGATGATTTTCAAGAGGGGAAATCCAAAAAGAATGGAGAAAAATATTGGCGTTTTTCCATAAATGATGATAAAGGCAAAGTCATGTGTTTAATGATGGATTCCCGAAATGGAAGAAACCCTTCTCTTACTCTAAGTAATTATATTGCAAATGGCGGTAAACGCCCCCATGATGGAAATATAATTGTTGTCGTTGGCTCAAAGAGTAAAGATATTGTTTTTGTTACAGGTCTTTCAATTGTAGAAGAAAAGATTTATTCTAGATTTGCTGATTTAAAAGATGCAGAATAACGATTGTTTTTCGACCCTTGTAAAAGAATTGTATATTTTTTCTCAAAAGGAGAAATGTAGAATTGATTCTTTAAAATGCTTTTTATTCATTATTTTTAATGAACCAACAATTTTCATTTCTGATTATTTGATAAATAGAAATATCTCTCAAGATGTTATTTTAAAACGGATAAACGAGTTAGACCCACATATTTCTGTTGTAGAAGGGTCGATAGATAATGATGTTATTTCCAACGATGATGTTAGTGGATATTTAAGCTCTATATTTTATAATTGCGGGAAGGACCTCAGAAACGATATACGAAAAGAGCACTTATTAAAATTTTTATTGGAAAACTCTTCTACTTGCAAAGATTTTTGTTCATTGTTTTTCGATTGCAAAGATTTAATTGAATTTTTGAAGGCTGTAGAGTGCTGTTTTTATGGTAAAAAAAGTGCTATCAATTCTTTTCTTTCTTATGACAGCAAAGAATCTGCTTTGGATTTATCAGATGAAAAAAGCGTAAAGTTTGATGAAAATGAGTTTGCACAAAATGATAATATTTTTTCTTATTTTCATAATATAACAGATGAAATAAAAAATTATCCCCATCATCCAGCAATTGGAAGAGAGAAAGAAATTTCGAAAATTGTTCATATTTTAAATAAGAAAAATAAACCGAATTGCATTCTCATTGGTGAAGCAGGTGTTGGTAAGACAGCAATTGTTGAAGGACTAGCCTATAATATTGTCAATGGAATTGGTGAAAACGGGTCTTTAGATGGGAGAGAAATCTATTCTTTGAATATATGTCAACTTATTTCTGGAACCTCTTATAGAGGCCAAGCAGAAGAAAGAATTTCTAAAATATTAAATCATTTCGAATTAAGAGATGATATTATTTTATTTATTGATGAAATACATATGATAGTTGGTGCTGGCGGCAAATCAGTTCAAGATTCTTGTGATTTGTCTAATATTCTTAAACCTTATTTATCTAGGGGTAAGATTATCTGCATAGGTGCGACAACTTATCAAGAATATAATGAATATATATATCCTGATTCTGCTTTAGAAAGGAGATTTTCTACTCTTGAAATAGATGAGCCTACTGTTGATTCTGTCAAAATAATTCTTAATGGTATAAAAGAGAAGTTCGAACAGTATCATGAAATTAGATACGGCAAAAATACTATTAAAAATATTATTAGTATTTGCGAAGAGTTTTTTAAGAATAGAAAATATCCTGATAAAGCTATAGATATTTTAGATTCTTATGGGGCATATCTGAAGCTTCATTCTTTACAGGCTAATAAAAAATCATTCTCTTCATTTTGCCTATTTTATTTAACTATTGATGAAGAAAGTCCATCCTTAGGTTTTTCTCATGAGAAGAAAGAAAGTATTGAATCTATTGTTGCCAGATTAGTTTTATGAGTATAAAAAATAATGATATTTTTTGCGCTTCTATCGCAGAAATAAGCGAGTCAGAAAAAAATGTTGTTTCTGATATAGTTAAACAGATTAATGAAAATTCGATTATTCAATTTAATGTTAGTGATATACAACCACATCTCAACACTTTTGAATATGATGTTTATAAAGTATCTTCTATAGATAAAGGTTCTTTTCTTCTAAAAATTTCTTTTGGGGAATCTAAATGTTTAGTCGCTGAATATAATATTCTTCGCTCTATTTCTTCTCTGAATTGTGCTCCTAGCGCAATGAATAAGTTTCCTATTAGTTGTTTTGCAAGTGAAGGATTGGCTTTACTAACAAATTTTATATCAGGTCCTTCTGTTGCAGAGTTCGGAATTAATAATGTTTTTTCGGACGAACAAGAGATAGAAAGATTTTTTCGAGTGTTAGCTCAAATTAGTTCTATTGATACTAAAGACATAGCGTTTTGCCGAACGGAGCCTAGTATAGCACAAAATGTAGGAAAATTGTCTCCGATTTTCGGAGAAGATTTTTTAGAAAAATTTAAAAAGATAGTAAATTTTGATGATTTTACTTCTGAATTAGATAGAATAAGATTATCTCTTACTGTTCAATCTTCTCAATTTGATTTAGGGAAATTAGTTAATGCGTCATTATATCCTGACAATATTATTTTCCCTAGTGGAAATGAAAGAAAATATCATAATCACTATATTTTAGATTGGTCACATTCTTTTATAGGGAATCCATTGTATGATTTCATGAATTTTATATTAGAGAACAGATTATTTGAGTATTCTGATTATTATAAATCTATTTATTTTAAGGAGTTCTCTAAGATTGACTCTAAATTAGCGGCGGAAATGAAGTATATGTATATTGAATATTTCAATTATTTTATTGTTTTAAAATTCTGGCTCTCTATTGTTGAATATATGAAATTATGTATAGAAAGCGAATTTTCTTCTATTTTTAAGATAGAACATGTTAGGTTCATTGAGACATTAAATTATTTCAAATCTAATATTTACAAAATTATTCCTTCATGTTCAAAATTAGTTGATAAATTTATGAATTTAGTTTATAATTAAATATGTTAAGTATCTATAAGCCTAATTCTAAAAATTCTGGTCATGCGGCGCATTTTAGTTACAATCCCGAAGAAAAATGCCTTTTTGTTAGCATGATTAAACAATCATCGTGGAATGCTCAAACTAAAAATGGGAGTTTTAAACAAGATTCAAAAGACCCTACAAAATCAATTTCTGCTAAGTTTAATGCTGTTGAATTAGGCAAATTTATAAACGCTTTTGAAAGGAGAGTTCCTGTCAATTTGTACCACCAATCCGATGGTGGAAGTTCTAAAATTAATTTAACACCAAAAACATCGAATAATGATGATGGGAGCGTATCACATTATTTTAATTTTACCATTTCAAAAAGTCGAGATTTAAGTTTTTATATTTCTTTCGATGAAGGAGAAACTGTTGCATTGAGAGAAGGCTTGAAAATGTGTTTGACTAATATTATGAAATCTAATATTATGAAAGCTCAAGAAGATAGAAAAAAATATGGGAAGACCACGGAAAAACGAGATTAAAGGAGCCGAAGCAATAGAGGACAATAAGAAATTCGAGTTTTTGAACGAGAAAGGAAAACCGAATTTTTTTGAAATAAAATGGCGCGAACTTGTTGATGAAACTTTTCTCTACATAAACGAAAACTATTATGTGCGGAAAGAAAAATCGGTTCCAGAAAATGTTTCAAGCGCAGAAGACGATGGAGTAATTATCCGTTTAGCTGGTCTTCGTGATTTAGCCAGAAGGCATGGATTTAAATCTACTCGCTATGAGACATTGCATCTCGATAACGATAATTGCGTTATGCGTTGTAGGATAACTTGGGAACCTACATCGTATAATGGGTATAGAGAGGTCGCTACCGAAGGTATTGCTTCTGCAAATAGAGAGAACATGTTTGGTATCGCTTTCAAATTTAAAGAAGCTAATGCGTCTAATCGGGCATTTGCTAGAGCAGTAAGAGAATATTTTTGTATTTCCTCTGCATGTGAAGAAGAATTGGATAAACCTAGTCTTTTGAAGGAAGTTGATGCCGCACCTACAGATATTAAGCCTAAAAATTTAAGGTCAAATAAAGTTTTAGAGAAAACAGTTTCAACTTTCCTTGATATTGATACTTTTCTAGAATTTAGAGAGAAGTATGTTAAGCCTAATCTTGAACTTTTCTGCCTTGATGATACCTTCTTTTCTTATGAAAAATATGAAGATATTCCTAGCGATTTATGCAAAAAATTGACTGCGGGAATTAGGAAAATGAAAAAAAATAGTTGAAAAAATATGTTTTTAAATAAGACAACCACACCTTTTGGGTGTGGTTGAATTGAACTCGCCATTGTTCATAAAATTGAAAAACAATCGCTATGTATTATTAATTACACAATTAATAGATAGAACGTTCTAAATTTCTAAATTCTTTTTCGGAATACCAAATTTCATTTATTTGAGGGATATAAGTCCCTTCAATTGTTTGTATTTTTGTCCCTTTTTTTATCTTCAAGATTGATGGTTGATAAATATTCAATTCTTCTATTGAGTTCTGATATCCTTTTTCGCAAGAACACGCACTCGTTAGAATTAACGCCAGAATTCCTAAGTTCTTCCAACCTACCAATCTTTTCATACTTTTCCTTTTCGTAAAAGTCTATTTTATCAAAAATAAAAGATTGATTTTTTAGTTTTAAATATTCAATGCCAAGTTCGATAAGATTATTCAGGAGTTGAATCATCTTTCTTAACAGACTTTTGGGATTTTTTTATTTCTGTAATCAATTTATCTACCTCTTGAATTGTTTCTTCAACATCATTCAAGACTTCATCATCTCTTTTGGTAGAGGTCTTCTTAATAATAATACCTGCTATACCGCAGAGTATCAATAGAGTAGGAAGAATTGATATTTCCCAATTTGCGATAAGATAATCTAATGCCTCTTGCATATAGATAATTACAGTAAATTCACTGACGCAGTGAATTTCCGTTTTATAGTAAATTTCAATATTAAGTTTCAAAAATTTCTTTTACTGGAATTATTGTTCTTTCATCTATTTTTCTGAAAAATAAATACCCTTCTTTCCTTAATTTTTTTATAAAAGCCTTTTTCACTTTGAAATATGTTTTTGGTTTTTTTCTTTTCACATATTTGCAATAAGGTTTTGATGTTGGAACTTTCCAATTAACATATGTTGTTGTTTGTTTATAAAAATCAATATCTTCATAATTACAAAGAGAAATATGGTAATGTTCATCAGCAAAATTGGTATTTTTGAAGTATTTTTTTAAATTGTCTTTTGTTCTTGAAAAATAAATGGCGGTATTTCTATCAAAAATCCACCATTGAGATGAGAATGCGAAATGAATTTTATGTAGGAATGATACACTTTCAAAATTAGAACGTTTCCAACGGAATTCTAAATTTTCTTTTAGAGATTCATTTGAGAATATTGGCAAATTCAAAGATAATATTCTATCAATAGTCCGTGATATATCGTATAAAGGACAATGAGACTCGCTTATAAGCACAAATGCTTGATTATCCATATCGCCAAGAGCTTCTTTAAGCAATTCATTTTCTGCTTCGACTAAACTAAATTCTGCCCAGCCAGTTTCAACATGTTTTTTTATTTGCCTATCTTTCAGAAATTTGAAATTAGGTTCTTCTTTTGCATGGACATATAAGTTCCATCTTTTATCTTTTTTATCAAAAAATCTTTCCCAAATATCTATTCGATTAAAGTTTGCGTTAGTAAGTAAAAGGAATGCAACTTTTTTCATATTTCCAATTCAAATCTTTTATCTTTTTTATTTTCAGAGAATCCCATGTATGATATTATAAATTGTTTGTATTTTTCAAAATTGTCTCTTGGACAAAATGAGAACCAAAATTTATTGCATTCATATTTTTTTTTAATGATATCTAATGCACAAAAAAAGTTTTTTTTTGCTAAAAAAATATCTCTTGAAGTATGAAAAGCGAAAAATATTTCTATAGAATCAATATGTTTAATGAATGTTGCAAATCCAATATTTTTATCATCCTTAATATATAAAGTATCATATTTTCCTTCGACGGATAAATCAATCATTTGATTAACGAAAGATTCTTTCGCTCGTAAAGTTCTTCCGTATATTAGTATATTTTTTTCTTTAGAAAATTTAAGAATTTCATTTTTTATTTTCCAAGCCATATTCTGGTCTTTCAGGAAACAAAACTTCCCTTGGATATCTTTTTTCTCTTGACTGCTCATGTCACTAGTGTAATTTATCTCTATCAAGATTCAAGTGTAAAAAATTCCGATGTCTCTGCCTAATACTGTTCCACAATTGACTGAACAACAGAGAGAATTTTTCAGTCGAGGATATGAAGAAAATGTTCAAGAGCTTTTATCTTTTGAACCTTCTTCTCTTATCACCCTATATGAAATGACATATGGAGAATCAACTTATCGTTTTTTTCCCGGGGTTATTGAAACAGAAAAGGATGGTAAATTGACAGGCTATTCTTTTACAAAAGAATTAATTTATAATGGCAAAAAATACTTTCCAATTCCATGCGAAGCAGATGGGTTCGAAATGAGTGTCGGGAATAAGTTCCCGAGGCCAAAAATAAGAGTATCTAATATTGTTAATAAGTTCAGAAGCCCTAATGTTGATGAAGAAGGGTATGGATATATGTCTTGGCATAGGTTCATATCGACAATGATGCGTTCATATAATGATTTACGGAATGCTCGCATTAATAGAAAAAAGACTTTTTTAAGATTTATTGATGATATTAATTTTGATGGCGGTAATCCGTTTGGAGTTCCTAATCCATATGCTGTAATTGAGGATTCAAGTTGGGTTATTTCTCAAAAGTTAAATGAGAATAAATTTTTCGTAGAATTAGAATTAACTTCTGTTTTTGACGTAGAACAGAGCTATACTCCAAACAGAAGATTCGGAGCGAGATATTGTGGATTTGTTTATCGTGGGGAAGGATGTCAATATTCAGGTTTGCCAAAGAGAGATAAGAATGGGGATTGGTTTAAAAGCGTCAATGCAGTAACTGGGATTAAGGAAGACGTAGTGCTTATCCCTCAATGGCCCAATCAAATATTAGAATATGACCCAACTAGCAATTATAAAGTTGGAGATGTATGTTTTTTGATTTCTCCTGCAACTTATTGTCTTAATGAAGAAAGTAACGATGAAATAAAATATAATATTGGAGGAATAAATCTTGATTTCCAAACAGTAAAAACATTCTATGTTTGCATAAAAGCTAATGATTCTTCCAACAAGCGCGACCCAGCTATTAACCCTGATTACTGGTCTCCTGATTCCTGCGATAAGACTCAAGCAGGATGTTGTTTAAGATTTGGCGAAGAAGGATATTCTTTGTATGATAACAAACAGGTTTATAAGCAATTACCTTTTGGGGCATTTCCCGGGGTTGACCCATTAACATATGTATAAAAATGAAAGATTTAATTTTTTGTGACTCACTTTCTGAGTGCCTTCAAAGAATAGAAAATGAGTGCTTAAAAATGCCCACACTTGAAAATTGCGGTTTTTTAGGCTATAATCCAAGACATAAAAGTTTTGTGGTTGCTATTTGCGATAATAAGTGCAATAAGCCGCATGAATCATTTTTAATCAGTCCATACGACCATTTAGATTTTTTGATAAGAAATAAAATAATAGCTGTTTATCATAACCATTTAAAAGAATCTACTCCTTCTGCTTATGATAATTTAGGCTGTAGAAATACTTGTCTGCCATATCTTATTTATGGGGCTGGAGATAATAATTTTTCTTTAATTTTACCCAAGATTTTAGATAAGAAATCTTCTTATTTAAAAGGAATTAAAGATTTAAAAAGTATCATAATTCATGACTATGAGCAGGGAAAAGTATATCGTTGAGTTTAAAGGAATTTTAGGCACTGAATATGATTTAAAATACGAAACGTATTTTACTGATATTAAAGATATCATAAAAGAGCTTTGTTCAAAATTAAGAGGTTTTAGAGATAGAATTATTCGCTTATCTAAAGATGGATTTGAATATACTTTAATGAAACAAGATGGGAAATTTATTATTCTTCCTATTATTTGCGGCGCGGGAATTGGAAGAATATTTAAGGTTTTAGTTCCTGTTTTAGCGGTTGCTGGGGCTATTTTTACCGCTGGAGCTTTAACGGCGGCGTTATTATCAACAACCATTTTAGGAATGTCAGCAGGGACAATGCTTATGATTGGCGGCGCATTACTTGCTATTGGAACGCTTCTCTCTAAACCTAGCGGTGGCGGCCAAGGCGCAGAATCAGATACGTCTGCTAATAAGACATCTAATTATATGGGATTAGAACAAGGTATTCCTTCGGGAACGCCAGTCCCTTTAGGGTATGGAATGATTTTAGTTCCCGGAACGTCTATCTACGCTTCTTTGAATTCCATAAGGGGAAACGTCGAAGTGCAAGATTATCTCCAAGAGAGCGGAAGATGAAACACTTTGAAGTAAAAAAAATCATTGGTGGTGGTGGTGGTGGTGAAGCCAAACAGGAACCAGCAAAATTAAATCCGCCTGACCCTGATACTGTCGAAGATGTTCTTGTTAATAACATGGCTTTCCAAGCTATTGATGTTATTTCAGAAGGCCCCATTGAAGGTTTTGTTAGCGAAGCAGGGGAAAATGTTGTTGGAGAAGATATCCCTCAAGCTATTTATTTAGACGAGGTTCCAATGATGAACCTTTCTGGTTCTTATAATTTTCAAAGATTTGCTTATGATACTAGATTAGGTTTTTCTAATCAAGACACATTAAGAGGGTTTAATCGTCCTTCAATGGAATATAATGTCAATCGTTCTTTATTTGGGCCGCATTTATTCCCTAACAATAGGAGTGATGGGCAAGCTAAAGAAGGATGGAACTCCATTGACGTTCGTTCCGCTAATGATAATAAAGATTTCTCTAAATGGTGGGACACAGCTTCAAAATATATTAATGAAACTGCTGACCCTGCAACATATATAATTAAAAATAAGGATTGTATTTATTTTTCTTTTACAATAGGCATACAACAATTATTCGACACTTGTTCTATCGATGGAGGTCAAGATGGCTCTTTGAGAAGTAAAAAAGATAATAGGATTCCGGGAAGTATATCAGGCAAAGAATATAAAGCTGCAGTCAATTATGCTACACTTTGTGAATTTGATGTAACTTGGGGTCGTGTTACTTTAGATGGCAAAGAAGAAGTTGCTGGTAAAAAGCATTATGTTTTGTATGGGATGGCGACATCCCAAGTTTTTATTGATTTTGGTGCTAACAACTATTTTGAAAATCCATATAAGGTTTTTCAGGGAGTCATTTCAAATAGAAGACCGGGTGTTAATATGGATAAATATTTTTTTCCGGAGAATTGGAGTGGAGAAGATACTTCCTATAAATTTTTAAGGGTGGCTAAAACAACTCCAGAAACTTATTCTACGCTCATTAAACGTACTGTAGCACTTTCTAAAGTTTGTGAGTATTCCCCTATGTTCTTGCAATATCCATTATGTGCATTAGGGGCTGTTAAAAGCGATGCAAGAACATTTTCCAATGTTCCTAAACGTGCTTATCTAGCGAGACTAATGAAAGTTTTCGTCCCTAATAATTACCAACCGATGATAACTGAATATGAAATCATCGGTTACGAAAAAGATAGCAAAGGTAATTTTATTCTTGACGAAGAGGGAAATAAAATTCCTATTTATAAGGAGCACAAAAGGGATAGAAGGCGTTATAAGAGAGCGATTGATAAGCCAACAGAAGAAGAAAAATTACAGGTTTATGTTGGCGAATGGGATTATATTTCTTTGGTAAAGAGATGGACAGATAATCCAGTTTGGATAACTTTGGATTTATTGACTAATTCTAGGTATGGCCTCGGTTCCTTCATTTCAATGGAAGACATTGATATGTTTTCGTTTTATGAGGTAGCAAAATATTGTGATGGGGTAGATGAAGAAGGGAACTTTATTGGGTTTTCTAATGGTTTTGGTGGTCTAGAGCCAAGATTTTCCTTTTCTGCTACTTTAAAGGACAGGATGAAAACGTTAGAAGTTGTTAGTTCAATTTTAGGTTTAATAGATGCCTCTCTTTATTGGAATAATGGTAAGATTTCTTTAACTCATAAAGAATCTAATTCACGAATTAGAGCGTTATTTAATAATAGAAATGTAGTAGATGGATTATTTATCTATACTTCTTCCAGAAGAGATGAAAGATATAATTTGGTTGAAGTAACTTATAATGATGAAACAGATTTATATAAATCTAAAGTTGAATATGCAATGAACGAAAGCGACTTGAAAGACAATGGAGTCGTAAAAGTCGCTATGAATGCTTGGGGATGTTGTTCCAAAGGAATGGCGCGAAGAATAGGAGATAGATTTTTGGTCCAATCATCTCAGGCTATCCAAACAGTATCTTTTTCTGTAGGATATGATGCTTTATTATTACAGTTAAATGATTTGTTTTTGGTTGATGATGATTTAATAAATTTAACAGTTAATTATGCGCGATTAGTTGATATTCATGGTCCAGACGCAGATGATTATTTATCTTTTACTGTAGATACCATTTTAGATTTAGAACGCGCTGATATCGACGGAGAAATCATTATACAAGTTTATAGGAGTAATCCTAATAAATCCTTGGGGGGAGCTGGACAACCTACACCAGAAACTATATTTCAATTAGTTTCTGATAAATGGGCTATTGGGGTAGAAGAAACAATTTTTTATGTTCATAAGAAATATGTTGGCCCAGATTTTAGTGGATTTTATATAGGTTCTGTTGTTTCTATTTCTTTAAAAGATAATTCTACTCAAATTTATAGATTATCTACTATTAGGGATGAAGGTAATGGTGTTTATACTGTTGTAGGAACATATGTTTCTAGAGAACAGTATGAAGAACTTGCTACTCCTTTACAAAATCATTATAAATCTATTGCAAAATTAAAGTCCTCTCCTTTAATTTCTAATGACCCAGTTTTATACGCTTCGAATAGCGAAAATTATAATAAAGATTATCAAGATATGTCTGATGATGAGTATGATAAAATGATGGGTATTCTTCCTGCTCCAGATAATCTTGCTGTAAAAGAATCTTTTGATAGTCCAGAGACAGGGTATTTAGGAAGATTAACTTTAACTTGGGATGCTGTAGAACACGCTTCCGCTTATAAGATTATCGTCAAAAATTCAGCCAATCAAGTTTTTATAGATATTACAGTTTCTGCCGATAGAGATACTTCTTATTATTTTAGTGCCGAATCAGATAAATATTATTTTTATATGTGGACATTAAATGCTGATGATTTAGCAAGTCGATATCCATCTTCGATTATCCATTATTTTGTTGATGAGGCTATGACTCTAAGAAGTCCAGAAATAACTATGTTGAAGGCAGAAGGGAGAAGATAAGATGAAGAGTTTTGATTTAGCACCAAGAGTTTCTTATAAATTTTCTGTAGAGGGGAATCCTGTTCTGTATGTTGAAGGAAAAGATAGGTCTGGTAAAAGATTAGTAAAAGCCACAGATTATTTAGCTTCTTTATATTCTCCATTTCTTCAATTTTATATGAGAACAAATGAAGATTCCCCATATGAAGAAATTAGGGCGCAAACTATTGACCCCAAATTGGATATTTATCCAGAGAATGATAGGAAGTTTGATGTTTTAGTTAAATTATGGGATAAAATGCCGTTGGATGAAGAATATACTCATTTTGACGAAGCGAATGCATTGATTACTATTCCTTCCCCGGAAATTTCTAATGTGATTGTTCAGGATTGCCGAAGAAGGGCAAGTGATTGTGGCGCAGAGATTGAATATGATTTATCTCCTATCATGGGAGAAATCCAAATGAATGTATATTTTTCTGCCGGATGGAAATTTCTTCAAAAAATTGAAGTCTATGGTTCTAAAGATGAACCTGATTTTCCTATTGATGATGAGCATTATATTATGACATATTGGTCATTTGGAGAAAGTAAAATTCATCAGTTCTCTATCACTCAAGTTGACCCATATTATGATTATCATTTTACTTTAGTCCCTTATGATAATATTGGAAAAGGTATTGTTTTTAGAAAAGGCTATGGATATATGTGCCCTCAGCAAGAGGAACCTTCATGTATGGTTGTCAGTTGTATTGATTTTTTAGCTGGCTCTCGTGGAGAGGACCCAGTAGCTATTGAACAAAATACCGCTTTTTCTGTTGTTAATTCAGAAGAGCCGCTAATTTTTGATGGTTTTCCTATTGCAATGTGGCAAACCGCAACATACTCTATTCAAGCTAAGTCGGATTCTGGCAATACTTATTTTAATGAATACTATCTAACTCTCAATAATGCTGGCGAACTAGTGAATACTTCTGTCGGTGGCGAACATATGAACATGGGGGCTTCTCCTTTGGAATTCAAAGTTTCTCATTATATTACTTCTGGCTATTGTGGACTATTGTTGGAAGTTTTTGGAGAAGGATTTGCTAATGATAGAAGAAATGTCCATTATGGAGCTTTAGTTCCTTCTGATACTGTTGTCCATACTAAAGCACAGGATGAAGCACCATTCTTTGTTATAGAAGGCACGCAAGTATTAAATTATAGCGAAATTTCATATATTGAAATCATCTATCCAAATAGCTGGTCGCCAAGTATTTATAATACTTATAAAAAAGCCCAAATTTGTACTCGAAAGAAAATAATTATTCCTAGCGAATGGGTTGGTCAACCAGATACAGAATATTGGGAATACACGTCTATTCTTGATTCGGCCTCTTGCGAAATAATTGTTTCTCCAGAAGAAGGCGTAGTTAAAGTAAGATTTCATTTTCCCAAGTTTTCTACCGAGCCTTTTGCTCCTAATCAAGAGGATGCAGTAGTTTTTAATAGAGATTCTGATGAATATTATTTAAATATAATTGATGAAGATGGTTCTAATCCTGGTCTAAATTGGTTTCCATTTAGAACATCGAAAATTGTCTCTCCTAAAGCTCAAGATAGATTTCTAAAAATCCCTGTTTCAGATGATTTAGGAGGGGATGTTTGGATGGCTAGTGCATGTGGTGTAGAAACATATGGACTTTATCCTTATCAATACTCTTATCCTTATCGAGGTGTCAGGCCTCCACAAGAGCCTAGAGATGCTTCCGGTGATTGGCCTTTAACTGATAATTCTATTGATTTATTTAAAAATGGGTGGATTATGGTAGGTAATATTTTTAATAGTTCGTCTACATTAAAATTGCAAAAATTATATTTTATCGTTAAAGATTCTTCCGTTGCCGATTCTGTTGTTTCGTCTAAAATAAGATTGGAAATTAATCGTGTTTCTGATAATGATGAGGATATCTATTATAAAACGACCGAACCAGCTCAACATGAAGATGCATGGAATGGCTATAGCATAATAAGTTTTAGCGATTTATCTATGCCTTATGATGGTTCTTCTCCAGAAGGATGGAGATTGTATGCTGTTCAAGAGGATGGAAGTACATATGAAGGATTATTTGTTAGAACAGTCGATAAAGAAGAAAAACTTAAAGATTGGCAAGTTCGATTTTTATCTTCTTTTAATTCAAAAACAAAAGAAAAGATTCCTAAGAAAAATGAGAATTCTCCAAACTCTTATTTTTATACAGGAAAGAGAATTGGGGCATTTGCTTATGCAGACCCCTATTATCAGTTAAAGCACCCAGTTGTTGTTAAAGGATTTAGGACAACATTCTAAAATGAGTTTGAGACAAGAAATGTTAAAACGTCGGTTGAAAAATTCTTCTGTTTGGTATAATAGACCTGCAAAAGCGACGGGCGAACAAATCAAACGGACTTATTCCAAAGAACCGAGCAAGCTGTTCTGTTCCATTAGACAAAGTTCGCAAGAACCCTCTCAGAGACTTATGAATCTCATGAAAGAAGTTGCAGACATAAATAGAAAAGACGCAAACCTGCTTTCTGATGAAAGCGAGGTCGCGCGATAATGTTAAATCCTGCCCCTTTTCAGGTGCTATAGGAAAGTAACTGAACTACATTATTCTAAAGAAAACACTTTATTTCCGCAATCCCAAATAATAGAATAGCCATTAGCAAGCATATTTTCTTTTTCTGTCATTAGTGGGTCAAACTTTTTAAGAATATCTTTGAGTTTGTGCTTTTGAAACTGATTTCTAGAAAATCTTCTTATGTCTTTGACATAAAAATAGTTTGGTTGACTGTCTTTTAATTCTATAAATCCAAGTTTTCTATAAAGATTTCCATCGCTCCATCTTTTATCTGCATAGGAAATAATAGAACCAGAATGATGGTTTCTAAAATGATTTAATAATTTAGAAGCCCCACCTATTATATTGAAATTAGGAATAGTACAATATCTAAGAAGCTCCCAATCATAATTTTTGTTGAAGCGGCTTTTGCCAAAAGTCATTACAGCTATTAGCCTGTTTCTTTTAAATAATCCATATCTCACAGGAGAAGATACATTTCCTTGAATATGATATTTATCTAAAAATTTTTTACTTTCATCATTAGAAATTGGAGATATACGGCATTCCCTTGCCCCTATCTTATAAGATGCTTTGCCGAGAATATATTTAATTCGATTCTTGACAATTTTATTTTTTTCTCTCCATTCGTCTTCAAAAATATGGATTAGAAAAATCCCCTTTTCTTCACACTGTTTTGTTTTCTTTAGATGATAGTTTCTATCTTTTCCATTTTTAGATGAATGCCAATAGAGACCATCGCATTCAATAGCGATATTTCTAGAAGGAACAAATATATCTAATTCTTTTTTATCAGGAAGAACTTTCTTATTGTAAGTAAAATCTATGTTTAATGAATAGATAAAGCCTCGTATTTTTTTCTCGAATGAAAAAGATGAGACTTTATCGCAAGATGGGCATCTCATGTCTCTGTATATATTCAATAATGGAGATGAGAAAACTTTATTGCATTTTAAGCACTTTAGTTCAATTTGATTTGAAGTCTTATAATCATCTCGAAGAGTAATTACTCCATAATTTTTTTCTCTGGCTCTCTGAACTAATATTTCGTATTTTCTATCGTTATGACTTTTTTGTTGCTTTTCTTTATAAGAAGAAGATGCGTGACTACATTTTGATGAACAATAAAATGTTGGCCTAGTATAGGACTTATAATAGTTCATCTTTTTTCCACATAACTTACATTTTTTTAATTTTAGATTATTTATTATGCAGTAAAGAAATATTTGTTCTGTTTGATATTCCTTATGTTTTTCTAATGCTTTTTGGCAAAAACATAAGATTGAAGAGTTCTTTGCTATTACATATCTTAGCCTTGTAATATCGGCTCCTGCATACAGGCATCTTAGTTTACTCAATGTTACCTTTTCATTTATTGGAAATAAAGGAAGAGCAGGTAACTTTACTGTACTACGCTTTTTTTTAGAGGCATCTTTTTTATGAGAAAATTGATATGTTGCTGAACAAGACCTACTACAAAATATCTTTTTATTCTTTATGCATTGAGTATAGCTTAATTCTTTTCCACAAACAGGGCACTTTTTTATCTCAATGTCGTTTGCTATAGATATGATATAATATCCGACTTTTTCATAATACGAATATTTCTCTATTTCACTTTTGGCGTACTCAACTATCTCTGGATTGTCCTTGAGTATTTTATGTAAAGTTCTTGGATGATGTATTCCTTTAAATAGCCTTCTTATCTCTTGTTTCATCAAGAGATATTACAGCAAAACCTTAGTGAATGTGCATTAAAAAATACAAGCCATGACATAATATTCATAACTCGTTTAATTCCAATCTGAAAATTGTATGTGCATCCAATCCAAATTAGACCTTCTGCCTAAAGAATAACATCCATATTTTTCTAAAATATCAAAAAACTCTTTATATTCTGGTCTGGCAAGGCGAGCCTTATCTTTTTTCATATGATAAGTATTATTTTCGGCATCAAAGTCCAAAGCTAAACCATAGGCGTGCATGCTATAAACAGAACCAGCAGTTGTTTTTCTAAAATTGTAGGAGCCAGAATAATTATAGATTCCCGGAACCTTTTTTACGGCTTCCTCAACTGAACCATATTTATTTTCATAATAATCGGCAATCTCTTGTAAAGCTTTTGAAAGATTATCTTTTACCAATTTATGAATTCGAATAGTCTTAACGGGGTTTCCTTCATATTTCAAGGGATAATTAGCTGGAATAGGAACATTTACTAAATTACTTTCATCCCCTGCTCTTCCATAAACAGAGTTATTTGTACGGATTTTGGATTGCGACAATATATTAGAGTTCAAAGGAGTTTCTATCCCCATCTTTTCCATAATTTTTGAAATAGTATTTTGTCCTGCAATACCGTCTGCTGTTGTTCCAATTGCAAGTTGGATAGATTTCCAATTTTCATCGCAACCAAAATAATTACTCAATGCCTTCAATGTATTTTTACCTGCGTATCCATCGGCATCAATATTAAGTTTCTTTTGAATTGGTTTCCAATTAACATTATAAACAAGGTTCATATATTCAACTTATTATTTTTTCTTTTCTTCAATTGCGGAAGAGCTTAAAACTCTTGCTATTTTATGAGGTATGGTTTTTAATGTTCTCATTTCATCTTCATTCAGATTTGTTTCCCTTAAATAATGGAATGAAATGAAACCAATATTGGCTCCGAATTCATTATCTAAGGGTAAAGTATACTTACTTTCTACCCCACCCTCTATTAGCATTTGAACAAGAAGCGGGTCTTCATTATTATCATTTTTTTTACTTATATGGAAAACAGAAGGGTTTTCCTTTTTTCCTACATCCCATTTTCTAAATATGACATATGGAATATTTAGGTAGTTTGGAGAAACGCTTGTGATTCCCGTGTTAAGGCTTTCAAAAGCGCATGACACTTTCAGGAGATGATTTCCATTTGCAAATATCTCTCCATTATGATATAAGAAAATCAGAGCACGGTCAGCATCGATAGATTGTCTGCAATCTCTTAGACAAGACTGTATGATTTTATTTTTCATAATAGAAGATGAAATTTCATTTATTACCCCTTTCTCTTTCTCTGAATTATTTTTAGATTTATTTAAATAATGATATCCAGTACCTCCGACCCCTACAGCAATGATGTACCCAATCAAGTTTGCGATGGAAATGATTGTGTCATGAATTGATGTTTCTGCGATAAAATTGAACATATTTTAATTCCTTAAATGAAGAAAATTCACATCATTCTACTTTACACCAAGAGCATAATTCAACCTGAAAATACAAATGTCTATTCGTTTTTAAAAGAAAATTCTTCTTTAAAAAGGGATAGCAATATCACTTTTTCTGAAATTGACAATGAACGAGGGGAAATGTTAGAAATTCTTTTTAAAGAAGAAGCTTTCAAGTATGACAGTTTAGATTATCTAATAGGAATAGATTTGGATTATTTATTTATCCCTAGTTCTAAAATTGAAGAAGCCATTTTTTCCTTCATAAAGGATGATGTTGATGAATTAGATTTCCCTTTTTTATGTGGAATTAAAAAACATTCTCTCCTTAAAAATAATAGGTGCATTCTTCGAGAAATGAATCTTGATGCTTTTGATTCTTTGAATGCGAGAGATATTTCTTTTGAAAATATTCTTAAGCTAAAACAATTTTTGTTTGATAGGAAAATATTGTTTGTTGATTTCTATATTCAATCAAAAAAAATGCCAATTTTTATTGCTTTAGATAAACCATTCATTTCTTCTTCTTCTTCTATAGATTATTTAAGTATTGGGGACGATAATCCTATATTTTCCTTTCTGGAATTTCAAAAAAAAGAAAGCATTTTAGATGAAATTCTAAAGTTAGATGAATACCATTCCCTTTTCTATATCAGATTTTCATATATTGGATTAAACAAAACAGATAAAAATATTATAGAAATAAAAATCCATGATTTTCCCAGTTCTTATTTAGATGATAGGAATGGGATTCTTTGCATTTTTGGTTCAAAAAATGATATACATCATTATTTGAGAAAAAACGAAATAGTTAAACTTTTTCTTGAAAAAAAATGACTGATTTAATTATTATTAATGTTCCAGATATAGTCTATCCTAATTCGTTTTATGGAGATATTGATTATCTTTTCAAAAATAGAACATTAAAAAAATATTCAGAAACGCAGACTGTATATCTGACACATAATAGGAAAGTATTCTTAGAATTAAAAAATAGAGGATTTAAAACAGAACTTTCGTTTTTGGATGGAGAATCCAACAATTCTATAGTAGAGCCATTTTTGTCTTTAATTTCTTCTGTATATATTCTAAAAAAAATTAATCTTGATGATATTAGAAATATAGCTATATTAAATAATATTTATTTGTTAATAAAAGATTTAGAAGATTTAGATTTAGATTTAGATAATTCTATTAAGTTTGATAATGATAATATTATCTATGGAGGGAAAATGCCTATTCTAATTCTATCTTCAATATTTCATGATAAGTTTCTCCAAGAGAAAAAAATAGACTTTGATTCAATGCAAAATATTCTCAATTCTTTGAATATTAATTTGGAAGAGAAAAAAATAGTCCATCTATATGCTTAAAGAAAAAAACGAATATATATTCTCTTTTCGACTTCTGGAAGAGCTATGGAGAGAAATCCTTATTGATAATCTGCGGGGACTTTTGCACGTTAAATCTTTTTCTGAAATTATTGTTTCTTTTGAAAATTCAAATGAATTAAATGTATTCGACTCTAAATATACTTTAATAGGGAAAGGATTCAATTTTGATAAAATTGAGGGGGATGTTCTTCATCTAATTATCTCTATGAATGGGTTTATATCTTATTCTCCTTTGATAAGGAGTATTATCTTTAAATTTAAAGATAATATATTTATTGGTAATTATGATAAAAAAAATGGAATATATGATGATGTATTAGAGTATTACTGCGGCAAAAAGAAGATTTCTTTTTTTGAAGAGAATAAATCCTTTCATTTAAGAATTTCTCCATTATCATTTTTTTCTTCTAAAAGAAATGAGTATATAAAAGGCAAAGATAATTATATAGTTAAGGATATTTTAGATGAAGACATTTTTATAGACGAATTTTATCTTTATTTTTATTCCAATGGTATTCTTAATGCAATCAGAAAAGAAAAAGTTAATTTAATTTAATGAGCAAAGAGAGATTTGATATTTTATTCGACAAAGTTTATGTAGTATCTCTTCCTTCTGATATTAAAAGAAGAGAATCTATCGCCCAAGAGTTGTCTTGTTATGGGCTAGAGCCATCATTTGTGGATGGGGTTCAGATGAACTCTATTGCGGATAATGCCTTCCTTTCAGTTGGCTTTTGGAAGGAGAAGGAGAAGGAGAAGGAGAAGGAGAAGGAGAAGTTTGTAGAGTATAGAAAAAGAGCCTGTGGTGCATATTTAGCTCATCTTCAAGCTCTTCAAAAAGTATTTGATTTTAATACAATAAAAAGTAAGTGCGGGATGATTCTTGAAGATGATGTGATATTAAGTTCAGGCTTTAAAGATAAAGTAGTCAAACTTATTGATTCCTTAGAAGAGAGAGAAGATAGTTGGTTATGTTGTTCTCTTCAAAGAAGATTGTATCAAAATGTTTGTCACGATAAAACAGAATCCTCTTTGTATTTTAAGGGGACAACATATGGACATCAAGGATATATCTATAATAGATATTGCGATAAAAATCTTCTTGATTGTTTTTTTTCTGTTTTGCGTTGGGGATGTAACGAAGAAATAGATAGTTTTTATGTTCGATTGAGTAGATATTTTCCGATATTTGGAACTAACATTTCTATCTTGAGAGCTTCAGAAAAGTTCGAGTCTAATATTTCATTAGATAAAGATTATTTGAATAAAATTTAATTTATTTATGAAAGAAATTTTAGGGAGAAAAGATTTTGAGTTAAAAGTTGAGAAAGAGAAAGGGATTGTTGTTGTTAAGTTTTATAAGAATGATTGTCCTCCTTGCGAAATGATTCAATCAAGTTTAGAAAACTGGGAAAAAGAAAATGAAAATATCAAATTTTATGGGTGTGAGTTTAAATATAGGGGAAACTGGAACATAGCTATGAGGTATAAAATAAACGCCTATCCTACAATTTTGACTTTTAAAAATGGTATAGAGGTGAATAGAAATATTGGGACTAGACTGGATAAGAATAGCATATTGTATAAATAATTGATTGATAATATGTTATTTCTTAAAATTTCATCAAAAAATAAAAATCCTGTAAAAAATAGTATGATTATATTGTTGCATTATTTATTTTTTATGCTATTTTCTAATTTTGCTTTTGCAGAAAATAATACTAATAATGAAAGTTTGATTAGATTTGAAAAAAATACAGATGTTAGATTTGAAAGCCCTATTTCTCATGAAGTATTAGATGGACATTTTTCTGGTGTTTTGCAAGGAACTGGAAAAACTTTTTTAGAGGTTCAAGAATATTATAATATAAGTGCTACTTTTTTAGCAGGAATTGCAATTTTAGAGAGTGGTAATGGTACTTCAAAATTAGCTAGATGTAAAAATAATGTCTTTGGGTTAAAAGGGAAATCTTTTAATTCTGTGGAAGAATGTATTTGGTATGTTGGTAATTTATTTGCGAATTCTAGCTTTTATTTTAAGAGAGGACATACAACCATAGAAAGAATTCAACAAGTTTATGCTCCAAACCATAATAAAAAAAATAGAAAATGGGTTAAAGATGTAATTTCTATTGCCAATAAATTAGAAAAATCATATAATTAGAAAATGGATAAGGAAATCACCATAAGAGAGGCCTTAGTTCTTGTTGACCGCCTTATTAAAATGCGAGAAAGATTGCAAGAACAGATAAAAGAAAGAAATTGTTATATTGCGAAACCAGAGAATTCCAAAAAAATAAATGCCCTTATTGGAAAATATACAATGCTTACACAGGCTATTCCTAAAATCAGAGCCAGAATTCAAAAAGCTAATATACCTATTCTAGACCAAATTTATTTTATTCGTTTCCAAAAAAGCGAGATTGAATTTTATGAGAGTTTGAAGAAACATTCTCATGAAGAAAAGAAATTTTCCCCAATTGGCGTTCAAAAGGGTTCACTTTCTTATGAATGCTCTTTGACTTTTTCCGATATAGATACTATAATTGATAATTTGAGAAGCGGGCTGTATGTATGCGAGGATGAAATTAACCGTTTCAATAATACTCAATTAGTCCCTATTGAGGAAGAATACCTTATGCTGATAGAGAACCGGAACTAACGGCATAAGAAGTGGATTTATCCGAAGGCTATAATGATTGAATATTCTTTTGTTTCATTTTTTTGTTTTCATTCATTCTTTAACTTATTTTTTATTTAAGTATTGATATTTAATAATTTATAGTTTAAAAAGTTCTCAGAGATAGAGGAGAAATCCAGTAGAAGAGAAGTCTTTTATTAGGCTTCTCTTCTTTTTTTTGAAGAATATACGCCAAAGATTTTCAGCGATAAAAATAAAAAAATTATTCTTTCAAAAATGGATTTATTATTTGTAAAAATGATAGGATGGTTTCACCATTCTATTTTTAAATAATTTAACCAATAATTTGATAGAATTATGATGAATATGTTTGGAGGCGGTAGCCCGTCTTATGTAGCAACTATGCCAATGGCCCCTGCCGGGTACGCAAATGGTAACAACAACAATGACAATTGGGAAAATAACCCTTTTGTCTATTTAATCTGGATGTGGGCTTTTTCCATGTTCGGTGGTTGGGGTAATTGGGGTAATGGCATGGGCGGTGGCCGAGGCATGGGCGGTTTCGGTAGCATGACCGAAGGCATAACTGCGGCTCAAGTAGATGATATTAGAATGAAAGTTGGAGAAATTGCTTCTGATGTGAAGTGTGGGAATAGTGGCATCTTGAGTGCGGCAAACCAGATTGCTGACCAAGCTCGCTTGAATGGTATGCAAATTGCAGATACTAAGTCTGCTCTATTGAATGCTTGTTGCGAATTACAACATAACCTGTCTATGCAGGGTTGTCAGTTTGCAAATCAGATGCAACAATGTTGTTGCGAAATTCAAAACGGCATTAGAGAGGTTGGATGTGGCGTTGAAAAAGGTTTGCTTGAGCAAACTATCCAATTAAACAACAATCATTGTGCTACTATGTCGGCTATTCAATCTCAGACTAATTATATTAATCAGGGATTTGCCGGTGTGTCAGCGCAACTTGACAGGCAAACTTGCGCTCTTGGTCAAGATATTGCCGCTACGCAACGCCTTATTGCTCAAGAGGGCGCGGCTACTCGCCAGCTCATGCAAGACCTTCATACTCAAGACTTGCTGTCTCTTAAGGACGCTGAAATCAACGCTCTTAGGGATAGAGTACAACTCACTCAAAGCGAACAAATTGCGGCTGTCGCTTCTCAGGCCGCCGCTGACAGAATTATTTCGGCTTTAAGACCAGCTAGTTCTTCTACTACCCCAGCCGCTTAAGCGTTAGGGAGATATTGTTTATGGGGGAGTTTTCCCCCATATTTTAAACTTTAACAAATAAGAAGAAATATGATGGGAATGAATCCGATGTCAATGTTTGGCGGAATGGGTAATGGCGGCATGCCTAATCCATTTGGCGTTAATAACAATTATATGAACGATGAGCAACGTCGTCAAATGGAATCCCAAAATCGCCAGATGATGGACCAATTTGAACGTTGTTTAGTCACAGTTATTGAAGATGGTAAAGGTGAATTCATTGATGCCTTGGAAAGAAGGCTTGGTGACTCTCACTATTCAATGGCTGAACGTGGTGGCCGTAGAGGCGGTGGAAGAAGCGGTGGTCGTGGTTATGGCCGTAGCGAATACGGTGGGAACGATGGAGGCTCTTCTTACGCATCTAGGGATAGAGACTATCGTAAGGAAAGAGGCCGTCGTGGGGGTAGAGAAGGTGAATGCATGCAAGGTCTTTGGATGGAAATTGAAGAACTTGAAAAGAAATCCAAAAAGACTCCGGGCTTTAACATGAAAAATCATTTGAAAAAGGAATTTCCTGATTTAGATGAAGAAGAAGTTAAAGTCCTTTCTCTCTTTGCTGAAAAAGGAGGTATGCATCAATTTGCGAGAGAATTAGGCATGGAAGTTGATGAACTTTATGAAGTTCTGATGGATGTTGCTGAAAAAGTCGATATGGAACGCCGATAATAATTCATTAATCGCTTTATAAACGGAGAGGGGAATCCCTCTCCGTTTTTTTGTTGACAAATCTTTGATTTTGTATATATTTTGTTCATGAATGACAAAGAACTATTCCCATTAGTTATTTTAGTCATTTCCGTAATAGTAGGATTTCTTGCTGGTGGATTTCTATGCGGTATATTGGCTTTGGCTTTTTGTTTATATTCCTTTGGGTATATTGGTGGCGATAAGCCTTAATTTTTTGTTGACATCTTTTTTAAGATGGTATATCATAATGTTATTATGAAACCATTTATCCTAACACTAGGGACTGTATTGTCTTTCTCATCTTGTAGTCTTTTTGACCAGCAATTTAAGGAGGATTATACAGTATGTACAGCTGGGGCTACAGTTGCGGCAAGCATCCGTCAAGACCCAAATAAACCTCAACGTCTTGATGCCTATAAAAAGGTTCAAATTATTCTTGATGAATATATTGCTTCTGGTGCTACAGATTCTGAAACCTTTAGGTCAAAACTTACTATCGAATTACAGAAGATTTTCTCTGCTTCATTAACAAAAGAGATAGTTGATTCAGTGATGCAAAAGATAGAAGAGTCTATGGCGAAACATCCAGATGACGCACTTAAAGCTCTGAGACTAGCTAATGCAAGCATCTCTTGCGGTATTGAACTTGCTGAATCATCTCAGAAATAATTAACAAGCCCTCTTTTTAGAGGGCGATTTTCTTATTATGTGGAGCATTGATAATATAAAAAACGAACCTCTACTTCGTCATTTCGATGGATATTCCGAATCGAACATGCCAGAAGGGCTAAATGAGTTTTTAGTAGAGAAAGTTATTTCTTACATGAGCCATGATTTAGTTACTTTTAAAATTGGCAAAAATACGAAAAAGAATCTTAAAATAATTTCTGTCGAATTTACTAGGAGCTATTATTCTGGAAAACCAGTATGGCAGGTCAAACTTCAACCTTGTTCTAAAAATGGACTTATTAATAAAAGGACAAGAATAAGAACTTTTACCCTTGCTTTTATTCTTAGTAAAATTATTTCTGGAGAAATTTCTATTTTCGAATCTAAAAAGAACGGAGAGTTTCAAGTTAAAGTAGATAGACGATTAACAGAATTAAAAATGAAATTGGCAGGTCAAAAATCTCATTATAATGCTGTCAAATACGATTTAGAAGAAACGGAAAAGAGAATAAAGGATTTAGAAAAGCAAATTAAAAATTTTGGAGAATGATATTGAAAGAATGTTATGAAAAAAGTTATAGATAAATTATTTTTCGTTTCAGACATGCATTTTTGCCATTCTAATCTTTATAGATTTAAAGATGAATCTGGTAATCTTCAAAGACATTTGAATCAAGAGGATTGTGAATTGCTCATGATTGAAAAATGGAATAAAGTAGTAAAAAACGATGATGATGTTTTTATTCTAGGTGATGCTGTTATGGATTGTAAGCCAAGAAAGACGGAGGAAGAGACGCAGAGAATAATGGAGAAGCGCATGAGCATTTTAGAAAACCTTAATGGTTATAAAATTATTATTCTTGGCAATCATGATACTAGAAGAGTTGATTTGCTTTCTAAATATTTTGATGAAGTCTGTGGTTCTTTAGAAATGAAGCTTTGTGGGTATCGTTGTATTTTGACCCATATTCCTATTCATGCTTCCCAGTTGAGGGATAGATATAATGAGGGCAGATTTGACTTTAATATACATGGTCATCTTCACGCCCCACATAAAATATTAATTTCAGATGGAGAAAAAGAAAAACCAGATTATAGATATGTGAATGTAAATGTTGAGTACAATAATTATTCCCCTATTAGTCATATTAATATGGCTAACACTCTCAGTAAATATTCTAAAATTTTAAAATGCCATGAAGTCTATTAAAAAAATTGGGATTCTTCTTCCTGCCTATCGCAGACCAATAGAAACTAGAAATGCTATTTTTTCTGCTTTAAATCAAAATTATGGTAATTGTAAAGTTTTCGTAGCCCTTAAAGGGTATTCCGAAGATTATGCCAATATTTTGTTTATTAATGAATTCTTTGATTTTATTGAGAAAGGAGACTTGGTGATAAAGGTTTGTTCAAATAAATGTCAGATTTCCAATACTTTAGACTGCGTTCGGGACGAAGATGTTTCTGATATTGATTATTATGTCAAAATGGATAATGATGATGTTTATTTGAGGAACTATGTTTCAAATTGCGTTGATTTTCTTAATGCAGAGTATGAGGCAGGTAATTATCCAGATGGAGTTGGAAGCCATTTCGCATATGATATTGAAGCGAATAATAATCTTACATGGTTCGTTGAACGTTGGAGGAATCAAGTATATGGAAATCAATTAGCTTTTTCTCCCAAGGTAATGGAAATATTATTTGAAGTTGAACAAGGGGATTTTAAATCTTTAGATAAACTTGGCATTAATAAAGATGATTACAAAAATTTAATGGACGATAATTTAGTCCGCGATATTGCTCGTGCCCTAGGAGGCTTTTTGGAGAAAACTATGTATAACGATTGTTTTTATAATAATACTAGTGCTAGTTGCTATCGAGATGCATCAAAATTTTTAGGGACGAAAAGAAAAGATAATAATCTTCTTTTAAAAGAAGCTCTTAAGATGAATGAACAGGAAGTTCTTCATGTTTATCATGCTTATTGGGAAGATTATTTTACTATTTTAGGCAATAGATTTTCTAAAAATGATGGCGATTCTGGTACAATAATTTCTCATGAGAATGGGGTCTTAATTGTCAAGTGGGATAATTGGGGGAAGGAGATTTTTAAGAAGCATAAGGAAGGTTTCTATCTTTATGCCGGAGATATTTCTATTGAGTGTTAATGCTTTATGAAAAAGCAAAAAAAAGTTTCAAAAAGTAGTTGACAAAAATCTTATTAAAGGTATAATAAGGGCATCGAAACGAACAAGAGTTGAACATCTTGGAAGTCGGTAAGCGAAAGTAAAGCTTCTTAGAATGAGAAACCTCTAGGAACGAAAGATTTTCAATGAAAGTTCGTTTTACAATATAAAGAGATAGCGTCTCTTTTCTAGTGTTCAGAAAAATCTGAGAGCATAAGAAAATGATTGACAAAATCATCTAAATATTGTAAAAGCATTTGTGTGCTTCATGCAAGGAAGATAATAGATTTCTTCAAAGCAGAAAAGCCCACGCTCTATCCAAAATGGAAGAGTAGCTGATAGAAGATTGACATTTTTCAAAAATCAAGGTTTTAGGAAAGGTGAGCAAGAGCTTCCTTTCCGGCTCTCAAGGGTAGGATTAGAAGTGTCCATCCCATAATGAGTTGATTTCCGCAAACTTATGAAGTAAGTTATGGTGAACTTAAACGCTATCATAAGGGTAGAATGTCCTTCCCGGGCTATCTATCAGCTTACCCCTTCGGGGTATGTATTGCGCCAGCATTAAGGTAGGGTATTCCGATGCGCAGTGCATAGGCAATGAAGCCCCGGATAATCATTTGGTGTAATAACACATGAGAGTCTTAATTTTCCGTAAGTGCGGAAAACCATTCAGCAAAATTTTAATCATATCACCTTCAATTAAAGGATAGACAACTGGTTCCGGGCGTGGCTGATAAAACCGGAAATTTTCAATCGCGGGTTCCCACGGTGGGGGCTGGGTCTCATAAGCCACAGTCATAACAGGATTCGACTTCCTTACCCGCAACCAGAGTTTAACTCCGTGCGATTCGCACATATGAGATTAGTCTAGCAGGCGTAGTTCATATCCTCTTTAGAGTTTTCGGGTGCTAGGAAAAACTCACTCTCTTATTCTAGGTCTTTTTCCTTTCTACCTAGAATAAGAGGGAATCTGGAATTAGTATAATGGTAGCACGCTAACTTTGGGCGTTAGAGGCGCAAGTTCGATTCTTGCATTCCAGACCACAATTAAGAATAGGAGTTTTATAATTCCCAAGTAGCTCAATGGTAGAGCAACTGACTGTTAATCAGTGCGTTGCATGTTCGAATCATGCCTTGGGAGCCAGAATCAAGCAAGTTTTCAAAGGTTTCTTCAAAAAGTAGTAGAAGGAAAGCGGCACAGAAAGGCTAAACGTTCTGTGGATAAGGATTGAGCAATCTGCAATCATGCTTCTGTCTTGAAGGACATTAACCGGGGCGAAAGCCCTCTCTAAGCGTCGCTACTTAACGCTTAAAGGAACTTGGTGGATGCCCAAGTAAAAAACATCCGGCCTTTCTAAATTTCTTTGGCAGAAATGGCGCATTTGAAGGCCAATATAAAATTGTTCAGTCGCGACTTTAGAATAATTTTAAGTTTCAGATGCAAGGTTATGAGTACCTACTTCTCGGTAGTTTGCTTCGTTTAAACTCATTCCTCCTAAACGGATAGAAATAGAAGCTTTTTAGGCGGCTAGGCGAACCTAGACTCAAGAGCAGAATAAAGCATAGTAAGTCTTATATCTGCCTTAGAGGGGATGATAGCTTAATTGGTTAAAGCCCTAGATTGTGAGTCTAGAATAATCTCCGTTCAAGCCGGAGTCATCCCTCCAATTTTCTTGATGGTATTATCATGAAAATCCCTGCCAATGGGGCAAGAATATGTTGGTAGTGTAAGAGTTATGCATACTAGACCACTAAAAACGAAATGCAGACTCAGACAAGAGGATAAATCCGTATAGATGCCGACAAGGATGGGAAAATACCTTCGAAGTCCTTAATTCTCGGTGGAGCAGTTGAGAGGAAAACACCGTAAAAACGTACTCTCTTTTAAATGTCCAGTAGCTCAGATTGGCAAAGAGCACTCGCCTTATAAGTGAGGGGTCATGGGTTCGATTCCCATCTGGACGAGAAATGCACGAACTAGCCTCCACGTGGCGCATTTTGGAAACGTTTATCGGCTAATAGTTCAAATTATATGCTCCTATGGTGTAAATCGTCCTAACGCTAGCTTTATAGGTCACGGTAGCACGTTCCGCATGGTTTTTAATAATTTTTCCATTCGGAAAAGTAGAGTTCAAATCTTTTAGGGGCTTCCAGTAAACAACAAAGTGACGAGTAGAGGTTGCCTCTTAGTTGCCTATACAAAGATATAGGAATCGGCAGAGAAAAAACTCTAAATTTGGGCAAATTCGTCCATCTTTTGCGGAACCTTCAAGGAACGTAAAAGAGAATGGGGTTTTGACTGTTTCCCTTTTTAAAAAACAGTCTGCATTTAACAATTTTTAATTTAATTCTATTATGAAAGTTCAAACAAATAAAGTGCCATAGTTAAGTTAATTACTTTAATTATGAGTAGAACATATCGTAAATTTAATAATATACCTCGTAAATATCGTTATAAGGTCCGTTCTTACAATAGAAGGTATAAAAGAGAAACATATAGCTATTTTCTTTTTGAAAAAGAAAAGCTTTTTAGCTTATATTCGCAAAAAGACTCTCATCCTTTTAAAGAAGTATATGATTTCATAATTCGCGAGAATCATCATCTTTTTTATCAAAGGAAGTTTGGAACTAAAGCCATAGATTTTTGCGGCCCAATTTATAACACCTTTAACAAAAGTTATCTTCTTGAAAAGTTTTCTTTAAAGAAAATTGAATGGATGCTAAAAATTGGCATTGTTTCATTAAAGTCCTTTAAAAGAAAGTTATGGATAGAAGATGATTTTTCTTCTAAGGATTCCAGAGAAGGTTTTTGTATTTACAAAACTAGAGGGAAGGTTAGAAATCTTCGTGAATATCGGGGATTAAAAGCCGATAAAAGAGAACTTATGCTTGGATTCAGAGAAAAAGGTCAGAAGTTTGATTTCATTCTTGACTATAGATTTGTTAATGTTTGGCAAACTAGAGAAGAGTTTGAAGAAGAACAAAATTTTGGGTTTCAAGATTTTCAGCATGAATACGAGAGGTATCATGGTGATAATGGATTAGTTTCTAAAGACGAAGAAGAACTTTCTTATTTAGATTATAAAATAAGACCGCGCACTTGTCCCTATCTTATTTGGGATGACAAACTTGCTACTGGTTTTATCAAAAAATCATGTTACTAATTTTGGTGTATAAAGGCGAGAGTTAGAGTTTACTAGTTCTCTTTAAAAACTAGCGCATACTATAGTAAAGTAGAACCTGACGTGGCGGAATGGCAGACGCTGCGGACTTTTATAACTCATTAGAATATAATGAGTTAGAGAGCCTTGCTAGAGGAATCTAGCAATGGAACAACGAGAACTGCTGGAATAGCCTTAGAGCTTGATTAGCTACAACGTAACTAGAAATGGTAAGCGTGAATGCTTGAAAATAATCGAGATTGGTCAATCAGCATCCGAGCTTCTAAAAGTATAAATACTTATGAAGATGGTTCAGAGACTATGCACGTTGCATCTAGAACAGATGAAGATATAGTCCAGACTACAACGATAGAAATATCGGACTAAGAGATTAGTAGTAGTAAGAAAATCCGTTTCCTTTACAGGAGTGAGGGTTCAAATCCCTTCGTCAGGACCACTTTATTATTAGCGGCTTACGATGAAACTTACAAATAAGCAAGCTTATATTCTTTATAAAAATATAGAAAATCCAAAGCCCTTAAATAAAGAGATTATTGATAGATTTTATGTAAATATGCTCTCATTAAGCAAGCCTCCACGTGGCGAGAGTGGACAGGTTGATTCTAGAAATAGGCCTGACTGATTTGCTTAGTTAGGATTTACTAGGGCGAAGCCGCGATGTAAATACCCTCCAAAGGGGAAGATGCAATGGTGCACTATTTGCATGCCTAAGTTTATCTTGTCCGCCTCTCTCTTTAGAGTCTAAAGAATGATGCGTATATGGGAAGATGTTCGCCCTTTGGTGACAAAGGGAGCTGACCAGCCTACTTGACAACAGGTTTCTTTGTTTTCGTTGCATAGAATTAAATAGTGGAGACGAACAGCCTTAGTTTAGGGCAGTATCTAAACTTGGGAAACTATATGGATTTGAGTTATGTTCATGAATGAGTATACGGGCGAAAAGCCATGATACTAAGACTTGTCATCAATAGCTCTTTTAATTTTCAAGGTAGGAGAATAGGAGTATAGACATGAGTCCAAATTAGCAAAAAAATGCAGAAGCCACAAAGCATTGGCCTAACCGTGCAAAGTTTAATAGCTATAGATTTTGCCCTTGATTATACATATAAAATGCTATTGTACAGTTGAACAATATATAATTGCAAAAAAAGCTTTACAAGATTTGCATATATGTTATCATCAATTTATGATTTCGATTAAAAAACCTCTTTTTTTAGTGGGCGATATTCATAGAAACACTAGGAATGTCATTAAAACTATTGAAAGAGTAGGATTGAAAGATATCTCTATGATTTTCTTGGGAGATATTGGCATTTTTAAGTTCTATGATAGATTTGAATATAAAGAATTAGATGAGTTTTTTTCTGAAAGAAAGATTGATGGTTATTTTTTCAGAGGAAACCATGACAATCCAATCTTTTTCAGAAATTGTAAAAGAGGTAATGATTTTTTCTCTTTATTCAAAAATATTAAATCAATTAGGGATTTAGAGGAAATTGAATATAATGGGGAGATTGGAATTGTTATTCCCGGAGGAATTTCTATTGATAGAGTTTGGAGAAAACCTGATGTAAGTTATTGGTATGATGAAAATATGCCAGATGTTTCTTTAGTGCCAGACAAAAAATATGATTTCGTTCTAGCGCATACTGGAATGCCGCCTCAATCTCACTATAAATTAGATTCATCTCTTCTTTCTTCTTTTTTGCAAAAAGATGCTACATTGGAAAGTGAATTATTGGAAGAACGTTCTAACATAGATAAAATTATTGAGAAGATTTCTCCTAAAAAATGGATATGCGGTCATTTTCATATTAATAATGTTTTTCCTTATAAGGGAACTGAATTTATAATTTTAGATATAGATACAATTTATGAGTTCAAGATTACAAAAAGTAGAAGAGGGGACCTTAACTCTAAACCTTGAAGAGCAGGGAGTATGGTGGTTTAATGAAAATAATCTGATTCTTGATAAAGAAACATATTTCTCTGTAGATTATTTGGATGAAATTATCCCATCTTTAAAAGAAAAATATCCTGATGTTTTTGAAGAATTAAAAAGAACGATTTCTGGCGAAAAAATGATTTCTTTTTCTAATTTAATATTAAAGGTAGGTTATCTTTGTTTTACAAATCCAAACATTGGGAAAAAGTTTGCTGATTCTTGCGAAGTAAATATTTAATGGAAGATTAATTTGTAAAGTACAAAACCCGCCTTGAAAGCGGTGTGTTCCGAAAGGGATGGGGAGCGTTACCTCAATCTTCCGCCAAAATTTAAATATTTTCTTTTTGAAAATGTAAATAATTAAGTCACACAGGGTTTTTTCATGTTGTCCGTTCATGTATTTTCCCCTTCATTAATCTTTATCGTTTTCGTATAGTGTGGAAAAACGAATTTTAAAGCCCGTTTGTATAATGGCAGTACTCCAGATTTTGATTCTGGCAGTCAAGGTTCGAGTCCTTGGCGGGCTACCATAAAAACCTTGGTAAGAGTTTGGAGAAAGAATGGCTCAAGTTATGTTGTGTACGGTTTAGAAAATAGACTTGACATTTTTTTTTGTTAAGTTTAAGTTAATGCCATATGCAACAAGATATTCCTCAAAAATATTCGAAGGTTTTTTCTAGGAACATTGAGTCTAATGGAAGATTTTCCGGTTGTTATCGCTTTATCATCGAAGGTGATTTCGGTAAAAAAGCAGAGTCTTCAATTTATTATAAAATTGGGCTTGATATAGACAAGATTTTAACTGGATTTGAAGTAGGAGATACGATTATTTTCTCAGTTAAAAATGAATTTGATTTTTGGAAAAGAGTTGAGCTAAAGGCATATTCTTCTAATCATGATGAGCTTTTTTGTTTTAGGTGGATTATGGGGAATGAAGTTCTTAGGAAAGGCGTTTTTAAAGAAAGCTGTCTTTCTGAGGATGGAAAGATAGAGGCTATTGAGTTAGCAAAAATTAAAAAACTGGATATTCTTCCAGAACAAAAGAGAACTATTGTCATTTTTGATAAAATTTGCAGAACTCCTTCTTCTTATAATGCAAGGCCATTAGTTGGTAATCTTTTGAATGAATTAGAATTTATTTTAATAAATAGATTTTTGGAAAGAAAGTATGCCGCACCATTCTTTATTATTAATTTGCAGGAAGTTATTAAGGCTTCCCATCCAGTTTTTCAAAACACGTCTCATGTTCGTGATTTTTATCTAAAGCGTGGATATACAAATTGTGATAATTCTTTAGATTTTTTGGAAAAGGATACAGTAATTTCTTTGAAGTGCGGGCAAAAAAATGGTGACGCGAATGCAGATAATGAAGAAGATAGATTTTATGAAATATTAGAAAAAAAAGGGGGGGCAAAGTTAAATGATAGTCGTCCTAATTTTTTTCAGGAATGTGAACTTTTTGAATGGGGAGACGCTATCGAAGTAATTGATAATGGGAGAGATTTTTTGTGTTCGGCAATTTCTAATGAGGAAAGAAAGCTTTTGAAATTAGGGATGCGAGGTTTAGTGCTCAGTACTGAAAAAAAAGAGGATTGCGGAATGATTACATGTGGCTTTAAGGAAATTGAGAGTTTATATATTAAAATCCATTTTTCTAATCTCAGAAAGATTTCGAAATTTAACTAATACTTAAAGTTTTAGAAATGAAGCTAAAAGATAAAGAAAAAATTGAAGCTCGGCTTTTCCCAATTTATATATCGTTTGGTATAAACGTTAGAAATTTGCGAGAAGATACTCCGATTGGAGATTTGGGCTTAGATAGTTTAGATATTCTTGAGCTTAGGATGAGCATAGAAGATGCGTTTGCTCTTCGATTTTCGCCGGGAGAAGGGCCTAGAGTTGTGAGTACACATGGAGAAATGCTTGAATTAATTTTTGAAAAGTCTCTTTTTAAGATTCATGAAGCATAAATTCGCATTATGCCTATCTTCGTATAAAAGGTTTGATAATATGCAATTGCAAATTTATCAAATGTTACATCAGAATTATGATAATTTTCATGTTTTTGTTGCTTGCAAAGGCATTTCTGAGTTTAATTTCAATAAATACATTAAACCTCAATATAAAAAATACATTGATGAAGGGAAGTTGACAATTCGTTATTTTCCAAATAAAAATCAGCTTTCAAATTTTTTTGATACAATAAGAGATATTGATATTGAGGATTTCGATTATTTTTGCAAAATTGATGATGATGATTTATATAGCCCTGATTATATAAAAACATATAATGATTTGGCAAATTATTATCCGAACAACAACTTTTTTTTTCGAAAGGACAGCCAGCGATTAGTTAGAAAAAACTATAAAGGATTTGTTTCATTAGAGTATGACGGAAGCAATATATATATGGGTCCAACTTTATGTATGTTAAAGTCCGTTCTTAAAAAAATAAGAAAAGCCGAAGAAAGTGTTTCTAATTTACAAGAGTATATTAAAGAAGAAGGATTGCCCGAAGAATTATATAGTTGCGGGTTTAGGGAAGATAGATTATTTCATATGTCTATGAAACCCGCATTGAACGTAGCTTCTTTGATAAAAGAGGATAATTCTTGTATAAACTTTTCAAATGCTTCTACTTCTCGCCAAGGATTTCTTTTGGGAGATTTTCGAGCGAAAAATGAGGTCTTCAATAAGAACCCTGATTATTATGAACATATCTTGACATTAAGAAAGCCGAATTCTGGTTTTTTAAGGGACATATATGTTTTTGATAAAAAAGCAAGGTTTTTATCTCATCAAACATGCGCTGATGTCAAAGAGTTTTCAGATACTAAATTTGTCATAGAGTGGAATAATGGCAAAATAGAGAGTTTTCAAAAATCTAAAAATGGAATGTGGATTTTAGCTTGACAAGAACGCCTTTTTGTTGTTAAATGTCTTCATCAACAGGGCCGCTTGCCTCAATGGTACAGGACTCCTTTTGTAAGGGAGCATTTCTCAGTTCGATTCTGAGAGCGGCCTCCAAATTCGGCGATAACTCAATGGTAGAGTAGCTGGCTTTTAACCAGCAAATCCGGGTTCGACTCCCGGTCGCCGAACCATATAAAAATATAGTAATGAATTCATATCTAAACATTTGCAATAATATTGTTTCTTTCAAGTCAGAAAGTGAGACAGTTGTTCGGAAATCTTTCTTCGTTTGTCAAGACCTTTCTTTTGGAAGAAAACCGAAAGATAAGGATTTAAAAGAGTTTCGTTCGAGCGTTCAAGTAGCTTTGAAATCTCTTGAAAGTCTTCTTATTATACTGGATGGAATAGAAGACGTAGAGAAAGAAAACGAAAAATAAGTCATAATACAAAATAAGGGTATGACCGATAAAGAAGTTAAAATTGATGTCACTAACATTAGTAGGGATTTAAGCAATCTTGAACTAAATTTTAAAAAACTCCGCGATAATTTACTTGACGCAGTTTCTTTGATTAGAAAAGATTTTGATGTAAAAGGAGGCGAATTAAATTTCAAATATGAAAATATTAGAGATTGCGATGATAGTTTATCAACAATAGAGTTTTTCTTGAAGATTCTTCATACTAGATTTGATAGGATAAAACTATACCAATATCAACGTGAAAACGAACTCCTTCAAAATAAAGAACTTATAGAACTTCGCGCAAGGATTAAGGATTTGGAAAGATAATAAATGAAATAACAAACAATAAAATAAAAAATGACGGAATTATTGATTAAACTTTTTCAGAACTGGTAAAGAAGCAGAAGTTTTTTTGAAGAGGGAAAGACAAAGGATTTTTTAAATAAAAATTAGCTCCGTTAGCTCAGTTGGATAGAGCAACTGCCTTCTAAGCAGTGGGCCGCAAGTTCGAGTCTTGCACGGGGCGCCATCAAATTTATGGAAAGAAAAGCATATCTCTATTGTCCGAAATGCAAAGAAGAAACATTGCATGATTCGTTGAATGTTGCTGATAAAACAGAAAGAGCCCTAGCTAGGGTATTTACGCTTGGAATTATGAGCGGCCAAGTTCTTGACTATTTCTGCGTTAGATGTCAAAAAAGAAATTATCGTTGGGAACGGGCATATAATAGATTCACATGGGCGAGAAAGGGAACTGGCGTTCTAGTAGACGAAGGGATTTATGGAAGTTATGAGGCATAGATGCGCACATAGAGAAAGTATGGCTGATACTGGATATGCATTTGTCATTAGAGATGAAGATTATTTCAACGAAATTTTTGAATTTATAGATTAAAGGAAATGATGGAATTAAGGAAAGTAAAAATTAACGGATGGGCTTTTGAGGAGGATGGAGATTTCAGTTGTTTTTTTATTGAAAGAGCAAATGGCGATTATTCTCTTTTAGAAGGAATAGATTTATTGACTTTTAAATTTGAGGAAGCTAAGGGCGATGAATCTCCTTACCGACTTTTTTATGATGAAGATGGTTATATTAGAATTAAAGTGAATGAAGGAGATTCTTTCGAAGAAGTTTTCGTTCTTAAAACTTATTTTGAAGATTACGATTTTCCAGAATATTTGAAAATTGCCATGTTTTATTTAGAGAGTTTGAATGTAAAATGGAGGAGAAAGCACCCAGAACCAAATGTTTAAAGTCGTGGAACTTCCTTATAATTTGGATAATCTCCCTACAGAAAAAGTAATTAGTCAATACCTTCAAGAAGGGTGGAAAATTAGTTCGGCTTCATTTTCAATAGATGAAGCCGTTCTTATTTTTTGTTTTTATAAATAGTGAAAGTCGCCCAGTGTTTTTTTGTAATTATATATGATGCATAAGACAACAGCAAGAGATTTTAGATTGAGTCAAAGAGGTAGGATTACAAAGAAGCAAGCTTTAGATAGAAGGAAGGAAATGATAGGACAGGTTGATAAGTATTTTTCTGGTCTTTCTGTTGAACAACAAGAGAACATGATAAATCATTTATTGTCCATTGGCATGGTTGATTGTGCTAATTTTTATAAGAAATTAATGAAAAAGTGAGTTTTTATGAGTAAAATCATTAAGATATTAAGATTGAGAATTTTAAAAAAGTATTATGCGCCTGATAATAAAAAAGGCTCTCTTCTAAAGTTTATTGGTTTTATTCCTATTAGTGATTTGAGGGCGATTGATAAAAATGGAAGAATCATAAGATTCTTCAATGATTAGTTAGAAAGTAAGATATGTCAGAAGATTTTCAAAATACAGGTTATATTCTTCACCCAGCAAAAGGGAAAATCCCTTTTTTTTGTAATTTTGCAACTGTTGAAGATTTAGAGGCGGCAATTTCCAAATTAAATTCATTAACTCCCAAGGTTGTAGACGAACTCCCTCCTGTTGGAGAATCGGGAATTTTGTATTTTGTTCCCAGCACTGATGCTTCTGGCGAAGACCAATCTAAAGAATATATTTGGCTCGAACAAGAGAACAGATTTGAATTAGTTGGTTCTACAGGCGTAGATTTAAGTGATGTTGTAACAATTAGTTCTGACCAAGTAATTAGTGGGACGAAAGAATTTTCTTCTTCTCCTCTTGTCCCTTGCCCCATAGAGAATCAAGAAAGCGCAAATAAATACTATGTGGATTGTTCGTTAAATGCTAGTAAAAAATACACGGATGACCAGATTTCAGGAGCTGTAAAAATTACTGGGAATCAATCTATTGATGGGCTTAAAGCTTTCCTCCTTTCCCCAAGTGTACCTGCGCCAGTTCAACTAATGGATGCGGCAAATAAGAGTTATGTTGATAGCGCGGTAGACAGCGTTCCAGTATTTAGCCCTTCTGATGCTCAGACTATTTCTGGTTCATATGATTTCACCAATGGCTTGACTAGAGTTACAAAAGAATCTCCTGTGGGCATTGATGTTATGAATAAGCAAATGTCGGATGAGATATATGTTCCTAAAACGGGGAATTCCGATATTAGTGGAACAAAAACATTTACAGATGGGATTGTTCTTTCTGATGGCAAACAAATTTCATTAGGCTCTGGAACAAATGCTGTTCGAATTCGTGGTACAGGGGCGGGAAGTGCTGTTATTGAAGCTGATAATGGGGCGAAATTAGATGTTGCAGTTCCGATAAATATTCAAGAAACTTTAGAAATAGATAAATTGGAGACGGATATTACAGGTTTAACCCCATTAAAAATAGATTTATTTACTTTCAAAAATAAAAATAGTCCTAATCATGACATGAGGTTGTATCAATATACTACTACAAGTTTGATTGGGATTCAAGGTGTGGCTCAAGGTGGAGGATTTAATGTCAATTTAAATGGTGGTGTAACTTGTGAGTCTTCTCTTCTTGTTAGAGGTGGCATTACTTCCCATAGTGGCGTAACAGTCAGTCAATCTCTCATAGTTCTTGGGATTGGAAGTTTTAGGGGTGGCGCTTTAAATATATCTGATTCAATTGGAGATTTGGATAAAACGATAGAAATTAAGTCAGATACTGGTGGAACAGCCATAAGTGTTCCACCAGTGATTGGAAGTCTATATGATGATGATAGAGCAGTTTATTCGCGAATAGATAATGACCAGCGGTATATTAAGTTTGTAGAGTTGACCGAAGCTGAATATAAAGAGTTAGAAACAAAAAGCGTTTCTACTATTTATTATCTTTCAGATATTGCTATGTGGACGATTGGGGATAAGGAAATTATTACATCAGATATAACTGCCTAAGTTAAAAATTATACTAACATTATTTTTTATAATTCTTATTTTTAATTATGATTCATGTAACTTTCCCACAAATAGGTAATTTTGAAGAAGCTTATATTGACATTCTTGGTGGAGTAGATAATTGGAAGAAAAGTGCTAGACTTTCTTTATTAGAACTTTCTTCGGATAACCAAGAGAAATTCGCCAATTTAGTAACTTATTTTAAGGCTGAACATGGTGATTGGAATGTGTGTCAAGCTTGGGCTTATAAAAGCTTGAATTCTGAAAAAACACCAGTTATTCGAATTACTTTAGAGGCTGTTCAAGATGGGACTGGAAGTATATGCACGTTCCCGGAAGTTGAATTGACGGATTCTGATTGCATAGAGCTTTATGATAGCCTATTTGAAAATAATTAGGTTATAAAATATCTTCTTTCGGGAAAAAGGAGTTCTTTGCTCCTTATGGGATAGAAGGGATGATAGGGTTGAAAAGGATAATCCCGTAAAAGTTCTTGACAAAAGAAGATACTTGTATATAATGGGCGCGTATTCAAAATACGAACCGCAGTTATATTCAAATGATTTCAGAAATTTCGATTATAGATAATGAGAGCGCAGGAGTTATCGCAGTCAGGCATTGTGGAGATATCTTCGTTGAATTCAATTATTGCCGTAATGGTGAAGAACTGCAATACCCTACCAAGGAGAGGGCGATAGAAATGGCAACGATAATAGCTCGTCACCTCTTCACTACAAATTCCGTTAGGACAGAAAAAGGCATTGACCTTCCCCAAATGTATTGCGCAATTCAAGCTGAATAAACTCATGGATAATAAAGTAATTATTATTGAAGATAAATGCCAAGGCATCTTCAATGTATGTCATGAGGGGAACACCATTGCTGATTTCTACTACAGCACCGACATCTCCGAGTCAAAGTATCTATCACGTGACACTGCAAAGAAGCTAGCGAAGAAGGTTGCTCGCTACCTCCTTACCCAAGGAACATTCACTACTATTGCTGGGGTAACTACACATAAATTTCACATTGACATCATCAATGGTTAAACGTCAGTTCAAGAGAGGGGATTCTGTTCGGCTCATCAATACCAGAAGGTATGAGAGGATAAGTGAGAAAGTGCCGGAAGGTTCTATAGGGTTTGTCGAGGGACTAGAGGATGAGGACCACTATTTGTTCATTTGCTTTGATAATGGCGCAAAGAGACATATACCAGTCTCTGAGTTAGAACTTGTCGCAGAAACTAAGCACGAAGTTACCTTCCAATCAGGTGATGAAGAAACGTGTATCTTTTATAACGATGAACTTATCCTGACCATCCCTCATATATACATGCTGAATGGACGGGAAGTCTATATGGAGTGTGAGGCAAGGGATTGGGCTAAGCAGATTGTTGAAGAACTTAACGAAAACATACCTTTCTGAGAGGCAAAAGCATGAGCGTAATGCCTGCACTTTTGTGCATACACCCAAAGGAAAAGAGGCGATAGTTGGTTTTCCTATTAGTGCCTATGTAGACGAGATTTCTGAATGGTCATTGAATCTTGGATGGGGAGAAGATGTTGAAGATGAAAAATCTTAGGAGTAGTGTAATAAATTAGAGGGAGTTGCAAGATTAAAGTTATAGTTTCGTATTTTTAATTATCGTCTTATGAAAGCCTTAGATATATCAGTCCTAAATGCATTTTTAGACTTCATCCAAAATGTCCATCATTTCACAGAAAATGGCTGGGTTCACTTAGCGACGGATGAAATATATAAGAAAGGTTCAAAATTATTCGATGAATTCAGAGAATCATATTCTGGATTTACAAATGGAGCTAATATGATTGCTAGTAATATAGAAACTCCTCCTGTAGTTTCAGATGCTATTGTTTTAGGCGTTTTAAGAGAGAGGATAAGCGAAATTTGTTACTATCTTAGAGAGATTTCCTATGGTCAATCATTTCTAGATTCTCAAGTTGACGAAATAGAAAAGTTGCTATGGCAACAATATTATATGGCATGTAAAAAATAGAGAAGCAAATAATTTTTCTTCAAACGTTCAAATTCCATATTTGAACGTTTTTTGTTGACAAAGTTATAAATAATCTCTATCATACATCTATGTCTAACTTAGATAGCCACGGAGAAGTCCCAACAAGTGTTCTAGCAATTATTTTCTTTATAATTTTAATTTTTGGGGTAGTGGCTTATTTTTTTAAGTCCCCTGATAAGGGCGAGTTTGAGCAGACTGTGATATGTGTAGGTTCTGAGGAAAAGATAAGAACACCAGCTCTTTTGAAAGTAGGAACCTTATATATTCATCAATCGTCAGGCTCTGTTGAAGCAATACCTATTCGGAAATATACTTTTCTAAGTGGCAGTGTAATTAAAGCTATTTCTATGGATGGAAAGGAAATCATTTCGAGTAGCTATACTCTTTTTTTGGAGGACAAAGATTAATAATAAGGATGTGATTTGGAATGGAAAAAGATACTGAAAAATTGAAAGAGCTTCAATCTCGTTTAAATCAAGAGATTTTAAATATGAAAGAGCTTTTATATGATTTTGATGAAGATTTTTTTGAGGATATAAGTGAAGCAATATTTTATCTCAAAGAGGGGCGTGATGTTTTAGATTGGATTATTGATTGTGCAGAATATAGACAAAGAAATAAATAAAATGGACAAAATAATTGATGCTATATGTTATCTCTTAAAAGAGTATGGATGGTATATTATTATAATGGCTTTTATCATTATAACGACGCTTATAGAGAAGCTCTGTTAAAATGAAAAGTAATTTCTCTTATTATTCTAAATCCCAACAATTCAAAGAAGCTAAAAGAATAGAAAATCTAGTAGCTCTTCATTTCAGAAGAAAAGGATGCATTGTTTTTAAAGCTACTAGAGAAGATGAGTTTAAAGATATTGATTTGTATGTTGATGGAGAGTCTTATTCAGTCAAAAATCAACAAGCTGTCTTGAAGACTGGAAACTTAGCTTTTGAAGAATATGATAATGGAAAGATGTCATGGTTTTTAGTTGGAAAATCTAAATTCTATGCTATATGTTGGGGAAGTGAAATCCGCATTTTTGAAACTGCGTTTCTTAAAGCTCGCGTGCTTGCTTTAGAGGCAGAAGGGAAAACAAAAAGAAAGAAATTGACAACAAAACAAAACAAAACAAATTTAAAACTGCGCAACACTGTTTTTCTTTTAGTGAAAAAAGAAGATGTTTTAGATTTGGTGAAGGAAATTATCTATATATAAATCTACGGAATTGTGCAAAATAGTCTTGCTGTAAGATTTTCAGAATATTTTAAATTTAATGCTTGTTTCTAAAATTCATGATTAACTCTTTTTCTCAAGGTAGTGAGTTTCTTAATAATTCAACAGAAAAAATTGACAATAATGGGGAGCCAGTTCCTTTTATTGAATATGAAGGAATAAAATATACGAACGTAACTTCTGCTTTTTTAGCTTCTCAAATTAGAGACAGAGGATTGAGACACGCTTTTTCCTTCTTGTCGGCAGGAGAAGCAGAAAAGAAGTTTAATGAATGGAAAGATGTTATTCCATCTTTTATAGACCCTTTCTTTGAAGCCAATAAGAAAGATATCTTATTCATTTTGTTGCTCCAAAAGTTTTCTGATGAATTCTTTTTAGAGAAGCTTTTAAATACAGGAGAAAATGAACTTATTTTTGAGAATACTTATGATGATAAATTTTTAGGGATTTGCGATGGAGATGGAGAAAATTATCTTGGTGTTGCCTTAATGGAAATACGAGATAGAAAAAGAGATGAATTAATTAAGAAGGAGTCTTATATATACTCTATTGGCTATGGCAATTTAAGAGCGCGGGATTTCTTAAGCTTATTGAAGGATTATAGAATTGAAGTCATAATAGATATTAGAGCTTCTGCAATAAGTCATAATAAATTTTATGGGGGAGACTCTCTTAGCAAAGCACTGCATGAGAATAATATCGAATACGCTTGGTGCGGCGATGTATTTCCAGAAGTAAATTTCGGTCAAAAAGATTTATTCGATGGAGACAGTCATGTAATATATGAAAAAATATGGAACAGCGAAAAAAATAATAGGTTAAAAGCATTTTGCGATAAAGCCATTCAGAATAAAAAGAGAATCTGTTTTTTGAGCGCAGAGTTCAATCCTGAACATTGCCACAGAGGTGAGTTAATCGGGGTTGCCGCTTTAGGGATGGGAATTGATATTTGCCACATTGTCCCTAGCAAGGAAGGAATCAAACTTTTGTTGCAAAGCGAATTAGAACTTCCTAGTGAGTTAGGAATAAGTTTCAAAGGTTATTGGGGATGGTCGCCAGAAGCTTTTTCTATTATGGAGACCTTCAACAAATTTATCTCTAGGTATCTTTTTTCTCATGAAACTGTTCTTTTCCAGAAACTTTCAGAAGATAAGAAAATTAAAGAGTTTTTGATTGAGTTTGCTAGAGAAATTGATAAAAAGATGTTATGAATGAAGAAACAAAAATAAAGGAAAAATTGAAGAGAACTTGTTGTAAGTTCAGCTTAAATAATGGGAACGGGCGAATAAAAGTAAATATTACAAAAAAAGCTCAAAATGCAGAAAGATGGACTAACTTCCTATATCATTTTTCTTTCATATTTATCTTCCCTTTAATTATTTTCGCTTTTATTTTTGCTATAGTTGTTCCAATAGCAACATTTTGTGCGGAAAAATGCGAAGACATGTTGATTGGATGGAGAAGGTTTATCATGCGGATAAGTGGATTTAAAAAACAAATTTCTCTGATAAATTTAGACACTAAAAAACGGGAACTTTTATATCTTTCTAAAGAATACGGCGAAGAAAGATATAAGAAAGAATTGAAAGTTATTGAAGAACTCCAAAATGAGTTGTCGGATTAGTGTAAAAATAGAAAATTACAAAGTTATGGTACAACAAGAGATTATTAAAGCCCTCAAAAACATCCTTGGAACTTTTGCATATGAATGCGGAACAGATTCTCAATCTTATAAGGAACTTGAGAAATTGGTTTCTGATTTGGAATCTCAAAAAGAAAAAGATAAGATGGGACAAGAGGCTAAAACCATTGAATCTGTTAAATCTATTGAACCTGCTGAGCCTGTTAAATTAAATGATGCGAAACAGGAAGATAAGATTGACGAAGAAGAAAGCAGGAATAATCAAAATAAATACAATAAGAATAAAAAAAGAGGCTAAGTTTTTCTAGTGCGATTTCAATCCACCAGTCGGAAGGCTGGTGGATTTTTTATTGACTTTTCTCTTGAAAAGATGTATCATCATTTCTATGGTAAACGTCTTGATTCCAGAAAAAAACGCTTCGGAAATAAAAGGGTTTTGGGAAGCTTTCTATGCAGGGAAGAATATTTTTTTGACAGGTTGTGGGGGTACGGGGAAGTCAACTCTTATTAGAGAGGTAATTAAAAAGCATAAAAGAAGCCATAAAATTGTTGTTTCTGCTTCCACAGGCATAGCGTCTTTAAATATTGAAGGGAAAACAATTCATAAAACATTGGGAATTGGATTCGGGCCTAGGAAAGACCAAAGTTTTTTAGAGTTTGAGACTATTTTAGAAAGAAATAAATATTGGAATGAAAAGACGGAGCAAATAATCAATAAGAAGAAAGTTCTACTCATTGATGAAATAAGTATGGTAGAAGCGAGGCTTTTTGATTTTATTAATTTTAGGCTGCAATGTCTGAGAGGGAATGTCGAGCCTTTTGGCGGCATGCAAGTGATTGTTATTGGTGATTTTCTCCAATTGGAACCTGTATGCAAAGAAGGGACAGCGAAGTTCGCTTTTGAGTCAGAAGCGTGGCAGAATGCTAATTTCGAAATTATCAATTTGAAAGAGGTCGTCAGGCAAGATGATGAGGACTTTATTAATATTTTGAATCGAGTTCGTTTCGGAGAAATGAATGATAATGATTACGAAGTTTTGAAAGCTCGATTTGTTTCTTGCCCTTCAAACGAAATAACAAGAGTTATGACTCATAATAATCTTGTTGAAGAATGGAATAATGAAAGATTTGAGGAAATTAATTCAGAAGAGAAAATCTATCGGGCAGAAGTAGGTGGAGGGACAGAAGAACAACAAGCGCAATTAATTTCGCAAGTCCTTTCCCCGGTTGAGCTGAAACTTAAAGTTGGGGCTAAAGTGATGGTTACGGCCAATAGTCCAGACAACTTATATTTCAATGGACAAATCGGAACAGTTACGAATTTACTTCCTGCCTCGGTTGTAGTCAGATTGGAAGACAGCTCTGACTTCATTGAAGTCACTAATTTTATTTGGAAATTGGACAAAGAGAAGAAAAACGGGGCTTATTTTTCTCAAATTCCTTTAAGACTCGGGTACGCTATTACTGTCCACAAAAGTCAAGGCGTCACTTTGAAGAAAGCGCATATAGACATCTCAGAATCATTTGCTCATGGTCAATGCTATGTTGCCCTTAGCCGGGTTTCTAATCTTAAAGGGCTAACGTTAGAATATTTTTTGAAAAAAAATGTAAAGGCTCATCAGAAATGTGTTGATTTTTATCGTCAGATAATTTAGAATATCTTCATCGAAAGAAAATGCCAAAAAGATTTGTCCGAATCGCTCTCTTCGAAAAAAAGAATCAGGACGTCCCGCTATGCAATAATAGATTCAAGATATTTTTATTGAAATGAAAATCATATTGAAGGTCTGTTCAAATTGCCTTTCTTTAAAAAGAAGACAAAAACAGTTCTGTTGTAGAAACGAAAAAACTCCTGTCAATTTTATCAATAATCCAGGAGAATTTGGTTGCATATTTTTTAATCCTAATAAAGATTTAGAAATATGTGAATTTTGCGATGGAACAGGCGCATTCTTTTCTGGCGGGGAAATAGAAAATACTAATAATTGGTTAATGTGCGATAGATGTAATGGCGAAGGATATATTTTTACAAATAAAACGAAGTAATCATGAAGCTTGGTTTAAAAATACTTGCATAAAATTAGGATTTTCTGTAGCTTACAGTCATGAACTTTATTTGAGGCATAGTATAATCAATCTTTTAAGGAAGTGTGGGACAACGAAAAGATTTACTTATGGGATAGGTTACTATACTTTTAAAGGACCAAAATATGTTTGCGTAAGAACCTCAGATAGACGTGGTGCTTCTGCAAATATGAAATTAGTGCCAACTAACTTCTTCAAAAAAATATTGTTAGTTTTGAATAGAAAACCCCATATTTTCATTAAAGATAATTTCAAAAACAAAACTTATTATTTATGATGATTTTTTGTAGCAAAAAAGGGCATCAAATTTATCCTCTTGAAATAGAAAGGGTGGATAAAAATGGGAATATTTTAGTTAGTCCTTGTAAGGAGTGCGAAGAAGAAATATCTAATGTCGTAAAAGAGCGAATTGATGAATATAAAAATTGGTATGCTCTTTCTCCTGATGAGGGGAAAGAGATTGAAGAAGAATGTCAAGAAGGAGAAAATCTTTTAACGGATGTAATAGACGCTTTAGAAGCGGATGGGTTAGCTAGTGCTGAGATATTAAATACGCTTGAGGAAGTGAAACATTGTTTTTGGTCTATAGAAAGGCTTGTATGAAAAAGAAATACAATACATGGAGACAAAATAGAAGAAAGTACGGCTCTAATGCTGGTATTCTTAGAATTGAAGAAGAAGATGATACAGAAGTACTTGTTGATATTGTCACTAAAGAATTCAGACATCTTTTGAGAAGCTTGAAAGAAAAAGGCAAAAGGGTAAGGCTAAAGAATATCGGGGTTGATTCTGAAACTCATGATGAAAAACAAGCCAATTTTTATATTTCATTTGATTGCGAAAATGCCTGATAATCCGCCTATTTGTTTTTCCGAAAAAGAAATTGTTGTCCGAAAAGAGCATTTTTGCTGTGAATGTTGTTGCAAAATTTTTTGTATAAAATAGATATTATTGATTCTATTTCTATAAAAAAGATAGAATAGAAGATTTCGATTAATACTTGACAATATTTTTATCTTACGGTATACTTTTTCCTACATGAGAGAATATATGAACAAAGAAGAAGAAGAGAAGACTGGCGTAAAGATGACCGATGAAGAAATTTATCAGGCACTTAAAGAAAAAAACCTTCTTGAACCTCCTATTTTTGAGGAAGGATTTGACGAGAAAGTTTTGGTAAAATTCTGCCAAGATGTTCTTCATGCTTTGAACTTAGGAGATTATTCTGTTAGAACTACGCCGTCATATGGGATATGGGGTGATTGTTCTTGGGTCAAGAGAAAGATTCGTTTGTCAGAATTGCTGTTTCTGAACAGCAAAATAATGAAGAATCATGAAGGAGCTTACGATACTATTATTCATGAAGTATGCCATGCTTGTCGTCCTTTATGTGCTCATGGTGAGAAGTGGAAATCTTTGATGGAGAAATTGGGTTGCTATCCAAAGAGAAGTAAACAAGCGCATCTCTCTGTAAGGAGCCGTATTCCTTATAAGTTCGTTCTTATTGATAAAGATTCTAATAAAGTTATCAAGGGATGGACTAGGAATTGCAAAAAAGTTAAAGATTTTATGGCGCAAAATGAAAGTTCTCCTAAATATCTTTGCATGGCCCATGATGGAAGTCCAGTTGATTTAGCTTGATGCTCTAGTGTCATTGTCCTAAGAGGGTTTTTATGATTGATTACGATTTTTCTTTTTATGATAATAATCTTTCTCTTGAAGATGACCATCATGAATATATCTATATAAAAAATGTTCCCATTCAGAAATTTGGAGCTATAGAAAGAATAGCCGAAAGAAATAATTGTGATATTTTAAGTTTCGCACCCTATAGACTTCCATTTAGCGGCAATGTAGAGACTTATATTTTTCTTCTAAAGAGAAAATGAAAAAAATAGCTGTTGTTCAAATTGCGTTAGGAGAACAATATTATGATTTTTGGCTACAATCCATAAATCGGAATAAAAGGCATTTTTTTTTGAATGAGAATGTAGATTTTTTTCTTTTTACTAATTATAAAAAATTCGCAAAGAGTATAGATAGTGTTTTTGTTGAAGAAGTTGAAGAAGAAAAATGGCCTTTCATCAATTATTTAAAATATTTATATCTTCTTAAGGTATTAGAGAAATTTCAAAGCTATGATTATATCTTCTATTTAGATTCTGATAATGTAATTGAATCTCCCGTCCCAAAAGAGATTTTAGAAAAAGAGCTTGTCATGTTGAGAGTGACGAGTTGGGGTGCTAAATATGCCGGGTGTTTTTTTGGTGGAGAAATTAGCAAAGTTAAATTATTTTGTGAATATATCAGGCCGGAAATAAAAAAGATTTTCCATGCAGAATCTTTTCCAGCAAGAGAAAATGATGAAAGTCTTTTAGAGAAGGTTGATGATTTGCCAATTAATGTTTTTCTCTATAATTTTGATTCTGTATTTTCGTGGTTTATCCATGGAAATAAATTTTCAGAAAAATGGATTTCTCAATACGAAAAGGATTTCGTAAAAAGTCATAATTATAATACTTATTGGAAATTTAGAAAATTAGAAGGGAATTGCATTTTTGACCTTAAAAGAAAATTGGTTTCAGTTTTTGATTGGAAAAGTTATTCTCATTATGGAAGACTAATTCATATGAAAGATAATGAATATTTAATTAGATGGGAAAATCCTGATTTTGGAGAAGATAAAATATATTTAAAAAATGGAAACAAAGATTAAAAAAGCGATAGATTTTGGATTTTTGAATAATGGACATGGTTTCATGCTAAGGACGTTCAAAAATTATGATTTCGCCTCTTTTTCTGAGGTTCTTCCTTCCTGCTGCGAAAGTGCGCCATGTAAACAGCTTACCTTTTATTATCCGCATTTAACTAAAACCCTTCCTGGTGCTATTCCTGAAATAGAGAGAAGTTTTAAGGAACGCATGAAAAAGGCTAACTATTCTACCAAAGGGGTAAGATTTCTTAAAACGCCAGGGCGAGATATCTATTTTGATAAATTTTTGGGGCGGGAACTTTATGTTTTTTTATGGGCTTTAGAAAGAATTAATAGCATAGGGGATTGTTTCAATTCTCTTGAGTATGTGTCTAAAGCTCTCCACTTCTTCTTGAAAGAAGAGCCGCCAATGCTATGGCTTTTATTCTCAAAGATTTCAAATCCTGAAAAAGAAAAAGAATGGGGGCCGCTAATTTGCAAGTTAATTTTAGGCGAATCAGGTGATTGGAGCTAAGAAATGTTTTATAGATGGAAAGGTTTTTGATTCTTTACGACAAGCTTCTAACTATTTGGGGGTATCACATCGTACAGTAAAAACCGCTATTGGAGAGTTAGGAATTTCTTTTTCGTCAGAAGAGTTTTACAAGAGAAACAGGTCTCGCCCATTTGTTTTTCAACATAAAGATAAAACATACTATGTTCTTGCGAAAGCTCCGATAAAGAAACGATGCGATTTTGTTAAAATTGTAAATTCAATTAATTGGGAAGAATATATCCATGAGGATGAAGCGAAAGAACTTTTGAAAGGGTATTTTCTTAATTTGAAAAACCTGTCTATTCAGACGAAATATCGCAATAGACTTCGGCATCCATATATTTCAAATGTTTATGTGAGAAAAGAAGTCGCAAATTATAAACCAATATGGGCTTATGATATTGTTGAAAATGGATATGGGACTTTAGGCGGCATTTTCCGCTTGAGATGGGATGAATTAAAATTGATTTTACCGCCTTTTTTATCCGAGTCTAAAAAATATTTACAAGAGAGAAGGTGGATTGATTATTGCATTCATTCTATCATAAAGATTGTTTGGAAATATCATAAAAGTGAAGTTGAGTTTTTGTCAAAAAAAGAAATCCGTTACGGCCAAAAGAGGCTTGTTTACCCTTGTTGGAAAATCAATTCAATAATTGATGAAGTAAAAGAGAATGGATTGGACTTTTATGCGGAATTCAATTCAAAGGCCAAGAATGCTATATATTTTAATTCAGAAAGCTGTCAGTATAGAGCTTTTATAGGTTAGCAATTTGAAGCTTGACTTCTTTTTCTAATGATGCTAATCTCTTTTCCAGCTCTGAGAGAAGGGCATATAAAAAATGAATAAAAAAGAATACAAAATAGTAGTGCTTGGTTGTCTTAAAACGGTTGAAACGGAGAAAGAAGTTTGCGAAGAGTTTGCTAATTACTTAGCAAGTTCAGCCGGGAAAAGAGGTGTGATGACATTTTCTGTTTTTTATTCCGAAGGGGAGGCAGATGGAAGAATTGCTGGTTGTTTGATTGCTGTTTGTCGTGAAATTAAAATCATAGCAGGAGGTGAAAATATGGCATCCTTAGTTCTGAAAATGAGAAAAACTGGTTGCGGCCTAAGTTTGTAAAAATAATGTGAATGAATTAGTTAAAGATTAAAATGAAAACTCTTAAATGCCCGCTATGCGGAAATGAGATGCAGTTACGGTCCGATGAAGTGTGTTCAGGATATTACGTACAATTATATTATTATGAATGCATTGGCTGTCCTCTTGCCACAACGCCAGTAGATACCACAAAAGAAGCCGAGAATCAGATAAAAGACCTTATTTCCAGGTTTCCTCCTATCATGAGGGTCTGGCGGGGGGACAAACTCGTATGTAGTGGCAGTATTTATCCCGTTACGATTGTCTCTCTAGACATTGATTTATGTAAAATAACCGTTCGCAACGACGCAGGAGACGCTTTCATCATTTACTGTGAGGAGGTGGAGCAATGGCCCTGGGAGCTTGAGCAGAAAGGAGGCCAGCAATGATTAACATCCTCTTATCCATCAAAAAGCTTTTTTCTGTTTCTAAGAAAAAATTCCCTCAAACAAAAAAGAATGAAAAGGAATTTGTTTTCAAGCCGTGTTGCAGAAATTGCATTAACAACGCCGGAGATTTCGAGTGTTACACCTATGGATTATTTAAGACTCCTGAAAGCTTAAATGATTATTGTCGAGACTGGGATTCTTCCGAAGAGGCAGAAGAAGAGCAGGAATACTATTTTAGGATTAAGTATAAAAGCTTTTATGAAAGAAATAATTGTTAAAGGCGAAACATACAAATCCCTTGCTGAATTATCACGCCGCTGTGGCTTGAGCGTTGAAATAATTCGCAGACGTTTGAAAAAGGGCGAATCACCAAATAATCCTTATTTTTTTCGTGAGCGAGAAACTAAACGTTTGACGATTCCTATCCTTGTTTTTGGAAAAACTTTCCCTAGTGTCAATGAAGCATGTAGAATTTTAGGCTTTAAAAGAGCAACAATTTTGGCACGAGTTTTGAAAAGTAGAAGCTCCTTAAAAATAATAGATGGGAAGTATGATTATTCTCGCTTTTTCTCTCCTATTAGAAAAGAAGCTTTTTTTAAAATGAAGTGGCCTGAGATTGATACGCCTCCTTCTGGCTATATTTTATTGACAGAGTTTGCAAAAAAATACCCAGCTCTTAAAAGACATCATGATAGAACTATTAGAGTATGTATTCAAAACCGTCGTGTTTTAAAACATTTCTGTAAATGCAGAAGACGCATTTTTGTAGAAGAAGCTTTTTGGCAGGAAAGACAGTCATGGTTTTCACCAAAAATGCTGAGAATTGGGCTTGGTTTGTCATATGAAGAAATTAGAGTTCTCGCAGAGCGAGACAATAAAGGAGTCCGGTGGTATAATGCCCCTATCGGAAGATTGAAGCTGTATTATCTCCCACAATTTTTAAGTAGACCACACATAGATGACATCGAAAAGAAATACCTCAATTAAATCAAAAGAGCGCGTTCGTAAATTTGGAGAAGTTTTTACTCCTTCATGGTTAGTTAAGGATATGTGCAATCTTCTCCCCGACGAAATTGCGAAGCTTGATTCTCGCATTCTTGAACCTGCTTGTGGAGAAGGAGTGTTTTTTATTGAGATATTGACTCGTAAATTGGCTAATGTCAAAACGAACTTAGATGTTTTGGTTGCGGTTGCAAGTTTGTACGGGGTAGATATTCAAGCAGATAATGTTGAGATATGCAAAAAGAAATTATTTGATATGGCTTGCGACAATTTCCGCATCTGCCCTTCTGAAAAAGAGAAAAATGCTTTGACTTTCATCCTTAATAGTAATATAGTCGTCAATAATTTTTTGACTATGGATATTAATTTGTTCAAGGAATGGAATGTCGCAGACATTGAGCGTCTAATCCAACAGGAGAACGTTGATTCTGTCAAAGGTGAAATCAAAACTAACCCCGAATTACTCTGATAATGAATATATATTGCTCAAATCCGCTTCACATCACGCCTCTTCGGTATGAAGAACGACATGGTGACGTTTATGTTGATTTAGAATCATGTCCTGATTGCCCACATCCGGGGGAAAATTCCAGAATATTTTTCGACGACGACGAAATTTCTGATTTTTTAGACATTTTGGAGGAAGGCATGACCTGTCTCGATGATTTGAAGGAAAATAAGAAAGACCGGGAAAAGTGGAATGATGACCATTCGCAACTTGACCAGATTCTATCCAGAATTTATAGGTCGTTTTCTGACAAACTTTCGGAACAGGCGAAGAAGTAGGCGGGGAATATAGGAGTTTTTGAATATAAAGATATTTTAGTAAATCTTAGCAATTTTGATAAGAGATGAATATTAATAAATATAAAGTTTTCATTGAATATGGCAAATCTCTTCAAAAACTAAAAGAGGCATGGAGATTCGTCCGTAAATTTCCAACGCCGAAGTGCTTGGAAGATGTTCGTTATACAGATAAATATGTTCCTGATTTAGATTCGAATGAATTTCGGAGTTTTATGGATTTTTTGAATTATGCTAGGCAAAAGAGAAGAGAATGTGAAAAATTCGAGGACTAATAGATACTATTAAAAATAATGGAAGAATATCTTTATGAATTGAGAGCTGATAATTTTGCTATAGATTTACTCATTCCAAATGAGCAACTAAAACAGGAATTGGCTAAGGGCAATGTATCTGTAGAATATTTGGCAGAAAAGTTCGCAGTATCTAAGGACATGGTGAGGTTTAAACTTAAAAAAATTCTTTCGGAAACTGAATTAAGAAAAGATGAACAATGATACTATAGAAAGAACGATTCCGATTCAATGCGCCTGTATTAAATGTGGAAAACATGAAACTCATTTAATGGTGTCAAAAAAAGATATTCTTCTTTACAAAAGGGGGTGTTTAGCTCAAAACGCTTTTAGATATTTAGATGAAGACGCGCAATATATGTTAGATTATAAAGTTTGCAAAGAATGTTTTGATAAGAATTAATATGGAAATATCTATCATATGCAGGCCGCAAACTGATTTATCCACAAAAAAGAATATTGAAAAGCTTAATTTTCTAGGATATAAAGTAAAGCGTTTTTGGAGCGAAGACTTCTCTCTTTCTAATTTTAGGCGAGAAGAGTGTCTTAAATTTTTATATAAATTCAAATTTCAGCCTCATGTAGATTCTTTGAGAAATAATTGGAAAAATCTTCTTATCGAAGAAGAATATTCCAATGATTTTTTAATTTTTGGAGAAGAAGATATCGTCCCACGAATTAAAGCTTCTGATTTGCAAAGAAGAATGCAGGAAGAAATGATTGATGATTCAGTAGATGTTTGGAGATTATTTAATTTTCTTGAGAGAGGGAAGTGCCGAATAAATGACTTTTTATATGATAATTTTTATTTCAAATTTTTTATTGATATAAATAAAGCTAGGGATTCTAATCATGTTTATGGAACTCATGCTCTTATTGTGCCTAAAAAAAGCAGAAGAAAATTAGCTCAAATTTTTAATACTTATGAGTTGCCAACAGATACAGCCCTAGAAATGGCGACTTCTAAGGGAGAAATTGTCATGAAGTACGCTAATGTAAATCTTTTTTATCAAGAGAAATGAATGAGTTTGAATTGGGAAGGGAAGGGAAGGGAAGGGAAGGGAAGTGTTTTTGCTGTTAAGCATACTCATTGGGAAGGAAATATTTCTTTTTCAGAGAACGGTTTTTTCTGCAAAAATGGAGCGGATTATGGGAAAGCAATTCTCTTTTCTTCGGGTAGATTGATATTGCAATGGTATAATTGGTCGGAAGAAAATTGCTTTCTAACAGAAGACGGTCTAATTATTGGTTCTAATTTATTCGCGAAAAAGATAAATGGCCCCGAACTTTGGGACATTCTTCCTATTGTAGAAGAAGAAAAATTGAAGGTGCATTTTGGCTGTTATAATTATAAAATAGATGGATGGTTGAATGTAGATTTACCTAATTTTGATTTAAGAAATAAGCTCCCTTTCTCCAACGATTCTGTTTCTCTAATCTATGTAGAGCATGTAATAGAACATCTTACCTGCCATCAGATTTATAATTTTCTTAAGGAAGCTAAAAGAGTTTTAAAAAAGGGCGGCATAATTCGATTAGCGTTTCCAGATATAGAAAAGATTGCTCTTTATGATGGAGAATTTCCAAAAGATATTTCTAAAGACCAGTTAGTTGAAAATAATATTCTATTGTTCGGCCATAAAGTTGTTTTATCTGCCAAAATAGTGACTTTGTTGTTGCAAAATTTAGGGTTTCAAGCTAATACCGTCTCTTCCAACGAATCTGCGGTTGATGAAATGAAAAGCATCGTTCAGCATGATAAAGAAGTTGGGAAGCTTTTGAATGAAATAGAAAGTTCGTATGTTGAGGGGAAAAAGTGAAAATTTTGAGCTTGACTTTTATGGTGATTATGCTATTCTATTCTCATGAAAGAAAAACAGATGTTTGTTTATTCTAGCAGGAAAAGAAGTTTGATTATTCCCGGTACTTCTATTTGCATTAGCCAATCTTCTTGTGAGGAATGGCACGCTTATAAAGCGGTAGGGGTATATCCTTGTATGGATTTCAGCCCTTATGATGGCTATGGGAAAACCCCAGCTTCTGCAATTAAATCTCTCTTGAGGGAGGAAAAGAAATGGAGAAAGAGAAATGCGGAAATAGGATAGTATCTTTCAGTAAAATGCTTAGATTTAAGGCACTTCTGTATTGGGTCGTTTTTGCGATGACCTCTTGTTCCCATCCTTTTGTTTTAGATAATCTTGGGAACGACCAGTTTGATACATGCGTTTCTGCTTGTTATATATCAAGTTCAATACGAAGTGATTATAGAGAAAAAGCCGCCTTTGTTAAAGTAAGTGAAGCGATTAATAACGTTTTTAGTAGTGGTGATTTTTCTAGGAATCGGCTCGTTTTAGAACTTAATAATTCTTTGATAGGACTTTCTGAGCCAGTGAAGAATAAAGTTATTGCTGAAACCTTGAATATTTATGATTTTCTGTCTAAAAAAGACAAAATTTGGGGCCTTCAAATGACCCAAGAGGCTATTCTTTTTAATTTTCAGTCTCAATTTTTCAATAAATATTTATGAATTTTATTAAAAGGAAACTCTTCAGACACAAGAGAAGAAAACTTTTTTTTGATGCAGTAGAAGAACATATAAAAACAGAAGGTGATATTTACGGCAAGTATTCTTATGGCAAAAATTGTTTCATTATAAAAACAGATAAAGTTATTTTTCTTCTAGGGAGTAGTTTTGTTTATCAAAGAAGTGGTCACATTAAGTTTATAGACCTTGGTTTTATAAGAGGTTTGCGCATAAGGAGACATTTTATCAAAAGATTAAAGAAACGCAAAGAAAGTCAGTTAATAAAAGCTGAGGAAGCCAATATCTTTTCCCAAGATGAGATTTCTTTTAAGCTTCTTTTGAAAATAAAATGAAAACGCTTCTCTCTATTGATTTAGACTATTTCGGGAACAACATGTTTCCATTCCAAACTAAAAAAATTCTTTCGGAAAGAAAAAAAGAATATACAAGACTTTTCTCTTTAGTTTCAGATTTCAAAAATAAAGGTGGAGAAGTATTCCTAGTTGAATCACACGAAGAGATTCTCGAACTTTTTAATGATTATAGGGTTGACAAGTTAATAAATATAGATTATCATTCTGATACAGTTGATGAGACATTTAAGCCAGAAGAGAAATCAAATCTAGCAACATGGGTTAATTTTTATGCTTATAAAGAAGAATGCGAATATGAATGGAGATACCCATGTTTTGCGGATTGCATTATGGAGAGGAAAGGATTAATACAAAATGAATATGGGCATTTTTTTTGGATGAAAAAAGGGGAAATAGATAATGGATTTAAAAAGAACATTAGAAGGTGCGGATTCAATAATCTTGAGTTCGGAGAAATCCAGTCGATAGGGATTGCTACTTCTTGGGCAACGAATGAATTAGATAATACAAATAAATTTAGTGATATCAGCATATTAGAAAAATTTATTAGTGAATATTCGGTTTTGTTTGATGATGAAGTAAGTATTGAAATCATTAAAGATTTAAGATTTTTTATAGAAAAAAATAAAGAAAGGAATTAATATGGGATTAGATTCATATATTTATAGAGTTGAAAAAGATAAACCTTCTCCAAAAGAAGGTCCTTTCGATGAAATTTTGGATGAAGTTTGGTATGCTCGCAAAGCGAACGCTCTCCATAAGTGGTTTGTAGATAATCTCCAAAATGGAGAAGATGAATGTCAAATCAGCTTGATTCCTCAAAGGAAGTTTGAGGAACTAAAAATTATTCTTGATAAAATTTCTGATTATTGGTATGATTCTGACTTGAAACATTTATCTTTTGATGATAGATTTAAAGAAATTAAGGATAAATGTTCTGAACTTCTACCTACTCAAAGCGGATTCTTTTTTGGGCCTATCGAGTATGATTATTATTCTTATATTTATCCTATTCTAGATTTACTCATTGAAATAGAATATTTGGATATGGAAAAGTACAATTATTACTATCACGCCTCTTGGTAAACATTAAATTAATTATGGATATTCTTGATGAAGTTTGGATTGTTAATCCTACAAAAAAAACATATTTTAAGAAAGAAAAAGCTGCTGTTTTCACTATCAATGAAGTGCAAAAAATGGTTGCCGATGAAATGGGCATCAATTTCTATGAGGGGTTTTCTGTGCCAAAAAAAGAATTTGATGGTAAGTGCACCCAGCTTTCCCTAAGATATGGAGGGATTCTTTTCACCCAATTTTATGGAAGAGTTTGGTTCGATGACGAAGAGGAAGCGAAAGAATTTGTTGATAAATTAAGAGAAAATTAATATGAGATTATTTAAGTATATTCGAGAGTATCAAAAGGCAGTTCTCTTTAGTAGCTTCATAGTTGCAATTTCCAATAGTGTATTCCACTATTGTCTTCAAGAATGTTGGGATGCCGACAGGTTTCTATGGATATATTTTATTGTGACTCTTCTTTCATCCCTTTTCAGAGCTTATTCTGATATGAAATACGAAAATTAAAACGATAATAAGAAAAATTTATGCCTAAGACATATAATAACAAAACATTGGAAGAGTATTACGCTCTTTGGAAGCTGGCGGAAAACTCTGTGTCTCAAACGGAATTTTGTAAGTTTCATAATATTCCGCGCTCTACATTTAATGATTATGTGAGAAAGAAAAAGGGTCCAAATGATATTATAAGAGCCTCAGAATTAGTTCGAAGAGAACAAATTAAAGCAGAAAGAGAGATAATGTCGCTTTCTTGGTGGGAAAGAAAAAAACTCCTTCGGGAATTTTTGTCTGTGTCTAATGATGTAGATAGAACTAAAACATTATTAGGGCAATGTTCCAGCATATTTTTCTGGAAAATTGTTATTTTCACCTTAGCTTTCCCGCTCGAAAATTTTTCCCCCGAAGATTATGAAAAAATATTTGGTATTTCTGCCTCTGAAACAGAATTGATTGACGAACTAGAAAAAACTATTCAATATATATATTTTAATTACTATAAGGCTTCATTGAATATTTCTGACCCCGAAAGAGAGTTCGAATTAACGAGTGCAAATATTTTCCGAGTAGAAAATTTCCTTCAAAAAAATAAAAATATTATTGTTCCTTTATGCTTCTATCTTCTGAAAACTATGCTTGAGGCAATAAATAGCACTTCTTTTGGAGAATACAAATATGGCTTCCCTTCAACTTTTGGTGGAAACTATGTAATTTTGAAATCTGCGGCGCGTACTCTTCTTCAAGGAAAAATTATGGATAAAAAGTCCATTCAAGAATATGCAGATGTGTTGAAGTGTTCTTATTGGAATGCCTTTAATTTAATTTCTGCCGCAGAGAATGAGGTAGAAATTTTCGGAAAGATTTTCCCCTATGATTTCGTAGAATAAACTTGATTTTTTATTCGTTAAGCCTATAGTAGATTCATGCCAATTAAAGTAACTGACCTACCCATTCTAAATGGAAGCCTCTTTGGGGCATCAAATTGCATCCGCTTGTGTGGCGATGGTAATATCTCCTCTTGTGTAGATATTCAAAATCAAGAGAATCCTATTGAAATTTATGATAATCGCGTTTTTGAAGTTTGTGGCTACACTAGAAATGCTTTGTTCAGAGGATGCACCGGAACTACTATAGGCTTAATGTTTATCGAGAATCAAGGCGATGAGCCGACTTGGGTTCATTTGACAGACTGGTTGCCAGCAAAAGATGAAGTTTCTTTGAAAGTAGAAGAGATTAAAAAGACCACCTTTGATGAGTTCAGAGATGTTTATATGGAATGGCGCGAAACTCTATTTAATCCAAAAACGGAAAATAAAATTCTTGACGCTATTTTTTATAAACTCCATGAGTTCGCCATAAGTCCGATAGCATCTTCGGATAAAATAACATGTTCTTCTTTATTGTATGAAGCAATTGATAGATGGAGGCTAATGATTAAACATAATGATGTCAAAATAACGGAAAAAGACAAATTAGAATCTATGTTTAAACTATCTGTCCAAGTTTGGTAATGGAAAAAGAACAAGCAGAACAATTAAAACGGCTTTTGGGCATTCCTTCAGAGGTTCATATTTCTGAGCTTCCTAATAGGCTAGTTTATTCTTCTTGGAAAGAAGAAAGCATTTTATTGAAGGGGGAAAAAAGACAATGGGAAAATACTAGAGATTCTATTGATTACAATATTTCTCTTTCAATTAGAAATGGCAAATTTGTTATTAGAAAATCTAATTTTCTTGACGATGAGGATATTGAAGAAGAAACTTATATTTTCAGGCCGATTCTTCTTGATGATAACTTCGACTCTCTTTTTCTAGAAGATTGTAGCGAAAGTTTTTGTATGTTTCTGATTGATAATGGATATGAAGATATTTTGAAAAAGAAGATTCTTAAATGAAAGTGGAAGGTTACAAAATTTCTGATGAAACCATACAAAAAATTTTGGAATATAATTGTATTTGTATGGAAGACGATTTGGATAAAATGCCAGATATCAAAAATGTTGCATATATCGCCTTTTTTAAAAAGAAAAATGGACAAATTTCCTTATTTAGGCAAGAAATAAGTAAGAGAAAAGAGCCTAAGTATATTTATCAATCCATAGGAGCTATTAAAATCGCTATCGCACAACATTTTCGTTCTCATTTGCATTACAAAGAAGAAGAGAAAGTTAGAAGGAAGTTTATTGATGATAATTTTATTTTTGTTCCAGTCATTCCTTCTCTTTCTATAGAACAAATTCTCCAAAAAAATGAGGTGGTATAAAGACATTCCAAAAGATGAGCTAGGGAACAAGTACGAATTGATTGAGCCTGTTTCAATCATTGTGGATGTTCATTTACCTTCTTGTATTGGGAAAGATAAGAACGGCAATATTGTTTTAATGATAAAGAGAAATTGCATTTCAATCATGCCTCCTTATCGCTGGGACGGAGCAACTTGCGCTCCTGATTTTGAAAGTGTTCTTTTGCCTTCTTTAGTCCACGATATTCTTTATGATGCAATTAAATCAGGATATATCTTGACATTTGAAATCGCTGATGCTATATTCATGTCGTTGATGAAAGAAACGGACTTTCCACTAAAAAACACTTATTATTCAGCGGTTCGCCGTTTTGGGGAATGGTGTAGGAAAGATTTGTCAACTGGAACATTAACAATAGAAAATTTCCAAGATGAATAGGTCATTAGCAATAACTTTGAAATGGATGGCGATTTTCGTTTTATCCATCATTATTTCAGGTTGTGCCGAAGACCCTACTCAAAATTGGAAACCAAGTAAAATTTTAATTGGAGAACAAATTCTTTCAATTGAGGATTTTTATAAGAAATAAATGATAAGAATGAATTACGCTGATTTAATAAACGAATTGAAAGAGGATAGAGATTATAGCAGACATATTCTTTTCTATCCAGAAAATTCGAATGAGCCTATCGAGCTTGTTTATGCAAAAGGAATTGATTCTTTTCGTCTTTGTATAGATGAGAAATCAACACCTCCTGTAGGACTTCACCTATCTCTTTTTAATGGAACGTTTGAATGGAAAGAAGTTGAATAATTCTTTCGATGAAAAGATTGGCGTGTTAAAAAACAAAGGATAAAAAATGACAGAAGAAGAATATGCAAAATTTTGCGCAAGAAATCTAGAGTCCTTTTGGAAAAAAGAAGAGATTTTGATGAATATTAGAAGTAAAAGTGAGTGTATATCCTATTATGCTCGGATAAAACTTCCTAATGGAAAGAGTGTTCTGTTTACAAATCAAAATGGCAAATATTTTTTTAGGACTAAAAACTCTCTAATGGCCCAAATTTATAGTAATTTATTCAATGAAAATAGAGTTTCATGGCCTAATTCTGAAAAAGACAAGAAGAGATTTGCGAGAGAATATGTAGAAGTTTTTAAAATTAAATTGACCAAATATGAGAAAGATTGAAAAAACATATTCTTTATTTTTAGACCCTAGCTTTATCGAAGACTATCTTCCTAGTGTAGAATTGCCTTCTCCACATCTTCAATTCAAGCAAATTGTTGATGCAGATTGTTTTGATGGCTACGAAGAGCAATTTTCTTCCAAAGAGGAAGAAAAGGAATTTATTAGACATGCTAAAAAATGCGAAATGGATGATATTGCCAGATTTTCATTAGGTGCTATGTTTGGCGATAATGATACTGGATGTTATAATCAATTATTGAATCTACTTATGAAGGGGAATGTTCCAGAAGGAAAAATTAATGAAATCATTTCATGTGCGGATATTTATTTTAATGAATTAAAAAGCAATATTGAACTTAAATTTGTAAAATAAAATTATGTGTATTAGACTGAACTATAAAGAGGCAGAAATGTACTGTCTTAAATATGAAGGGTTTGTACGAATTCTGCAAAAAGGGTTTTATGATAAAGCCATTACTTTTTTTAAGTATACTAATGGAGAAGGCGATATCGAAATGAATGCCGCCCAAGAGCTTTTTTTACCACAAAATGTTTATGAAGAGAAATATGATTTGATGTTTACTCCATGCGATTATCATGGCAAAATTATCAATCCAATTGTCGATAAAAAAGATGCATTGGAATATCTTTCAAAAGGCAATTTTTACAAAGTTTTGGACAAAGAGCATGATACTATTTATGTTAGGAATCGTTCTTATGCTAGAGAAATGGGAGATTCCACAGGAAAATATGAAGTTATTTTTAAGATGCCGAGGAAAAATAAAGGAAAATTTATTAGTTAATATTAGATAATGGAAATTGTTTATTTTATGGACCAAGAAGAAAGAGACAGGTTAGCAATTAAGCTTTTCGAAGAACTTTTTAATGATAAAGGTACTAAGATTCTAAGAGTTCCAGGTGGTAAGCGGCAATTTATAAATAAAAGAATTTTAAAACATTCAGATGGTATTGTGAGCTTTTATTTCGGCAAACACGCTATTTTTTTAGGAAAAATGCTTGAAGAAGTTAAGGTCAGTATAAGTGATAGGGCTTACAAAAGCATCTCTTCTTTAATTAGCCAATACGAAAATAAATTTGGAGATGAATTATTAAAAGAGGTTTTTGAATCATCTATTAGCGATGTTAAAGATTTGCGTCATAGCAAATAAACGAGATTTAAAAGAAAATTATTCAAAATTTATCGATTCTTGCGATAAAGTAGTGAGAATCAATAAAATGGATAATTTGAGTTCAGGCTTGACAGGAACTAAAACAGATATTGTTTTTACTGTCACTGGTAGAGATTATTTTCGTTATACAAGAAAATTCAGAAATGTTGATACCTTAAGAAAAGCGAAGGTTATTTTTTGCCCACAAGATGAATATATCGTGAGACAATATGTTTCTCGTGAATGCATTAAAGATTGGGAAATACTAAAAGGAGACTCGGAAACTGAGAGGTGGACGACAACTTCTAAAGCTGTCCATTATTTAATTAATGCTTATCCAAATAAAAATATATATTTTTTAGGAGATATAGAAAGAAGAAAAAGAACTACTTCTGTTTGGCACAATAAACCGCACAAAGAAGATATTTTTTTTGACCTCTTAATAAACAAGGGGATTCTTATTCCAATTCTTGGAAACCACGATTTCATAAATAATGAATAATAATAATTTCAATGGCAATTATATCCCATTGACAATCTCACCTAATTTATTGCAGGATAAAACCCCTCGGGTTTTGATGATTGGTAAGCCATATAATGGGAGGGTTATTTTCGTTGGTTTAGATTCCAAAAATAGATTTTACTTGAATAAAGATGGAAAGACTGCTGATTTGACAGATTTTCATTTCATGGAAAATGAAATAGAATTAATAAATGTAGTTTTTTGCCCTAATTTCTTGCAAATCTTAATCGAAAATAATGTTCATTTCAATTTAGAAATACCTTCTCATAATTATCCTCCTTATAATGGAGGACAGTATAATAATTATAATCCACAATTTAATCAGGGGTTCAATCCAAATTATCCCAATTTCAATAGCCAAAATTACGGACCTTATAGGCAATAAATTTATGCAAAAGACAAAAGAAAAATGGAGATTAGTAGAAAAAGAATGTAAGAATAGCAACCATCATCTTTACCGAAACCATAATACAGGCTGGTGGCTGGCTTTCACTCTTCATAATCTCTCTACTTACCAAGCTAAAAGATTTAGATTTTCTCTGAAAACTGATGATATTGAGGTAGCGAAAAAAAGAAGAGATAAAATTCTGAATGATATCAAAATAAAATATGGTACAACATGTTAGTGATTGATATTTAATGAATATTCTATTTGTTGAGACCTTAATTTTTTATGATGGACCATATTTGACATTAGGATTGGATTGCACAAAAGGTAAAAAATTAGGGCCTATTTATCTTTCAATTAGATGCCTTTTAGAAGGAGAATGTTTTTTGTCAACAGAAATTGATGAAAAGGAGCTTCTTCTTATGAAGGGAGGCAAAATGGATGTAAATGGAATATTCCTTTCTCACAAAAGGCTTTACAAGGGATGGTTCGATTTAAAGGAATGCAATTTTATGTTGGAGAGTTTTCCATATCAATTATCTCTTTTGGATAGAGCCAAGTTTGATAACGCCTTGTACCTTTAAAAAAAGATTGACATTTATTATTAAAATAGTATATTAATCACCTAACAAAAGACAACATAATGAAAAACGACAAGCAAAAACGCGAAGACGAAATTGAAATAACTTTTCATGAAATAAAAGCATGTTTGGTCTTTAGGGAAGAAGATGAAGAATCTGGATTTATTCCTGTTCCTGTTCAGCCTTTACATGTGAAAAAAGAATATTCTTTTACGACTACAAAAGAGGAAATTAACGGCGAAGATATTTTTGCCGTTCTTAAGAAAATGGCCGAAGAGAGTATTTCTCTTAGTTTGATGCAGGACAAAGAAATGTTTGACCTCTCTATTCCTAAAATTGTTTATTTAGATTGCACTATTAATGGCGAAAGAAAGGTTTTTGATGAATGGCCTAAAATGAAATGCACAGATGATGAAGAAGATTAACGTCTTCTGATAATTTTGCTATATATATTTATGTTAAAAGTAGAATTGACAAAACGGGAAATATTTTGTCTTCTGAAAAGAGCAGAAGACCCAAAAACTCCAAAAGGAGAAAGGCAAGAGATTGCCAATATCCTTTCTAAGGTTGGACTTACTGCAACATATTTTCCTACAGTAGCAGAATTCAAATTGAATGGAGTTCTATTTGCGAAAAAGATTACCTGTTACTCAACAAAGAAACATCATTTGGGCTATAAAGAAACTTATAAATATGTCCTTTTTTAAAATTAATATGGAAGAAATTGAACTCGAAAGCGAATTAGAAAATGAGTTTGTTAAATTGGGTTGGGAAATTATTTAATTCTTGAATGAGAACAGTATATGAAAAAAGATGTTTTTGCAAAGATTATTGCATTAGTTTTTAGTTTGCTAGGGGCTGTAGCCTGTTGTGTTGCGCTTCTTAACTTTTTTGGGTTCGAAACTTTATTGGTTTATACGGTTATTTTACTGAAAGGCTTCCTAATTGCGGGGGTGGCAATATGTTTTTTAATCTGTTGCGGCATAGCGTATGGCAGTATTCGCTCTCTTTTTAGCAAAAAAGACAATAATGAACAAGATGAATAATAAGATGCTTCTTTCAATATTCATAATGTTATCCATATTGAGTGGTTATGCAACAGTATACCTTTTTCATAAAGCATTTGATGTTAATCCTTGGATGGGTTTATTAGCCATGATACCAATAGTTACATTAGGCGTTATTACCCAAGTAATTTTTGCGGTATTGATTTATCTTAGTATTGAGAGGGCAACAAGAGAAGAAAAATGAAGTTTTTAATTTTTATTTTTGTAAATTTGCTCCAATTATTTATTGGATATTGTTTTTGTGATTTTATCATCCAAATATTTAATTTGTCTCTTTTTCGTGGCGGCGGGAAGTTTCTATCTCTCAATACTTTCCATATTTAGTTATTTCGCAAACCCAATGGGCATAGAAGAATATGATGAAAATTAAAAATCTTTTTTATTTGGCTCTTCTGCCTCTTTCTGTTGCTGGGGCAGTATTCTCCTATAAGTTTATATCAAAAAGGCTTATTAGGGGGCGCAGGGTGCGGAATGCAGGGCTTCTCAGCAAAAGAGATACTTATATCCTTGAGATTTTGGAAAGTCGTTTTAAATATCTCGCTGTAGATGGGAGAATAGAAACTACATCAAAAAATTTCCTTTCTATGTACCCTCAACAAGTAGGTGAATTAATTGAAGCTCGCGATATTGCTCGCTCATTCTCAAAATTGCATAAACATTATCCTGATATAATCTATAAGAAAAAGGTTAATGGCAAGGAAGTAAGGACTAATGCTGGGTATCTTTGGGTTTATAAACCAAAAAGGAGAATTATGTATGTAGAATTAGTTAGTTGACTAGAAGAATATGGAGTGCTTACAGACAAATCTTTTTGGGGATATAGAGCCTCGATCCATTAGTATTAAAGTAGCTTCTAAAAAAGCTAATGTTTCGACCGCTACCATACGAAATTGGATAAAGACAGGCTATTTATTACAAACTCAACGCGGTAGTATTTCCGAACAATCCTTGAGCGCTTTTTTAGATAATGTGGCAGGTGTTGAAAAATTAACAGCACGAGCTAATAAGTCTCAAAAAGATTCCTGTAGTCAAAATTGCAAGGGGTTAGATTTTTCAAAAATTATCAATACATTGCATGGTGAATGTCTTGGGAAAGCTTATGAACAATCATTATCTAATTCATATAGAAATAAGGAAGGAATCTATTATACCCCCTTGAATATTGTCAAGGATATGTTTAATGGAATTTTTATAAACAAATCAGTCACTTTTTTAGATCCATGTTGTGGTTCTGGAAACTTTATTATAGAAGCCATCAACCAAGGCATCTCCCCTCAAAATATTTATGGATTTGATATAGATGCTAATGCCGTAGAAATTACTAAAAAACGTATCTTAGAAGAAACTGGTATAGATTCTACTAATATTAAAGTTGGAGATTTTTTAATAGAAGCAAGTAAACTCAAAAGTAAAGGAGTTTATTTTGATGTAATTTTAACAAATCCGCCGTGGGGGAAAAAACTCACTAAACAGGAAAAAGAACAGTTCGCGCAAATTTATGAAGCTGGAAAAAGTATTGATACAACAGCGTTATTTTTATTTGCTTCATTACAACTTTTAAAAGAAGGTGGTTGTTTAGGGTTTTTAGTTCAGGAAGCATTTTTCAATATCTCTAGCTATGAAAATGCCAGAAAAAAAACTATTTTTTATGAATTACAAAGACTGGTTGATTATGGCAAACCATTTGATGGACTAATCACTAAAGCCTTTGGAATTATCCTCAAAAATATAGAGCAACAAAATGGCGTAGTAGAATGCGGACGTATAGAGCAACCCCATAAACGTAGTAAAATATCGTTCACAAAAACGCCAAAATCTATCTTTAATATTTGGACAACAGAGGAAGAAACATCAATTATCAATCATATTTATTCACTACCTCATACTACTTTAGAAGGAAATGCAAAATGGGCACTAGGAATAGTTACGGGTAACAATGCTAAATACTGCGTTAGTAATCCACGAACTAATTATTTGCCCATATTCAAAGGATCTGATATAACAAAAAACGGCATTAAAAATCCATCTAATTACATCTTAGATGATTTTAATAAATTCCAACAAGTTGCTCCAAGAGAGAGTTATTATGCAGAGGAAAAGATTATTTATAAACGGAACTATATACTTTAATCTTGTAACCTTCAAAAACAACACTTTGTGTAATAAATCTTGATGAAGAAATCAAATCATCATAGGACCAGCATAAGAATCAACTCTCCAATTGCATATCGAACATTTGTATGCCGAACCATTTATTTGTGTCTTGGAAATGATGCCCTTCTGTCTTCTCTCCATGCAAGCGGGGCAAAGATAGTGAAAAGTCTCTTCTCCACGGAATTCTTCCTTAAGAGCATAAGCAAAAACACCCGGTTCAAACTTTTCAAGCTTATAGCGGCTCTTTGTCTTTTCCCAGTTGTTATACTCCGCGAGTCGTTGCTCGAGCTTACGATTAACATCGGACAACTCCGCATTTTGAGTTTGGAGAGAGAGAAATTCTCCTTTCAAATTAATCAAGGAATCATAGACACTAATAAGCTCTTTTTGAAATTTAGTATCCGAGATATTCTCTCTGAGGGAATTAACAATGTCTATTGCGCCCTTGATTAGGGCGAAGCTTGTGGCGATATCTATCATGAAAAATGATTTTATCAATATTTTCCCAAATAGCAATTTGAAATTTTATTTATTTTAATCTTGTAACTCCCCCATAACCCATTACACTACTCCTAGAAAAAGAAAGGAGTAGAACATGACGTACCGCGAATTCATTGAAAAATTCCCTGATGATGAGAGCGTGGCAAAATATCTCATTGAAAAACGGTTTGAGGGAAAAATAGTTTGCCCATTTTGCGGGAAAACGGAGAAGGTTTATCACGCTCACTATAATTGCCGCAATGCCTATTGCAACAACTGTAAGATGGAATTCTCTATTTTCAAGGGAACCATTTTTGAGGAAACAAGAATGCCTTTAAGACATTGGCTTTATGCTATTAATATGGTTTGTTTGTCTAAAAAAGGGATTTCAGCCATGCAATTGAAAAGGGAGTTAGGTGTTTCTTATAAAACCGCTTGGAGGATGGTTCACAAAATTAGAAGTGCTATGGCAAAAAGAGAGGTAGGAGAAACTTTTGAGGCGATTGTTGAGATTGACGAAACCTATGTTGGAGGAAAACCCCGGAAGAAGAATGAACATGGGGATGATGATGATTTGCCGAAAAATCCTAGAGGAAGAGGGACGGCCAAAGTGCCTGTTATTGGAGTCAGAGAAAGGGGAACCGGAAAAGTTCATGCCGTCGTTGCCAATAGGAATGAAGAGGGGAAACAATTGACGGGTAAACAATTATTCAATGTCCTTAGCAAGGTTTGCAAACCTAATACCAAAGTCATGACTGACCAGTTCAAGGGCTACAATATTCTGAACTATCCTAACAATAAGAACCTTACCCGCATCATGATTGACCATAATGTCATGTTTAGTGCGGGCAATGGGGTTCACACTAATGGAATTGAAAGCTTTTGGGCCTTACTGAAAAGAGGTATTCATGGGATATTTCACCATGTTTCTCTTAAACACCTACAGAAATATGTGGATGAATTCTGCTTCAGGCAATGTTATAGGAACGAGAATGAAGCTTTTGAAGTTTTGATGGGCTTATGCTGGAAATGAAAAGCCGCCACCTTGCGAGCAAGGCGACGGCCTAAGTCATGCAAATCAAAGAATCGCCCCCTTCCCCGAAAGGAAGGAGGCCAGTTAATTCACCGCCGAAAGTTAGAATGACCAGCTAAAGCCTGCTGTGATGGTGTGATAGGCATCCACGTTTGAGAAGTATTTGTTCATTTCGTAGCCAATCATAAAGTCGGTTTTTTCTCCAATAGCAAATTTAAATCCAATCTGGGCGGAATAAGTAAAACCTGAATCACTACCAGAAATACTTCCACCTGTATTTGAAGCTTTTTCTTCATAGTAGAGAACGCCAGCCTTTCCTCCTAAGTAGAACGTTGCTATGTCCGACATAGGGATGTTAAGAGTATATCCAAAAGTCACGGGAACAAGGAGTTGTTCATATTTGAATCCATGTCCTTGGTCATCAGTATAGTAAGTTTTGGAGCCGTATAAGAGGCCTATATTCAGAGATAGTTCGTGGAATACTGATGTTGTCTGAATATTCGTATGCAAACCTAGTTGTGCCCCTCCCAAGTCTGGTATATCAAGGCCGAGAAGGTCATCCGAGCAGAACGAATACATCCCTCTAATGCTCATTCCAAACGTGGAATCGTATCTGGTGGTATAGGCAGAACGATAGTCCCCTCCCATTCTATAGTATTCCCAAGGGTCACTAGAGGCCGCTTGTGCAGTACATGCGAGGCTCAGAAGCCCCAAACTGGCAATGATGGTTTTCGAGTTCATGATGTTTTTAGGTTTTGGATTCCTTAGAGAGGACAAAGAATTATCCTAATGAGATATAATATTGTCCAATAAAAGAGCTATTATTATCCTAATAGGATTTTGTCAACCCTAAACAGTTCGGATTCTTCCATTCATCATCCTGATAGGAGAAAATTGCCCGCATGGACGAGAAACGCCCGCTGGATATTCAGACTTTGGGAAGGTGGTTAGAAGAGAACAAAGTGTCTCGCACCGAACTCGCTTTACCATCGGAAGCAATCATTTTCAACTGTACGATTTTTTCGTACAGTTGACTAAACCCTTCTTCATGATAAAGAATTTTCTTATTGATAAGAACTCTCTTGGCATTCTTCTCCACTAGGTGGTTCACTTCCCTTATAAACTAATTTCCATTCATCAATAGCTTCTTCATCAGAAGAAAACTTTTTATATCCTAATTGAGATGCATTTTTTGAATCACAAAAAATTTCATCTGCTCTTAAAATTTGCCACCTTCTCCCATATTCGTCTTCGTATTCTCCCCCATCATATTCTTGTTTTTTGAACCAAGACAGTTTTTCTTCTTTTAAGATTGCCCTTTTTGCTCTCGAAGAATTTTTAAAAGGATTATATGGAGTCATCCATGTCATATTCACTTGCCATCCTCTTCCCGTGGCTTGTTGTATTGCTTCTAATACACTTGGATTCTCTTTATAAGTATTTTCCATGCCTAACGTAAGAATCCATTTAGCACTTGTTCCTAAAGATGTATCTTTTTGTTGTAGACTTTTGAGAATGCTTACAGCGGAAGGTAAATCGACTCGGCAATTGATGAATGCATTAGTTCCATCTATTAAATTTGGCAAAGTGAGATATTCATAAATACCACTTCCGTCAGTATCTTTAGCTTGCGGTTTTCCGCTCACATATATGCAATTCCCATCTTCATCTATTGGGTATCTAAATGTTCTTATAAAAGCATATCCAAAAGCATTACTTGCATATTTTACAAGAGGAAAAGGAGAATTAAACTCTTTCATTTTTTCTGAATGAAAAAGGAAATTATTTATATTTGATACCTTAGTTGTATTATGCTTAAATTCAGTAAAACCACTTCTCTCTCCCATATAGGATAAAGAGGTGATATTACTGAAATCCATATCTATTTTTTGAAGTTTAGCGCATATATAAGCTAACGTTGATGCAGAAGTGGAATTATGCCTCTTAATAATTAATTTTTTAAGAGATGTACAATTTCTAAATAAACTATTGATGTTGGTACACTTCGGTAGGTCTACTATACCTTCTTCTATCGAAGTGCATGGATAAAACATTTCATTCGCTGTAGTACAATTTGGAAGATATAAACTAATTTTCTTTAAATTATTTGCGCCCCTAAACATTCTATTAGCATTCACTAATTTTGGGCATGAACTAACGAACTTTTCTAATGTATTTTCGCTTGGATATGTTAGATAATCAAATAAAGAAGTTCCATTTTCTAAATTATCAAGTTCCCAATCCCAAACTCCATTTTGTAAATCTGTTCTATAACTTTCATTAATATTTAGAATTTCACTTCTATTTTTAGCTGGAATATATTTTTCATATCTTTTTCTTGTGGTAATCCCCTTGCGAATATCACTAATTGTTTCTGTTGGTACTACAACATTAAAACTGTAAGATATATTCATAAGTCCATCAACATTTTCTTCAATACTAACACTATTTAATGTCGTATTATAAAAATTTATAGATGTTCGTATTGGAGCATTATTTTTAGATGGTTCATCATGTATTATTCGGAAGTCCTTCAATAAAGATTTTGCATTTCTTAAATATTCCGTAGTAAAATCTTTGCTTTTTAAATCACTTACGGTATTAATAGTTAAAGTACAATTCGATGAACTTTCTGCTTTATTAATTTTTGGGGCCAAAAAATTATTTGTACTATTTGGAATGTCTATTTTCCTTGAAAAAGTATATTTTATTTTTCTATCAATATTTAAGTCAATCGAAAAAGAAGATACTGGTTGATTAAATAATCCATCGGAGCTATATAAATTAAGTTTATAAGCTAATCCAATATTTTTGGGCACTAAACTTAAATTATTTTCAGCGTCTTCTTCAATTTCTATTCTTTTCCCTTCGATATTACTTCCTGAAAATCCTAAATTATGATTTATTAAACCTCCGGCCTCAATAGAAAGAGAATAAGAATTGATGTAACAATTATCAATTTTTAATCCGTATACATCATGTTTTTCTCCCATAGAAGCCATTTCGACTGCTCTGATTAAATCATCATAATCATTTGTATCATTTAATAAAATAAAAATATTTATTGGAGAATTAATATCATTGAAAATTTGACGTTCTATCTCATTTGGAGAATTAAAAAAATATAATTCTTCATTTATTATATTATCTTTACCTAAAATTTCGATGGAAGTTTCGACCGTGGGGGCAGTCAGTACCTCTTGCCTTTTTTCGTAAGTACCAGATTGACTGATGGTTGATACATTCGTACTTACATTCACATCCAAAGATTGAACTAATGGAACATAATATTGTATTCCATCGTTCCCCCAAGCTACTAATATATCATCTCTTCTCGTAAATTTCATTATTTATAATTTCTTGGAGCGTGGTTTTGATTAATTGATATATTTAAGGAATGATAATCACCAACATTCCATACATGAGTCCATTTTTGAGTATTCCACCAATATGAATCATTTTCTATTTGTGGAATTCTAAAATTTTTATATCCGTATTGATGTTCCAAAAAATGAAGGCAACAAAGAAGCTGTTTCTTCTCTAAAGAAGGGATGTTTACAGATACATCTTGAAAATCGTATGTTTGTTCTCCTTTCCATGCTCGGACAGGATAGGATTCTTTGAAATCATTAATGTAATAATCAGGCGATAATTGTCTTTCAAATGGGGTGATGACTTCCAAAGGAAGAACATACTTTTTTCCTTCTGCTTTAGCCGCATCTACTATATCTCCATTATATTTTTCTATCAAATCTGTATCAATTACTTCATCAAGCATATAATAAAATACTTTATCTGAATAAACTATATCATATTTTTCAAGATTATTTTTTGTTCCATTATCATTTTCATCAAAAGTGCGCACATTTATAAAAAATGAATCTCTCCATTTTGTTATAGTTGAAGCAGTATCAGTGACTAAAGCTAATGATAAATTTATTCTCCCATTTTCTGCATTAGTTATTGTTAAATTATCTATGTATAAAAGCATTTCTTTCAGAATCCCACTTGGGTCGATATAAGAAGATGGGGTCATCACCGTATTAACTTGATTCATTTTAAGATTGTGAATCATATTATCTGCCTCATCTTCTGATAAATCAAAAGTTAAATTAGCATTTATTCTAGTAGAGTTTACCCCTTGAGCTGAAATTTGATATGATTTATCAAAAATATTTGACGAGAATACCCCACAGAACCAATTAAACTCTGCTTGGACAGGAACTAGTCTATAATTATAATCTTTTGATACTAAAAATCCTACTTTATTATCTTTATTATCGATTGGATTTAATGGGGTTGTCATTATACTATAGTTTTACTTCCTAAAAAATCTATTCCAAATAGTAAATAATCTGAATCAGAAATACTCGTGCTCAAACTATTTAATTTAGAATTCTTCAAAAAATAGTCATTATTTTCATCAAATTTTTCTGATTGTATTCTCACTCCTAAAATTTCATTCCGCTGATTTAAATACTTTTCAAGTAAATCTATATTACTACTAAATGGAAAATCTGAAAGAGAAGAAGCGTACCCAGACGCCGAGAATTGTTGATTTATTAGTGGAGATTCAAGAACAATCATTTTGTCTTTCCAATTCATCGGCCATCTTATCAAAACATTTTTTCTTTCAGAGAAATTCATAGTAAAAATTGCTTCATCATCAAATATATCTAAATATGGAATTATTCTATCCATTTTAGGTATTTCCTTTTCTTCCATTTCCGAATTTCTTTTAAGAGTTACTGACCATTTTTCTGGAACATAAACTTTTTTCCCTACAAATGATGCCGATAATAATGGAATTTCTCCTGGGTTCAATGATATCGAATACTCAGTCATTATTACGTCAAAATTAGCTCCATTTATATTTGCTGGTGTTTCGTTCTGAGTTAAGTTATCAAAAGATGCTTCCACTAATGCGGCGGTATGTTGGCCTATGAAATAATCCAACAATTTCTCATTAAATGTTAATGGTTTTTCTATAGAAAAATTTATAGTTGGTGTCCCATTTGGAACAATTTGCGACAATCCTCCTAATAAAGCACCTGTTGAATTAGAAAAGTCATTGGTCAGCGATATGACATTAACGTCTTTCCAAAAATCGGAAATTATCCCATTTTCTTCTCCAATGCAAAATACTATATTATTGATATTTAACGCATTCATTATGCCTTAGTCGCGTTCAACATGCCACCCACTCTTTTTTCCTCAAGTATAGTGCTTCGGACAACTTCCTTAATCCTTTGGGCAAGTCTTTGATTATCTTCTGAGGTCTCGCCCTGTTGAGATTCTTGGGTTCCACCTGTACTATTGTCTGTTATATTGATTGTAATATTTCCAGCTGAAGTTTCGAAAGCTTCTTTGACAACTGTAATCATTTCATCAAATTTATCAATAAGCTTCGAAAAATCCATTCCAACAGGTCCAGAAGTTTGACTTCCTCCATCATTAGCAAATGATACTCGGTTATTGTTCAAAGCGTCTAAGAATGGCGTTCCAATGTTACGAGCGACATCTCTACTGATAACGTATTCGCCATTCATAGCATTTATAGGCGTAGTATCACGCCCAGCAGTTCCAGATGTAATAGGTCCACCAGAAGCTCTCTGTTTTTCAAGCCTCTTCATACCAAAAAGTCCTCGAAGTATATTAACTTGGTCACTCCCTCTTGGCCCATTACCAAATGCCCCTTGAAACTCTTGAATTCCTCTCCCCCAAGATGAATTACCTCCACCAAAAAGTCCAGCTAATCCCCATGTGCTATTGCCTCCTATGCCACCAGTAATATAATTGAGACCAATCATAGCCGCCGTGCCTACAATTGATTTCCACATGCTTTTCTTACGTTTTTTTCTTTCTTTCTCTAAAGCATCAGCTTGTTTCTGTTCTTGGTCCGCAAGATTAAATGCTTCACGCTTATCAGCTTCCGTAGTTTGATTTTCTACTGTATCGGCATTTCTTCCATACGCAGAAATTCTCCAACTCTCATTTTCTAATCCAATCACCCCACCTGTGTCATTTTGCTTGATAATATCATATTGACCAGACGTAAATGATTGAGTGGCAAATGATTTCAAATCATTTCTCCCCACAATCGAACCGTAACCATATTTTCCGGGAGAATAAAATCCATTATTGCCACCAGTATTACTTTTGCTTGTATCAGTAGGATAACCGCCATTATCTAAATACCATCTTTCCGAGTTTCTTCCCTTAACATAACCGCCGGTAGCAAATTTGCTCACTTTACCAGAATTGAGCATGTCTAAATAATCTTTCCCAACTCTGGAAACCGTATCTTTCTTTAGAACATATTCGCCACCAGTCAATAAAGCTGGAACATCATCCCTTACACCAGAACCTCCGACAACTTGACCACCCTCCGCAAAAAGATTAGTCAACCAACTAAATATTCCTCCTCCCATACCACTTTGAGAAGAATAAATAGCGGGTGTCGATTGTTGACCCCCACTTCCTAATCCAGCCACCCCGCTAAACATATTGGAAATTAAACTATTTAAACCATGCTTAATTATTTGATTGGCTACATTTGTAACCATATCTGTCATGGCATCTTCGAAGCTTTTCGCGCCAGTAATAGCGTCTGTGAAAACATCAACAAAACCATCTTTAATTGTTCCAATCATTTTACCCATATTTTCTTCTAGCCGTTTAGCATCATCAGACATTTGGGCTAATGATTCGCTCCAACCTTCGTTGAATGTTTTGAACTCCAATCTTTTATTAAATTGTTCTTGAATTTTTAATAAATCTTCTTTTCCTGCATCTCCTTTCTTCAACGCCTCTTCCATAGCCTGTTGATAGGTCATATTTTCATAACCTTTAATATTTTTAGGCCCTTCATTATTAATATTTACTTGTCGTTGATAAGAATATTTTTCTGCCGCTGTAGCCGCAGTGATAGCTTTATTTCCTATAATCGTAAATCTCTCTAAGAATTTTTGAGCTTCATTAACAGCCTTTTTGTAATTAATTTGTGCTTCTGTAGCTTTAGTGGTAGCATCATTATTTTTTAACAAATCAGCATTGGCCTTGCCAAGTGCATCAATTTGTTCCTCTGTTTTTTCTTTTTGTTTAGATACTGTTTCTGTGGCTTTAGTGGTAGCATCTGTTAAATCAGACATAGCTACCGCTGTTGTCTCTACATCTTCTATATAACCTTCAAATGGGTTCAAATCATCATCAGAAGGAATGTCCGTTGGTCCTCCTGCATTAACAATTCCTATTCCATTATAGGAAGTTTGAGAGTTTCTTTCTCGTGCAAGCGATTGAATAGAAGAACCTCTTATATTTCCCAATTCTCTTGGATTTTTATCTACAATTTTATCTACGGCCTTATCAAATTCATTGATAGCCGTTTTAAATATCTCATTAAATTTCCCAAAATCATCAACCGAACTCTTAAAAATATCGGTTGATTTTAATCCTAATACTTCCTGTTCTGCTAAAGCTCTACCAATTATATTGGCTAATTCATCATTAGATTTTTTACTATCAAATTGTTGTACTATTTCAGCGCGTTTTCCGACATCTTCTATTCTATTAGTAGCCTCCAGAAGACTTCTCCGTTGTTCAAGATTGGCTTGAGCAACCTCCATTTGTCCAATAGCTAATTCTTTATTAGCTTTATTTAATAAATCAAAACCTCGAACAACTTCTTTAACCTCATCCGGTAAAAGAAGTATATCTGATTCTAAATCAACATCTTCTTTTTCCATATTCAAACGCATTTTAGTGATAGCATCAGAAGTTTGTTTAATTTTTGCCGAGAAACTAGTGAGTTGAATATTGACTCTCTGATTTAATGCGTTTCCTAGTAAAGTAAATTGCTCTTGGAGCTTTTTAATAGATTCTTGAGCTTTTTGAGTACTTATATCATAAGTTTTCCCGTACATAGAAAAACTTTGTTGTCTTCTAGCGTTCTCTTCAATAGAATCAGGTGTTACAATATTAAGAGTCTTATCAAAAGCTTTTTGTAATTCTGACAATAAACTTTGTGAGAATTTTGTAATATTATCTCCTTCAAAACTTCTCTTGCCACTAAGGGTATTTGTAACAGAAGGGAGATTTTTTAATAAGCTTGGTAGTATATTTTGGACAGAAATCTTAGCTTGTCTATTGTTTAACTGTTCTTGAATGGCTTTTGACGTTTGCTCGGCGGCACTTAATTGAATATTAGCCGCTTTATATTGCATATCAGCACTTCTAAGCTCTTGTATAGCTAAAGCTAATCTTTGTCTATTCTCTTGAAGGAAAGCTTCTTCTTCCGCTTTTGCTATTTTCCCGACTAGAGCACTTACCTCTTGAATGTCTGAGAATCCCCCTTCGGAACGCCTAATTCCATTAACAATATTCATGAGTTCATCTCTATCTTGAGAAGAACTGAGATTAGATATCCTTTGAACTACTTCTCTCTCAACTTCGGCAAAATATCTTTGTTGTTCCAACATTATTTTTCTCATATTAGATTCATAATCTAATTGAGATTTTTGAGCTTCAATTCCAGTACTTAATGATGGGCTAATAGTTTTTCTTGCAGAAAGAATTGTTTGCTGTATTGTGTTATTATAATCAATATTTTTAATTCTTGCTGTGAACTCATTAATTTGAGTTTCTAAATTATTTAATGCTTCTTTGAATCTTGTACTAGAAAAATATTTGTCGAATTCACCTAAAGCTGTTGAAGCCTTATTTATAGAATCTTTTAATTCTTTTGATGCAGTTTCTAAATCTTTATTTTCAATCGTCCTAAAAAAATCTTTGGCTTTTTGTGCCGCTTCATGATTTAAGTTTTGAAATTGCTTACCCCATTTTCCTATCTCAATGAATATATTTTGTATTTCATTAGCTGATGTAGCTTGGTTTATTTTTCTAAGAGTTTCATCAAGGTTATCTTTCGAAAATCCAGAGCCTAAACTTGTTAAGTTTTCTTTCAAAAATTTTGCGGCTAATTCCCTTATAGAGAGGATATTAGAAGTCCTTTCTCTTAATATATTTCTTTGCTCTATAGAGCCTTGAGCTTGAATCTTCTCTGCCGCAGAACCATAAATATTTTTTCTTATTAGAGACGAATCTAATTCTGTTGGAATATTATTTAATATTGATGTCTTTTTTAATATATCTCCTATGTCAGATATAAAATTCTTAATCTTAGTTACTATACTAATTTGTATCTCTCTTATTTTTTTGGCATCTTTATCTGATATCCCTAGTTTTTTTAATTCATCCTCTCCCATTATTGGAGCCTTTTTTAAAAATTCTACTAGGCTCCTATAAGCCCTATCAGATGATAATGCGGCCTCATCTCTATATTTTTTAGTTTCTGTAAATGCTTCTATTAATTTATCAACTTCTGCGGCATAAATTATATCTGCTTCATCCGATATTTTTTTTAAATATTCAGGAATCTCTGCTATTCTTCCAGAAGTTCTTAATTTTGTTATTTCTTCTTGTACCTCTTGAGATTGAAGTTTTTGCGCTTTTCTCTGTTGAATATATATATCTGCCGCTAATTTTGCTGAACCAGCATTATCTCTAAGAGATTCATAACTGATATTTCCTCGCGTACTATAAGTTGCCCCAGCCCCAGCATAAGGCCCAAGTTCTGCCGTTATTGCCGTCCCTTTATACACGTTCTCCCAATCGCCTTGCTCAACAGCCTTCGAAATACGGTTTTTTATACTTTTATTTATTTCATTTTGAAGTTCTGGAGTTATTCGAACTCTAGACCATTGATTAGTTATCTGAACATTTTTCAATACTTCATCTAAAATAGCATTTGTTAATGATTTAGGTGTCCCCACAGAAGATTTTAGAACTTCTTCTATCGATTTATTGATAAGTTCATCCCCTGTTTTTACCTCTTCATATGCCTTTTTATCTTTAGTAATATTAGAAACTCTATAATTTTCTATAGCTTTCTCAATATTCTTTGCAATATCTTGACCTGAAATTCCTTCTGTAGCTTTAGCTGATTGAATCGCTAATTCTTCCAAAGATTTCGCCGCTCTATCTGCGGGCGTTTCTAACAGTCCAAATGATTTTTTGAATCTATTTATAATAGAATCTTGCCATCTATCTGGCATTAGTTGCCAAGCAGTTGCAACCCAACCTATAATTGGTAAGAATTTAGTAAATGCTCCAATAACCCCTTTCAGAACAGGCCCAAGAGTTTTGAAACTATTAAGAATGAGGGAAATAGTTTTTGTGTCGCCAGCTCGCCAAGATGCCATATTAGACTTTCCTATTTCCCTCGCTTTACTAAATCCTCCAAGAAAACTTTTTGCTGATTCCAATGGAGCGTTTATCACATCTTTTCCAGACATTCCAAACCCAAAAGCGGAAGAAGCCATTTTCATTGTGATAAAAGTAGAAAGCGCTTTTCCTAGTTTAGAAAAAACAATTGCTGTAGTACTAGCTCCTTCTGATACATCTAATAATGCTCCATTTAAGAAAGAAGCGGCTATAGACCATTTTATAAGTCCCGTCAAACTTTTTTCTCTTTCCACAGAATCTTTAGATATAGCTTTTGATAAGTTCTCTGTTGAACCAGCGGCCTTATCTGCTACTCCGCTCAGAGCATTTATTTTATTTATAACACCTTTCGTTATATCTCTTGTTATAAATGCTTCTCCAATTGGATTAAACTTGCTACTTTCTCTAATACTTCCCTTCGCGAAATTTTTAGAGTTAGTAAGTTCTTTTATTTGATTCCTATTTAATATTTTGTATTTCCCATTTCCAGTGTCAACAATAAATTCGTCAGTATTAGCGACAACAGTTTGTTTTATTCCATCTAATGGAAAATTATTCATAATGACGGGAGAAGCATTTTTCCTAGCACCACCTATCCCCATTTGAATAGCTTTTTGTTCTTTAACAAAAGCATTATCTCCACTTGCTCTATTTTTGACAAATTTTCCCTTTTGATATGCCCCGATATTAGCTTGAGAAACATTCAATGTTGTCATTGAAGTCATTGTCGCCGCAATTTCAGCGTATATTTTTGCTAAAGTTTGACTTTTGGCAACTTCTGCATCAAGAAGAGAAATTACTTTTTGAGCTTGAGCCGTTCTACTAATAGTTTTGTCAGTTATAACTGCTTGAATATCAGCATTATTCTGATATAAATTATTTAAAAGCTGTTCATACTGAACTTGCCTTTGAGAGGCTTTGTTTAAATTCATGAAAGAAATCCATGAATCCTTAGTTTGCATTGCCATATAGGAAATACCTTTCCCTATTGTCGCAATAGCTAAAACCAATCCTGGCCCAGTCAAAATAGAACCGATTCCTTGAACCACATTTTCAAGAAATGCTAAAGAACCTTCTCCTTTAATACCATCTGTTATTTTTTCAAGTAAATTATTAACTGTAGATAATCCACTTGTCAAATCATCTAGAAAAGCCGTGTTGCCAAAAGCAGAACCTAATTCAATGCCCGTTGTTTTAAGTTTTTGGATTTGCGCATCTAATGTTTGATTTAATATTGCATTTTTTTGGTAAGCTTCATCTACAGCTTGATTAGCATTTAATAAATTTCTATCATAACGAGATACCCCTTTTTCTACTTCTTTATAAAGTTGTTGTAATTTACTTTTTTGCGCCTCATCAGAAGTATTTTTAATTTGAATAGAAATTTCTTTGAGAACATCAACGCCTTGTTTTAACCCATCTGGCCCACTTAAAGAAAGCCCAAATGAGTTTAAAGAGCTTTCGATTTCCTTTATTTTTTCTTCAGGAAGACTTTCTAAACTTCTTCCTAAATCATTCATCAAGGATGTCAGTTTATCAATTTGATAAAGCCCAGACATTTCTTTTAAAAACTTAACTAGTTCTGACCTATCTCCGAATACTTGAACGCCTCCTAAACCATTAATAGTTTTAGCCATATTTTTCAATATGTCCATTGTTTCAAGCAATTCCCCATTATCAGATTCTACTTTAATTCCAAACCCTTTTAAAGTTTGCAATTTTGAAGGGTCAATAATTCTAGTGAATATTGATTTAGCAGAGTTACCTAAGACACCACCTTGAAGACCTGTCGTTTCTTGTAATGTTGCAATAAATGCGGCTAATTCTCGGAACGAAACCCCTGCTGAACGCGCGGCAGAAGCAGAGCGCGCCATACCTTGAATGATACCATCAGTAGAAGCCGCCGCCGCTAAGTCGATAGCAGAAAGTGCATTCAGAATTTCACTAGAAGATAAATCTTCGTTGGAAAATGCGTTGATGGTGGCAGTTAAACCATTAATAGCTTCATCAAGACTGATACCCGTAAGACGCATCATAATCATGGTATCATTAGTTCTCTCAATGATTTGATTCATGGCTAGGCCTTGTCTAGAAAACTCTAATGCCGCTTTTGCCGCATCTTTAAATGAAGTTGCTGTATTTCTTGCTACATCGAAAAGCCGATTTCCATATTCTACAATTTCAGAATTAGATGCTTCCGAAATGACTTGAAGTTCTTTTAATGCTTTTTGAACATCAATAGTAGAATCTAATAAGCTTGAAAAAGCTCTTTCTACCGCGCCCACAGAAGCGACGGAAGCCCCGAAAGCAAGGACTCTAGCATTAGATGCGGCTAAACTCTTATCGAAGTCATTGACGAGTCCATTTATTTTTCCTAGTGGTGCCTCATAATCTCTGAATGCTCGAGATGGCATGTTAGCTCTGATAAGTTTAGTCACATCAACTTGGCTCGCTAAGCTAGCTATTTCTCTCTCTACAGTTTTTACTGCCCTCCTAGCCTGTTGTTGTAAAGACTTAGAGTTCAGGCTAACATTTAGTTCAGCATCAATTTTTACTTTGTTATTATTTCCTGCCATCTCTCTTTAATTTACACAGAGGTCTTAATATTAAAGTGTGGACAAATCTTTAATATCTAACTTGCCACCTTTTTTCCTTAATAAATCAACTAGTTTTATTTTACTTGATTCAGGCTCTAAAGTATCTAAATCTTCTTTAGTGCTTCCGACATAAGATTTCATCGTGTGAGAATCGTCTTTCTCTTTATTTTTACTATTTTCTTTTTTTACGAATGCAATAATTCTTTCATAATCATGAACTATTGACTCTGGTATTTGATAATTTTTGAATATGTTCGTATATGTTTTTGCTAAACTAACTAAACGAACTTGAAAAGATGTTAATTCAAATACATTTTTGCCGAAAAATGCTGTTGGGTCTTCGGCTATGATTAAATAGGAAGAAAAAAATTCGCTTACTACTAATTCATTTAATTTAGCTTCTGATATAGACTCTTTAATTCTTTTGAATATTTTAAATATTTCTTCTACTTCATCAGTTTCTAATAATTCAATATCTTCTTCTGAAAAAAGAGGTATCGAAAGCTTTTCGTCTTTATAAAGAAGAGAAAGGACAAATTTTTCATATCCTTTCGCATTTGCAAAATCTTCTGCTGTTCTCCCTAATAAATCTTTTCTTTTTCTCTCCATCCTGATAAGGTTAAAACGTTCCTTATCTATTGTTTTTTGTTGCTCTTTTTTTTGTGATGGAAGAATAGTTTTCTCTTGTGTTAAAATTAAAGATTCAACAAATCCTCTTTGTTTGATGACTTCATCTTCTTCTTTCTGACTCCATGCTCCATTTTTATAAGATATTTCTAAAGCTGTTTTTTCAAGAGGCATACCTTGCCTAACACATTCGTTTATTATTCTTTGCGTTTCTTCCGGGATAATACTTCTCTCATAGTCAGAATAATGTTTGAGGTATGCAGTTGTCCCACATACCTCAACAATAGAATATCCTGACACGATTTCCTTCAATAGAAAAGCCGCATCATGTTCTTTCATTTAAGCTCCTTCAAGTTTATCTTCTTTTTTTCTTCTCCTCTTTGGCCTCTCTTGTTTTTTTTCTAAATTTGAAGAATTAGAAACGGCTTCCTCGTTAGATTTCTTTTCTTCTCCCTTAGCCTTTGCTTCTTCGATTTTTTGTTTCATCTCTAATTTTTGAGCTTTTTCTCTCAAATCCTTTTCTTTTTGCTCATTTTTTTCAAGAAGTTCCATTGCCTCTGTAAATTGTTCTTTAGTAAGAACATCAGCGCGATAGAAATACAAACCATACACCTTTTGAACTTTTTCTAGAATTTGGAAATAAATAGGGTCATCTTCATCTTCCAAATCAAGATACTTTTCTACTTGGTCATTGAACTCAATCTTTTTTGTGACTGTATCAACAGGAACTTCATATAAATCTTTATAATCTTCTTCTCCCGGATTCTTTATTTGAGTTCCTTTAATAATAAAGTATCTTAATTTATGATTTTCCGCTAGTTTATCAGCAGTATGAGTAAATAAGGTGTCATATTCACTCTCAATTTCTAAAATTCGCTGATAATTTTTCCCATATTCAGGAATTAGTTTCTGCAATTCCTGAATCTTATTTTTCTCTTCTTCTGTCAATTCGTCATCTTCTTTGTCGGATAATGTTGAACTTAGCAGAGTGAATAATTCTTTTATTTCCACTTGACGCTCATATCTTTCAGTAAGTTCTTTGAAAATTTCATTTGTATAAAGACCGCCTGTATCTGTGTATTTTTTATACAGCATTTGCTTTGTCATGATACCCATATTGAGACATTCAGATAACTTCAAAGAATATTGAAATTCTGCTTCTTCAATATTTTTTCTTGTTGGTCTTAAACACCTTATGTTAATTTCTTCAACTGTTTCAACCTTCTTTTTTCGAACAATTTCTTCTCCTGTCTCAGTATCTTTTTCGGAAATTTCGATTGTCTTTTCTACAGGTTTTTTTATAATAAACTCATAAAGAACTCTGTCTTTTTTGGCTGTCTTGAGCATATGTGTAATAAATTAAGATGTTATTGAATGATTCTCAGAAAGAAGCTATCAGAAGTAAATTGACTATTCTTCATAATGAATTATCGAGAGATATTACAATTTTTCAAGCAGAAAAAATACTTTTTATTTCAACAGACGATTCTTATTCTGGTGCATATAAACATAGTCTTTCTCAAAAAGAAGTTGTATATACAGAAAATAATGTAAAAGCCCGCATCTATTATAATAATACGGACTTCAATAGTTTGAATACATTAGATTCTAATATCCATGCAAATTTAGTTGATGGTAAATGTGTTGTGCGTGTTGATAAAGAAGGCTATGAATTATTGAAAAATGCAGAAAAAGTTATTATTGATGGTAAGGAAATGACTTTAACTTCAAGTTCGAAACCAGTTGGCAACGGAGTATTTAATGGATTATTTTGGGATTTCATCTTAAGCCCTGACACATCAGAAGTTTAATGAAGGTCAATACAAAATCTGTAAGAATAAATTATAAAGCCTCCATTATAGAAAGTGGCTCATTGACGACAATAGATAGGTCCATTACCCCAAAACTTAAAGATTATATAGCAATTGCAAAGGACGAACTCCTTCAACAATTTAATTCTCATCCTGTTACACAAGAGATAGATATGGGTCCAAATGGGAGTAATATATCAGGAACATTAAGCGGGTATGGATGTCTTTTTTCTTTCATTGGGTTTGATAGTGGCGACAATCCTACTGATATCATACGGAGAAAAATAAAAAATATTCAACTTCGTATTTATCAAAAAGGTTCAAAAGTAGATTATAAAATAATTGCCCCATCTATAGAGAATATCTATCGCGATACCCCTTTACCTTGGGCAAAGGGAAGAAGTTGGGTTAGAGGAATAGAGCATGGATTGCCTAATATTGCTCAATATAAGCATAGTAAAGAAATATCTTCTTATTCTCGTTCTGGAACAGGCCTTTTAATTAAAGAACCCAAAACATTCGCTCTAAAAAGTCATATAAGAAGATTTAAAAATACGCCGTATGTAACAATGATGCTTCGGGATTTTGATGAAAAAATGAAATCATATATTAATTTTATTCTAAAATCATGAAAAAACAATTCATTCATAAATTTTCTACTTCTTATCTGTTATGGTTTGAGAATTTCCTTAATAAGAAAGGAGAAATATATTCCACTGAAGAAGTTGAATTTAAATATTCAGGAAAATCTTCTTTTTATATTGGATTAGATGAATGGCAATCACCATATGAATCAATTATTTATGATTCTTCTCTAAAAAATGTTTCAGTAACCCCTAAGATATTATTAGATATTTTCAAAGCAAGAGTTCAGTTCGCTGGTGGTAATATATTATGTCAACCAGTACATAAAGATAGCATAAAATTACTTTGCTCACCTCAAGAATGCTCTGTTTCTTTCTCTAATTTAACAGAAGGCGAGATTATTACGAATGTAGTAGAAGAAGCTCAGGAAAAAAGAAAAAAGAAAAAAAATATATTTTTAACTCCTAAAATTATTTTATGTATAGATGATTTTACAAATGAGCCATTTGCCTTTGGTGGCATGATGAACAGCAAAATAGCCTGTAAAGCGGTCATTTTCTCTCAAGACCAATACTTTTTAGATGGTGTTCTATCAATCTTTAATGATTCTAGAGATGAAATATTTGTTGAGATTGATGATGAAAATTATCCTTTGAATGAAATGGGAGTTTTTAAGGAAAAATTTATTGAGTTAGGCGAATTTAATTATGACAATATTTCTAAAGAATCTGTGCAAAATAAAAATAATATTTTTTATATAGAAAATGTTTTTTGCTCTAAATCTAATGATAAGATAAGCAGAGAAGCTACCGCTAATTTATATATTGGGTTCATAGAATTTGACATAAATTGCGAAAGATATAGAGAATGAAAAAAAATCCTTACGAAAGAATTAAGCATGGATTCGATAGGTTTCCCACATCTCCTCCAATCGCGACTACAGATAGAGTAGGTGGCTTCTTGTTAGAAGAAAATGGAGATTTTGTCCTTGATAAACTTGGTCATTTGAAATTAGCAAACTCAGGTGGTGGAGGCGGTGGAGGTAGCTCTAGCGATTCTGGCAGAGTAGGTGATATTGTTTTCACTTTTAATCCTTCCATTAAACTCGGTGGGTATTGGCTTGAAAGTGCTGGGCAAAGTATGAGCAAACGAGAATATCCAGAGCTTTTTGAAGTTATTGGCTATAAATATGGTGGTCAAGGAGATAATTTCCTTCTTCCTAATTTTAAACAAAATCAATGGTTTGTTCGTTCTTATAGCTCCAATAATCCAATCGGCTCAACTCAAATTGATGCGATTAGGAATATTACTGGTAAAGTTACATTGTTAGGTACTGGTGGGTCCTATCTATGGGGAGGTGCTAAATCTGGCGTTTTTGATTTTGAAAAATACGATAATTTCAGCAAATATTCCGTTCCTTCTACGTCTTCTCAATATAAAGGACTCGTTCAAAATATCACTTTCGATGCTTCTAAAAGTGTCACAACTGCAAATGAAAATAGGCCTGTTAATATAGCAATGAGAGTATTGATTAAAGTGAAATGATGAATTATTTTTCAAAAAAAGAATCTAAGCTACAAAAAAGAGGGACAATTGTTAAACGAGACGCTAAAATTGGTAAAGTTAGTATTTCTGCAAAACCTCTTGATAGAAGAAAAACGGCTAGTGATTTTTTCGCAGAATATGAAGAAAAAAGTCATGAACGCGCAATGGCTACAATGAGAGAAATATTGAAATCTAGGAATAAAGATATTAAATCATAGTTCTTTAATTTTTAATAATTTTTTCGTTTGAATGTAAAGATATTAGAAACGCAGATTAATTTCATAAAATTTTGTTATGGCTAAAAGAAAAAATAGACTCATTTATCAGTCTTTAGGTATTCAGGTTCTCCCAATTGGGGCTGATGGAACGACTGCCGATAATTTAAAACAACTTTATCGCGTTCAAAGCTTTTCCACAACTTCTTCTATCTCATTCCAAGACATTAATGAGTTCGGTCAGTTAGCCGCTATTGATAGAATCAACTTAGAGGCTCCTACAATTAGTGGCACTATTGAATATTATATCACAGAAGGATTCAACGAGGAAGCTCTTGGTTTTACAGTAAATAGAGGGACAAAGACTGGTGGGGCATGGCCTACAAACAACTCCTTTATGGGAGATATGCTTGAAGATACGTCTGGTGGATTGGACTTTTTTGAAGGTATCGCTGATGAAGGTGTTGACCTCAACCAATTTTATGCAACTGACATTGAACCTTGGTCTTTAGCTGCTGGTTCTCAAGAGACGGTTGGTATTCTTGGATTTGGTAATGTTTACGTTACTGATTACACAGTCAATTTTTCTGTTGGCGAATTACCTACTGCATCAATTTCCATTGAAGGTTCAAATGCTAATGGTGTTTTGGTGAGTGGTGGAGAAGAAACTGTAAAAGTCGAGGCTACTTCCCCTGAGGTTAGCCTCGAAGACGGAACAGCAAGTACTGATAAAGTCCAACTGAATACTTTCCAAAAATATAGGAAAACAGAAGCTCCTGCTATTTCGGCTTTGCGTCCCGGAGATATTAATGTGAAGATAGTTGAAGCTGGGACAGATACCGAACAAAAGAAAACTTTAATTGACTTTTCCCAAATTGGCTCTACTGGCTCTTATATTCAGAGCGTAAGTATTTCTGTTCCTCTTGCTCGTGAAGGCTTGCAAAGATTGGGAACTAAGTATTTCTATGCGCGTGTTGTTACTTTCCCGTTGACAGCTACAGTTTCTATCTCTGCTCTTGTCAATGGAGTTAATAGTAATGTTTCCATTGCTGATATCTTATCTACTAATCCAAAGGTTGACGTTATTGTTTCTATTAAGAATCCAAACGATGATTCTAAAATTGCTTTAGAATATCGAATCAAAAATTGCACTATTGATGAACAACCTATTAACGCTTCTATTGGTAGTAATACTACCGCCGATTTGACCCTTTCCACTCAAATTGGCTCTAAGACTGATACTGATAATGGCGTATTTGTTTATTCTGAATATACTCTCTAATTAGTAATTTAGCTTCAAAACTATTATAAGACATAAGACCTTACTTTTTAAAAGTAAGGTCTTATTTTATATGCTAGTACTTGCAGATAGCTCTAATCTTTCTTGAAATGATATGCTCTATTGATTTTAATGTATTAATCTAAACTAAATAAGACAGCCACATTTTCGCTCAAAATGAGCGAAAATGTGGCTGAATAGAATGTCGCTTTTTAATCTAGCACGACTAAGATTCGAAACTCAAATATGGTGGGATAGCTGGTATTTGGACTATTTGATAAGGCATAAGTTTATGCATTTTATAAGAATTTATTAGATTATCGAGATAGGTTTTGCTTGAATCATATAGACTCTTATAAGATTTCGATACTTCGTTCTTATTTTGAAATGTCACAGAAGAAGTTCCATCTTTAATAGAAAGAATAGTTGATTCACCAGAAGATGTAATAACCCCATCTAGAGCCTTTCTCACTAATCCGTTGAAATATTTGCAAAAGTACATGGCCTTAAATACAGCTTGAGCTAACAAATCTTCGGCTAAATCTTCTTCTGTTAAATTTTCTAAAATATTGAGATTTAATACTTGAAGATTATATTTTAACCATTCTGATACTTGAGCCTCATTTAAGGAATCATCCCCTAATTCGGCTATAATTTCTCTGGCTAAAACATCAAAAATTGTTTCATTCATCCCTACTTCGGACATACATCAAGTCTCTAATTTCATCTCTATCATCCTCACTTAAATCATCAAAATTTTTTGTTCTTTTGATTTCATCAAGAGAATATTCCTTTTTCGAAGTCCCATATCTTTCAACAAACTCTCTTTTAAGAGTTGCAACAATTCGTTGAGAAGGTTGACGAACATTAATACCCAATTTCCGAGCAAGTTCTATCATATCTTCATATTTCATTGTTTTAAGATTTTCTTCAAAAACTTCTAAATCTCTCGTCCCAAATATGTTTGTTATATTTTCTCCAAGAAGTTCTTCTGTTTCACGAACCTCTTGTCTTCTTGCTGAATCTAAATTTTTTCTCGCTCTCATTTTCTTATTATTTAAGATAAAAAAAGGAGGTCTCCTGAGAGACCTCCTCATAAATTGTCTCTTTTAGACAATTATAGCAGTTAATGCTCGGTCGTCAAGAATAATTCTTCCTTCGTCCTTGTAACCATACCAACCAATCTTGCCAGAACGCCTTGTATATTGGTCATCAGGTTCAAATGTCATCGTTCTACCATCACCATTGGTGGAAGCGAAACGATACATAGAATCGACAGAATTATCAATACCTAAGATAATTTGAGAAGTAGCTTCCTCAAACTTCGAGCCACCGAATTCTGTTTCTTCAGCTAATTTAGCAAAAAGTTTATTATACTTTTGACCGATACCGAATTCATTATATTCATGGAATGTCACACCAAAGAATGTCGGGTCGCCGGCAGTAGAATATAATTGTCTTCGGATTTCGTCAGGAGCACCAATGCCATTCTTAATAGCGCCTTCCATAGGCGCGGCTTCGGTGTTGACTGGATTGTAAGCCATTTTGCGAATATCGCCCATAGCTTCTGGAGACAAGAACAAATCAGTAAATCCAGCTTTACTTGGTCCTTCTGGAGTGCCCCCAGCCCAAGATTTGTAAAGCCTCTTCGAGAATGTCTTCAAATTATTGAAATCATCAAGAGTAATTCTTCCTGACACTACAGAGCGTACCACATGTTGTTTGCCATTAGTGACTGCTTTGGCAAGTGCGGCAAAAATCATGGTGGCAGATAAAGTTTCATCTTTTACAAGCATCTCTTGAGCCATACGTTCAAATGCTTTAGCTACCACATCAATTTGCCCTTGAGCGATATATTTTTTATGGAAGTTCTGCGCCGAATCAATTTTAGATAAGGTGATTTTCAGTTCTCCCGTGACAGGACGGATTTCATTGGATGGGAGGCCCCCATCAACAGCTTGAGTCCAAACAGAAAAATAATTTTCGTCTGTTATGTCTCTGTAAGCATCAAGAGGAATAGATGGATTAGCTCCTTCATCAAAAGTCTTTAGCTCGAATAAATTAGAAAGGACAGGGGCTTGATTTGCCTGAACTTCGAGAACTGGCCCTACTATTTCCGCAATAGCGATTTGAGCATCCCAAACTTCATTTGGATTCTTGCTTGCAAGAGCCTTAATCAGTTCAAGGGATTCATTGCTTCTTTCGATAGTGATTTTCATATCTTAACTTAAAATCTTACTTAATTCCAAATTGTACACGATAATAAGGCTGAGCTTCTTCATTCTGAGAAGTGCCCTTAGCCCGCACGATACCAATTACCTCATCTCCTTCCTCAGCAACGGCAAACTTACCAGCTGTATTTGTAGCGAGAGTAAGTTTCGTGTTAAGGTTAATACCCGGATTTGCTTCATCATCGACCTCAAAGCAATCAAGAGAAAAATCAAGCCATCCACGAGTAAGAACAGGAACGGTTTGACCCGGAAGCACAGCATGATTTGCCCCTAAAAGGTCGCGTTTATTGATAAGCTTTTCTCCATTGTCATCGTATTTGCAAGTTTGCCATAAAGTTACCCCGAAGAAAACGTCTCCCTTTTTAGCGGGTTTAAATTGCAATGGATTGATTGGATAAAGATTAGTTGTACCTAAATGTTTCGCTTTCGTTTTGCCAAGATAGGCGTTATCTTCCCACATAATAGTAGGATTATCTAAATCTGCTTTGGAGATAGTAACGAGTACACCAATATCTCCACTTCCTGTAGAAATTTGGTCTTCATTAGCTAACTCAGGTTCAAGAGCATACATATTGATTAAATCATGCTCTTCATAGTTTTGGAATGGACGGATTCTTATTGCCATAAAATTATAATTAGTTAATTTTGATTGTCACTCCACCAGCAAGCTTTTTGAACTTTTCACGAAGTTCTTCTTCATCTCCGATAGAGTTAGGAACTTGTTTATCAATAGAAGCTTTAGCTTCTTCTAGCTTTTTCTTGTCATTCTTTTCTATTTCAGTTTTATTCTTCCATAAAACAGACATTTCTGATTCAAAAACATTAAAGTCTTCTTCGGAAGCTATGGTAGAAAGTCTTTTCGCAATGACTTCTCTTTCTGCATCATCCATAGCATATTTCCCCTCAAAGTGGCTCATTCTCTGATTAAAAATTTCTTGAACTTCGGCTTCCTTCTGTTTCTCTTGAAGTTCTGAAACCTGAGCTTCTAAATCCGCTATTTTTGCATTAGATTCCTCTTGAGCTTTTTGTGCTTTTGCTAAAGCTTCTTCTTTATCTTTAATATCTTGAAGATATTTTTCATTACCTTCTCTTAATACATTTGTACAAGCTTGAAAAAGAGAGGAAGCAGTAGCTTCTTCAATAGTCACATTTTTTTCTTTCAAAAGCTTAATAAAATCTTCTTGAGTCATATTATTTAAATTGAAGTCTTCTAAAGTGTTTACATTAAATGCAACTGTTTTGTTTATTTTTTTAATTTTATCTTTCGTTATTTCTATATTTTCTTCTTCTTTTCCTTCGCTCTTCTCTTTTTTTTTAATTAAATATTCTTCTCTCGCTTCATTATATAATTCCGATGCGGCGGCTTCATCATAAATAACTTCTGTGAAGAATTGATAATTTTCATTTTCTTCTTTCGGTTTAAATTCTTGAATAGGTTCTACATCAGCCGCTGGATTTTCTGTAAATCCAATTCCTAAAAATACAGCTTCTTTAAGAATCCTTTTCACCATTCTCCCATCTCTCAATCTTCCAGAACCTCCATTAGCTCTCAATCTCCAAGAATATTCTCTGTACAAATCATTATCGGACGATATTCTTTCGCAAGTATAAATATCGTCCTCTTCTGAATTGCAGATTGCAATATCATAATCAGAGAATCCAACTTCCCAACTTGCGGAAATTCCTAAATAATTATCGCTATCCGGGTCAGTAGAACGAATAATATTGTATACATCCCATGAATAAACTCTTTTGTAAATAACGGAAGCTAGAGATATATCAAAAATTTTAGCTTCTAAAGCTTCTTCCGGGGTAAATATTCTGTCTCCTTTATATTGAGTGAATCCATAATTTACGATATGTCCAACTATATTGTTAGAATCATGTCCGTAATTACATGGTTTATGAATGAAGGAATCTGCAATACTTACAGCCTCTTGGGCATCAATACCATCATCGTTTGCGTTGAATATTCCGACCACAGCGGCATCAAAAACAACTCCAAATAAATCATTATTTGTCTGGAAGTCTACTCCTTCTGGCATAAGAGAGGAAAGCTCTTTACTCGCCTTAGCCAAAAATTCTTGATTTATTGGTCTACATTTAAAATTAAGTGGTATATGCGCTATTGAATACATAGTTATTGTTCTGAATGATATAGAATTAAAGCTCCCCAATCATTTAGGCCATCATGTTCATTTAATATTTCTTTAATTCCTTCTAAAGGCTCTAATAAGAATAGGTTTTCTGGATTTTTTACACATTCTAATGTTTTTTTCTTCCAATCTTCCATAGGGCAAGCCATTCCTACTGTTGTCAAAATGGAATAAACTTTATCGCAAATAACTTTTTCATCCTTTGACCTAAAGAACTCCCTCCCTTCTTCGATACAAGATTCTGCTACTTTATTAAAATAATCACATATTGGTTTTATTTTTTTGATGCTATAAGATTTCTCTTGAGACGCATTTGATGAACCTTGCGGCCTTCCTGCTTGATTAGGAGTTTTATTTTCTTCTTCGGTAGGAATATTAGATGATAAATTATTTTCTTTTATATTTAATTTCAATTGTTCTTTTGAAATTTTTATTCTCTCTTGCTCGCTCTTAGAGGCAATCATAGGAACCCCGCCAACGATAGGATTATAGAATCCTTTCTTTCTGTCTTCTATAAATTCTTCTTGACTATCTTTTATTTCCTCCCCAAGAGGATAGATTCCATTATCGAATACTTCCATGAGTTGTTGTGGGGTTATTGCCCCAAGTTCATACAATCGCAGAGCTACTCGTTGCAGAGCTTCTTTATTTTCGAAATCTATTTCTTTAAACTTAGGCTCTGGAATTTTTTTAAATCCAAGTCTTTCTCCAATTAACTCCATTTGAGGCTTTAAGAAATCAGTTAAGAACCTTCTTCTCCCCTCTTGAAGTGTCTTCATAAAAATTTTTAATTTTGTACTTAATCCACTATATGTTCCTTCTAAATTAAGTATATTTTGAAGTCCTTCTTTAATATCTTGATTCAAAACTTCGTACTTTTCCTTTCCAAGAACTTTATTTAAATCTGGAATAAGGAAATCTGCTTTCGTTGTCCAATCAGAGACTAAAACTCTTCCTACGCTCCCATTAGCCAAAAGTTCTTTCAGCTCTTTCATGTATCTATCATTTACTCCGCCCTTATCTGGTTCTGCCCCCATTGTTATGAGTAAAACTATCTGGTCAACCATCCTCATAGCGGCGGCATCAAGTTTCTTCATCTCTATTTTCATATTGACATCTCTCAAAACAGGCCATACCATAGGAATAGCAAACGGTTCGTAATCCTGTTTTTTATAAAATGATAATATTAAATTAGATGGTTCTAATGGATAGAAGATTTGAGCCTCAAATCCGTTTGAAGAATCTATTCTTTTTAAGACATCTTTTGGCAGACTATTCCTTAGATTTTTATCTTTATCTGTGATAGGAGATTTCAATCTTCTTATTTCTTTGCTAGAAAGCACTTTCCCATAAGAAGTTATAGAGAAACTTAAATCTCCATTGCAAGATATGTCATAAGGATTTAATAATGTATATTTTAAGGGAATTTTTACTCTTATATTTTTTAATTTTGACGGATATTTATCAAAAGAATCGAATTTTATTTCTCCATCAATCCGATAGAAGAAAACGTTACCAGATTTATAATATTCTCTAAAATATTGTTCTTTACATGAGTCTAAATCGATTGTTTCAAACCAAGCTGTAAAAAAGTCTCGCGCACGTTTAGTCCCACCATCTAAAAAAATACCGTCATTTGCTAATTCTGCTTGAACATCAATAGCATTTTTGATAATTCCAACTGCTCCATAGGCTCTTTGCACAATATCAATAGCCTCTTTAATATCATAATAATTTCCTTTATTATTATAATGATAAGGGAGAACAGAATTTTTAATTTGATTAAATTGGCCCCATTCTATCCCAATTGCAGAAGTATTAACTTTAGATGATGAGTTTCTAGAGCCTCTTCTACTTTTTTCTTCTGCTATAGCCTCATTTGAGAAAGAAATATTAAAGAATTCTGGCGTCCCATTTAATGGAAGTTCTTGCGCTATTACTCTTTCAGCGACAGAAGATATCTTCTTTCTATTTTCCCAATAAGGACTCTTTTTATTATATTGGCGGGCCATTACTAAAAATGTTTACACTAAAGTGACTTTAAGTGACTTTCAACTTTAAATTAAAAATGGACTAAAAGTAGATGAAGTCTTTTCTTTCTTTCGATTCATCATATCAAAATATAGATGTATTCCCCAATTCCCCAAAACCAAAGTAGAATAAGAATCTTTTCGCGCTTTATTTGGAGAACGGCTTTTCCGTAAATTTTCTGGTAAATCAAAAGTTTGCGTTCCTGATGCACTTTGCCTAGGATTTATCATTGTGCACTCTGTTTTAGTCATTTCAATGACTTCCTTTTGGCGTTCAATAAAATCAACAATTGATGGAGATTCAATATTTCTTGAAAATTTTAAGTTTTTGAGTTCGGGTATTCTCATTTTACTCATTGTCCTGAAATCTTCATCTATTGCGGCGGCGGCAAAATAAATACCTTTATGGTCGAAAGCACTCTGCAACATTTCATTAGCCTGTCTAATCCATTGAGTGCTTTGCTTTCTAAGATGACAGATTTTCTTTTCTTCTAAATTATATTCATTTCTCAATTTATATAATTCATCATTATATTTTGTTTGGTCTTCTGCGTCAAACTCTAAAAGGCCAATATCTATTTTTGCGTCTTTAAACTCTTGGCTTTGATTACAAGCTTTAATAAATTGTAGACCACCATTGTAGTCGCCAACAACCATAACAACATTAAAATGTTCTAAAATATATTTGAAATATAGTATATGTTTATGTAGAGGCGTTCCCGGAATAGCATATGCATGGACTAAAACTCCTTTCTTTTCTTCTTCTAATAATCTAAACACTTGTATAGAAAAGTTATCAGAAGATTCTGATTCTGACCAAGACGGGTCGATAGATACTAAATATTTTGCTTTGGGGTCTCCTACAATTTCTACGCAATATCCATCTCCTTCTTCAAAAGTACATTGAATCATTTTGGACATTTTAAAATATCCAGCAGAATCATCCGTAAATACGGAACCAAACTCTCTAGCAAATTGAGCTTCTGACATGGTTTCTTGAGATTCTTTAATCAATTTCTCGTCATAAATACCAGTAGGAATTATTTTGTATGAAGTATGGAATATCGCCCTAGTAGCATCATCTCCGTCTTCATATTTCTGTTTTTCGGCCATTATCAATTTTTCATATTCACAATAGACTTTATATATATATTCAAACTTAAATCCTGCTGATGATAACAAAATAATTTTGTTAGAAGAGAACTTTGTCCTTTCTTCTTCTTTCATTTTTCCCGTAGCAACTAACTCGTCTTCTAATGCTTTGATAGACGCAATTTTTGTTGGGTCTGCATTCGCCGCCAAGAAAGGTTTAATGACTTCATTGTAAATTCTTTCAGGCATTAATAAGAATTCGTCAATAATAACTACATTGAATCGGAAGCCTCTCAATTTTTGACCATCTCCCAATGGAATAGCCATAATAGAGCTTTTACCAATATCAATGCTCCATTGGTCGGTTCCTTTGTTTACCCCTTTTGTATTTACCGCTTGATGGAATAAAGTAGCTTCTTTTGTGAGCATTATATCTTCAAGCTTTTTAATAATTGTTTTCGATTGTCTAAAGGATGCGGAAATGATACCTATTTTAACGCCTTGTTCGAAAATCGCATATAGTGCGGCAAAAATAGCCGTGGAGAAAGAATTATGATTGATGATACCATCAGAAACATAACAATGTTCATCAGCTACTTGAATATCCACTGTTATAGCTTCACTCTCAAACGTTTCTTTCACTTCTTCAAAGAAAAAATCTTCTCTTGCCAATTGGGAAACTTTTTCAAAATCTTCTGCACCAACAAAGTTCCATTTGTTTGATTGAACTAACATATGTCTTAATCCTCTTTGTGGATGAAACTTTCTGAACGTTAGTTTATAATGCTCTGAATGCCCAAATGCAAACTTACTGAAAGCTGATTTTTTATATTTCTTTTTAAGATAAGGCCCAACATAAGGGACGTAATCACAAAAATAATCTTTGCGCTCTCTAGTAACAAATTTATTTAATCGTTCTATTTTTCTTTGGGTAGCAAATCCAATTTGTTCATTAAACTTTATCACATCGGAATAACCAGTGATAGAAATAGTTTTTGCTGGTAAACAATCATAAACTTTATCATTTCCAAACTTAGATTTTCCTCCTTTGAATGAAATATAAGTTCGCGATTTAATCCCGAACATCAGCAATAGATTTCTGACGAGTCTCAACAGCTCTTCTGATGTGGAAGTGAATCCTACTGTTCCATTAAATCGTTTTTCTGTGCCCCTATTTTTACTCCCTAAAGAACAATATCCATCTGTATCATACAAACCCTTTAGAAAGGCCGCTAGACATTCTTTTGAAGCGTGTGTTAAAGGAAGAGGAAGAGATTTTTTATTTGCTTTGACGATTCTAAAACCAATCTTTTCTAAAAATTGGACAAATATTTTACTTGTCGCCCTTATCTCATAAGTATTGTTTCCTTTATCAATTTTATTATAATGGAGACTTAATTTGTTGAAAAACTCTTCGAGAAAAACAATAATTTCTGGCTCTTGATTTGTTATCGAAACCAAGTTTTCTCTCATGCACCCATCTCCAAGAAGTAATCCAAAGAAATAATACCAATCCTCTAAGGAAGCATTTTTAGGATAGAACTGTTTCGCATTAAAATGAATGTCTTTTTCATTTTCGTCTCTAAAATCCCATCCAATAGAAGGAAACTCATATCCTCCTTTCTTCATCACTAAAACTTCCCCAACCTTAATGTCTTTGACAAATTTCCATTCTGCTTCAAGAGTTTCTGGATTCAGTATTTGAACTCGGTGATAATCTAATCCCTCGCATTCATATCCACCTTTAGTTCTAACGCCATAAGTTTTTTCTTTTGGATTAACAACTTTATCCTCGACTAAATTATATCCATTTTTAGAAAGAATCTTATCGCCAACTTCAATATCAATAATTCGTTTTAATCCTTTATCTGATTGCACTAAACCATTATGTTTAAGACATTTAGAACTTGCTCGACTAAGAATTCCCATGAAATAATCAGTATTAAACATCCCCTTAATCAACATGTGTTGAAATGGAAAAAGTTTAACTCCTAAGAGGATATTTGAGGCAAAAGTAGGGTCATTTCTTAAAAACTCTGTTAAAGTTACTTTAGCTGTTTTATCATCTAAAAAACCTTCGAGTTTTTTTGCTTCTTCTAAAGTATTAACAATAGGTGTCCTTTTTTGATTTCCTTCAATCCAGCTCATGAATAAAATTATTGTCTATAAAGTATTGTAAATCTACATTCCATAATTTATCCCCTGATTTTAATATTTTTGGGATTAGAGTTTTACTATTTTTTCTACTGCCAGAGAAAACGAATTGGCAACAATCTGAAAACTCATGCTGTAGAGTTCTCATATTATGAAAAATATAATTTAAATTAGAGGTATGTTTTCCAAAATGGTTATTTTGCTCAAGAGTATCAAACTTAGTTTCGACTAATATATATAGAAAACAACCTAATGTTCTACAACGTTCCAATTCTTTTCTAAATCTATTATATCCAGAAGATAAGGTTCCTTTAAAATCCGATTCAGATTTTCTATCTATAAACGTATTTGTAAAGTTTTCTCTTGGCAAAGTATAATCTCCGATATCTAACTTGCAAACTTCCTGATTTTTGAATGAAAGTGGCTTTTGTTCTCTAGTATCAATGAGTATTTTTTCGCTGGAATAATCATTGTTTATTTCTTCTGTCATTTTCTTTGACAATAGCATGGGAACATTTATCAGTTTGCAAACTTTCCCATACGAACCAAACATCTTAATGTAAGTTTCTAATTTTGGCAATTTTAACGATTTTATTTCTAACGATGTTGGGGCAAAAGTTAGTTTTTTATTTTTTATTCTTCTCTTTAACATTTCTAAAGCTATATTTTTAGCTTCTTCTGAATCCCAATATTTCTCAAAATATTGTTCCATATGGAAATCCGAATAAAAGAAGGAAGAGAAGTATTCTTCATAATTTTTATATGGAATATTCAATCCGCAAAAAGGGCATTTTCTAGGAAAATACTTTTCATAATAATCTTTTAAAAAAATTTTATGCCCTTTTATATGAGAATGAAGAGACTTTTGCGAAGTAAAAAAATCTCCGCATATTTCGCATTTTATATTCTCATTATTAAATGACATCTTCTCTTCTCAAGCCTAAAATTCGTGCAGTAAAATCGTCCATTGCAGTAAACTCGTCTACTTCTTTAGAAACAGTAATAGCGCGACGTTCTGAGAGTTTAATCATCTCTTGCCTCGTCTTCTCGTCCTTCCAAGCCTCAACAATATTTAAGATACTAGCATTCTCTTTATTTCTTAGTTTGATTCTCTCTGCGCGATTACCCTGCAATTTAGTGGTTAAATCCTGTATGGATTTGTAACAATCTTTGTATGCAGAATCTAATGATTTAATTGATTCAGAAAGATTTTTGGAGAATTCAACATCTTCATCTAAACTCTCAATCAAGAGGTCAATTTTATTTTGCTGACTAGATATTGTTTCTAAGCGTGCTATATTTTTACAAAGTAAAATATACAAATTCACTTCTTCTGGTGTTAGGTCATCTTTATCCCAAGTTTGTTTCACAAATTCTTGTTTAAAAAGTTCTTTATCTGACGCATCTGAATAGCCATTAATGACGCGAATAAAGCGAACTGTGTTCATATTACGCATCATTTTTTCTATAGCTATAGTTTCTTTTCTCTTAATCTTTTCTTCTTCCAAAACTATGCCTGTAGCTTCTTCTATCAGCCTAATTGCTTGCAGAAATGTTTTTGGTGGTTTGTATTCATATAAAATACCTCCGTTTTTGACGCTTTTAGGGTCAACATTATTTTTCTTTAGAGCATACAATATATATCTACAGAACTTTCCAAGAGGTTTATAAAAACTTTCGTCTTGATTGGGCCAAATTAATTTAGCTATTTGAACTGTGCTTGCGCCATCCTCAGCTTCTTCTAAAATGAGCTGTTCTTCCTGTTCTGTAAAAGGATAAAAATAAGGGTCTTTTTCATCGTCGTTAGGGGGGTCTCCTTTTTTTCTTTTTTTTAAATCTCTTTTATCCTTTAAATATTTTTTTATAGCTCTAACTTCATCACTAGCGTTATCTAATTTTTGACCATCAAAAACTTTTGATGTTAATTCTAGAATGTCTGTTATATTACTGATATTAGCATCAACTATTTTCTCTTGAGAAATAGTTAGTTTAAGGAATTCTTTTTTAGCCATATCTATTTATTTGATATCATATATCTTTTTCAATAAAGCCGCGCCGTCCTTCTTCATTTCTCGTCTTCTGCTTTTGAGGGTACTTAAAGTTATTTTTTTATTGAAACGTTTTTTTGCCTCTTGTATAATTTCTTCATCATTAGCAGATGATATAAAGAATTTTTTGAATAAGAAAAGCTCTAATGGTTCATATTCCTTTTCAAGAAGAAGAAGAAATTCATTCAATATCAAATCTTCCATCCCTTCTCCTTCAACTTGTGGAGATATTTCTTCTTCATGGTCAGTCATAGAATACGAGACTTTTAAGTCAATGGCATACCTCTTTCCTCTCATCCATTTTTTATACATTGGACATTCAGGTCCAATATTGCCAGAGCGTAAATTACCACACAATTCATCTCCTTTATAAAACTCGCATTTTAAACATGGCCGTGCATAATTAGACCAATTGTTTCTAACAATGTTCTTTATTTGGTTAATTGTAATAGTATTAATCCAAGGTTCCAATGGCTTTGTAGCGTCCCACATATGCCATTTTTTATATATATGAATTCTTATAATTTGTTCAACATCTTCCCATCCCATCCATGTTACCCCTTCTAATTGATACCTACGCTTATTTTTTTCTATTACGGCATTAATGCGTGGGTACATAGATTCGTAAGAAGGTTTTTCTTCTTCCATATCAAATTTTAAATGTGGGATTTTTTCCATCATCTTTAGCGGATATTTTTATCCTTTTAGAAATATCTCTAATAGACCTTGGATTTCTTCTACGTGCAATATTCTCTTCTTTCGCTTCGCCTATGTTAATTTTAGGCAAAGAAGCGGCTGATAAATCCTTATTGCATTTATAACAAGCAATAGGTTTCTGAAGAGTATATTCTATTTTCGCGCCACAATTTCTACAATATAAAATACTCATTTCTTAATTATATAGAAAATATATATTTTTAAACAAGAATTGAGTTTAAATTTAATGAACCTGTTATAAATCCTCCTTCATCAACACTTAATTGTTGTGAGCTACAGACACATGGCAAATAACCAGCCTCAGATAAATCAGTAGTATCAATCAATAAACTATTTAATGAAAAACATAATTGATTATTAGAAGTTCTGACAACTGTTTCTAAATAAATTTGTTTCCCTTTATAATCAATAAATTCTCCAACTCCACCTACAGCTATTTGAGCAGTAAGTTCGCTACTAGTTAAGTTGCAACGCATTGGAATTATTTGGCCCGGGGCATAATAAATTTCTCTATTACTATTGATAGTTATTCCTGCTTCCAAAATATCTAATGATTCACCAATACCATCTAAATGAACCTCAGATTTTGCCCCATTAGCAATATCAAAAACATTTTCGTTTATTGATGTACTTGGTATAAGGGAAATAGATTCAACATCGTAAGCTTTACAAGCTACAGACAATATTACAGGTTGAAATGGTGAAACTGTATAATTTACAGAATCAATGTAGCAATAATTAATTATAGTTTCTCCTATCTTCAAAGAAAAACCATTATCTTGTTGCGCTAGTTTGCATAAAAGTATTATAGTGTCCAAAGATGGGTCTATATAAAGATTCATGGAAATAGATACCTCTTTATTAGCAGCCGGCGTATATTGAACATGATGAGTTTTCTTCCCCAAAATTCTATATTGATTAATAGATGCTGTATTCTCAAAAGAGAAATCTTTCGCTAAAGCGAAACTCGTTTTTGTGCTTCCATTAGGATTTGTTGTTATAATGTAGATTGGCACATTAGTATATTTTTCAAACGCCATTTTATAATCCTATTTTTTCGTTTTCTGCAATCAGAGACAAAATATTAAATTCTCTTTCGTTATCAATTTGCAAATTATAAGGAAATTCATTTTCTACTATAGACATTTTTTCTGTGAGAAGAAATCTTTCTTTCCTATAATCTTCTGCATTTCTACAAATTATATTTCCATCATGAAAATAAAAATATTTTTCTGTTTCTTCACTTAAATCATTCCGATAAATTTTTCCTCCTAATAACCCAACGAGTTTTATTTTTTGAACAGTGAAATTTCCATATTCTCCAATCTCATTCATCATTTTTTTTAAGAGTCCCTGTTTTCTAATTGGAGAACTTGGTTGGAGAAGACAAATTTTTTTAATTTTATTGTGCTCACTCAATACTTCATCAATAAGATATTCCATTCGAAAATCTTCATGTTTGCTTTCTTTGAAACAGGGCAATCCTTCTCTGCGTGCAGTCCTCAATATATCTTCATTTTCAGAAACTACTAGTGGCATAATTCCCTCTCGGATTGCATAATAAGCACTTTTTAAAAAAATAGGAATACCATTATGTTCTCTTATATTTTTATTATGGCATCTTCTAGAAAATCCTTTTGCAGGAATAATAGCTACTGTTTCCATCATGGGGTATTACACTAATATTGAAAGATGTCTAAACTCAATTTATTTACATAAAAACTGCTATTTCTGTAATCAATAATAGTGTTATGGCTTATAATATCTTTATCCAAAAACAAAAAAGCAAATATTGTGTAGTTTTTCCTAAATGTGGATGGACTTTATTCCATACTCATTGTAGGGGGGAGCAAGCAAATTTTATATATGTCAATAGCAATCAATTTCCTGCGCAAAAGATACACATAGACGCTTTTTTTATCAGACATCCAGTAGATAGAATTATTTCAGGATTTAAAAATAAGTATTTAGATAATCCAGATAAAGATATATATACAAGAAATTGGCTAATGCGAATAATGAATTTGCGAACAAAAAGAGAAATTGCGAATGTATCATTCGACCAATTTTTAGATAGGTTACAAGAATTAGTTCTTTTTAGTCAAAATGATTTCAAGACTGTTTTTTTTAGAAGTAATGCTCCTAATAATTATTGGGACACCCATTTCTGTCCATTATCTTACCAATTAAGATTCTTTCCACAAAAAGAAATGAATTTTTTTGATATTAGAAAAGATTTAGATTATCTAGATTATTTAGGAATAAATTACTCTATTAAACATAATTCGTCTTCTCATATTGCTTTTGAAGCAAAACCTGAACAAAAAAAAAGAATAGAAGAAATTTATAAAGATGATATGATATTATATGAAAAATATGAAAAAGATAGAGCTAATCGGTAAATAATAAGCTCATAAAATTTAAGAATCCATAACAATGAAAGATATAGAAAAAATAGCTTTTGATGTGATAACAGAAGCTTATAGAAAAGCTTCTAACTTAACCCTGCTATGTTCTTTTGGAAAAGACAGCCAAGTATTACTTCATATGTTGAAAATGCATGATTTTCTTAAGAGAACGAAAATATTGTACATAGATTCAACCTTTGAATTCAAGGAGCTTTATGAACATAAAGATTTCTTATTGAAAAAATATGATATTTCCTATAGGAATTTTATCGTAGCAAAAAATAAAGAATCTATTGCTGATGGATTAAATTATGATAATACTTCTATTTTTGAGCTGACAGAAAAATTAAAAACGATACCTCTCAATCAATCAATCAATCAACATAATATTGACTTTCTCATTACTGGAATAAGAAGAGATGAAGAAGGTTCTCGAGCTAAAGAAAGATATTTTAGCGTTCGTGACGAAAATGGAAGATATAATCCTATTGACAATAAGCCGGAGTTTTTCCCAATCTTGGGCAAAAACTTATATCCTCTCAAAAATGGTGGTCATTATAGAGTTAATCCTCTTCTTGACTGGACGGAATATGATATATGGGAATATATTAACGAATATGGATTGAAGGTGTGCCCTTTGTATTTTTCGAAGAATGGTAAAAGGTATCGGTCTTTAGGAGATGCCCCTGTGACAACCCCTATAGAATCTAATGCTTGCACCCCAGAAGAAATTATATTAGAATTGGCGGCAACAAAAACGCCAGAAAGAGCGAGTAGAGCACTCCAAGACAATGCTACTCCTTATTGCATGGAAAAATTAAGACAAAATGGATTTTGTTAATGAGAAAGAAAATTTATATAGCAGTTTGCGGATTAGTCGATAGCGGAAAATCTTCTTTCATTAGAAAGGCAACGGAATTTATTGCGGGCAGAGAATTGAATCCTGATGCACTCTGTGTCGAACAAGAAACTGGAAAAACGATAGTTAATACAAAGGTATCTTGCCCTCTTAATGACAAAGAAGAAATAGTATTTATTGATTGTCCCGGGCATTTGGAATATTATCCAGAAATAATTTCCGCCTTTTGCATGGCTGATGCGGCTATTCTCATCAAAGATGGGAAGAGATTGGAAGAATCAGAAGATTATTTGGAAGAAATTAAGTTTGATTTATTGAAACTTAATATCCCCATCATTGGAGAATATACTTCTCACTCTTTATTCCATGATAGATATTCTTACGAAATTGAAGAAGAAATTACCTTTTCAAAAGTTTGTAATGATTTTCTCAAAAAAATAGATATATTTACGAATGATTTCAATGTGGTATTTTTTGAAGATAATTGGGGAATAAATAAAAAGGTATGTTTGTACTCTGAGACTGGAATAATTATCTCCAATATAGCTTGGGGTGATTGGAAAGATATTAAATATGCAGTTCAAGAGTTTGATATTTTATCTGAAAAAAATGTATCTCGAAGAATATTAGTTTGCGATGCAGAAGATAAATCTAAAATATTGGGACTTATAATTATTCGACGATGATTCTACTTTTAACTGGGAAAAGCGGTGCTGGTAAAACTACTATAGCGAAAGGGATGGCTTGTATTTATCAGAATGTTGTGCTTTTAGATGGGGACGAACTAAGAGAGGGCTTAAATTCTGACCTTGGATTTTCTGATGAAGACATAATGGAAAATATGAGAAGAGTTTCTTCTTTAGCGAAACTTCTTTCAGAACAAAAATATTTTGTTGTTGTCTCTATGATTGCGCCCCTTTTAGAGGGAAGGAAAATGTTTAAGGGGGAAGACTCTTGGGAAATCCTTATTCAACAATCAAAATGCGAAGAAAGGGACGTGAAAGGGCTTTATAAGAAAGGAACCCAATTTAGAGAATATGAAATGGGCGGTGCAGACTACGTTCTCAATGTGGATGAAAAATTTGTTCGAGATTGTATTTGGGAAATAGAAGTAAATACTTTTGGTAGTGAAAAATCTGACTGGTAACGAAAGACGATATTATAGAATAAAAAACTCTCTTAGTTGGTTAAATGAACCACCCGGTGCGATGTTGGAGCAACTAAGAAGAAATCACAAAGAATTCAAAATTCTTGGAAAGATTCCAGAAAATAATTTCGGCAAAAAAGTTCCTCCTGAATTTAAACGTTTAATGCAAGAGTTGAGAGATGATATGGGAAAAGCACAAAAGTTTGTTAAGGAAATGGAAGAGAAGGGCTATGGGATAGATAAAAGATAGAATAGATGATTTATTGTTTCCTTTTAAAAGAAAGAAAATAATTCAACAAATGATAGATGAATTGAAAGATGAAATGCGCAATAGACCTTGCAAAAAGAATGATGAAGATTCTTAGAGCCTTGGTATGCTGTTGAATCTTTCTATAAAAGCTTTTTCTAAAAGAATCCCTCTTCTCTCTATATACTCAAATAACTTAACAAGCTCCATAGCATTTTCTTTATCAAATAAAGAGACGATATTTCTTAGATAGAAATGTTTGTTGTCGACAACAAAGAAATCTTCATATCCTTCATAGTTTCTGCTAATTATTCTAGCAATATTTTTTTGGGAAAAATATGGGGATATTAATGGATGTTCTGTCTCCATATTAAAATACATAATTTCTACTTGGCACCCTCTTTTAGAGGCTTTTTCAAGAGCAGAATATACTTTGTGAGAATCATATATTTCTGATAAATCTTTCTCGAAAATCTTTATGGAGAAAGTAGCTTTTTCTGCGAGTTCTTCTAAGATAATAGCCTTTCTATCAGCATTGTCGCATGGATAAATTTCTTTTTCGCTTTCTTTTAAAGATTCCTTAATGCATTTTCTATAATATCTTAATGCTATGTATTTTATCATGGACGCTGAATTACTTCTATAATATGCTCTTGAGCATTAATAGTAATAATAAGATTTGCTTTTCTATAGTCTTTAGTGGTATTAGCTTGATAGTCTATGTTTAACGCATAATGATGAAGATTATCCATATCTGACCCACTTATTAGCTCTATTTTAAGCCAACTTTCCGAAGATGTAACAGTAATATCTGTGCGGTCAGATGTCAAAGTCTGAGAGATTGACCCGGAATAACGAGATAATTCAGGAATCGTGGGCGTTTCAATAAATCCATCAATGATGACTATATCTAAATTTCCTTTGTCAGGATGTTGAATAACTCCTTCTTTTTTCAAATTTTCGCATCTCATGATTTTAAACTTTTTTTAATACATTAAGCATTTTTTCAATTCCTTTAGATTAGTCCCCTCTTGCAATGTTAGTTTAAATTCTCCTACGGGGATTTCTTCTAATGGTTCTTCCGATTTATTTAGAAAATCATAGCATGGGGCTTCTACGATAACATATTCGTTTTCCTCATATTCTACGCCATTTATTCCAACATTCATACTAATATGATTACATTATCCATGAAGGTTTTTTCACCTCTGTAACAACAATAGTTTGTAACCATTCAGGCGGCTCTATTTGATTCCAATGATGCTTTATCCAAACAGGTTCAATATTAGTATATTTTTTTAAATTAATACATAACTCAAAATCATCATCAAAATGCTTTGTTACAGAAGTATCTAGGTGAGTGAGCCAAAAAACTTTAGATTCTCTTCCAGTAGCGAATATTCTTATATTAGGAAAAAGTTCTCTGACTATACTTAATTCATGTTCATATCTATACGTTGTAATACAAAGTTCCGCTCCAGTTTTCTTCATATTAGAGAAAAGCTTATAAGTATTTCCTATAAGATTCTCCTTGTGTGGATTGTATAAAGTATAATCAAAATCCCAAGAAATCATCACTTAAATCTTTTAGTTTTAAAGTTGTTCCTCATATGAACTATTCATTTCTAATTAAAAAATCTTCTATCATCGAAGTTGTGGCAACAAAAATATCTGTTCCATTTTTCTTTAAAATACTGGATATATCTTCTCGATAGTGTTCTATTTTTATTAAAGGAAATAATACTTCATTAATAGATTTTTCAATATTTTTAAAAGCTAATTTGCATTTCTTTAAATATCCTTCGTCGCGTTTATAGTAATCCTTAACCGTTTTTTTTGAAATAGAAAAAGGACAATTTATTGTAAAAGAATATTCTTTAATATTATCATTTTCGAAATTTAAAGAAAAACCTTTTAAAGAATCAGACTCGTCATCTCTATAATGAATTCCTGCCCGACCGAATCCATTATATTTATCTAAGATTTCAAGAGCAATAGACTCAATTAAAATTACTTCTTCTTTATTATTAAAAGTTTTAACTTTTTCGCTCGAATTGAATTCTTGAAGAAATTTTTCCCAAAAATTCGTTCTCACTTCATAGATTTTTATGAGTTTTTCAATTCTTTCTTCTGAATCGGCAATATATCTTTTTGCCCATTCGTCTTTTTCAATTTTCATTTTTCCAGTATTCATTTATACGATTGATAACTTCTTCATTATTATTTTTCGACATTTCAAAACACAATTCTTCATCAGATAAAGATTTAAAGATTAGATTACATCCATCTTTTTCGACTAAATAAAATTGCTCTTTATTAAAATTTGCCTCAATTTTTTTATTTCTTATATTGACCCAAAAATAGGTTCCATCTTTTAAGTATATTTTTAATTTATTATTTTTCATGATTTGCTGGGCACATTGAATTCTTTTGGATTGGTTTGTCTATATTAAAGAAACAATCTCTGCATTTATCGGTTGAATGTTTACACAAAGCGCATCATATTGCGCTAAAAATAGAAAGAATAAACATAACAAATGAAATAAGTAAGATAACCCCTGTTTCTAATGCTAATATAACTACCGATATGAAGAAAATACCTCCACTATATCTCCTATTATATCTAGAAATACTATTATCTCATTATATTAAATCTCTTAATCAAAGAATCGTTTGAAATATAATCTTCTTCTCTCTCTAAAAAGAAGAGAAGTTCCTGTAAAGCCTCAGCAATATCTTTTCCTAAACTACAATGCGAATCTTTGTTCTTATTAAAAATTTGTTTGAGTTCTTCAATATTAGGTTTGAAAGATTCTACGCTTTTTGAATTTAAATAAACTTCATTTCTTTCTGTCTTATAAAGAAACAAAAGATACAAGCAGTCTAAAATATACTGAGGATAAAAAGGATTAGGCTCTTCTACAATCCATTCATAACTAGCGATTAAGTCTTTGATTTTTTCAATTTCCATATCGATAATAAAAATCTTGGTGAAAAATAACCCTTATTTTTGAAAACTGCGAATAATCTCCATTAAATATAATGAAAGAAATATATTTTTTCATCTTATATTGCAGACCTTACATCTTTATCGCAAAAATAACCACTTTGTTTTAGACGGTCAATAAGATTTTCTTTTTTTATAAGGCCACTCATCATGGATGAAGTATATATCATCCTTTTCTAAAAGTCAAGAACTATGACTCTAGACAGAATTGATTTTCTGAAAAACAGAAATTCTTGACTTCAACGAGAGAGAGGAATCTATCTTTATTGAATTGCATTGCAAAAAAATTGGCCCACCATGAAAAAGAGGATAATGAAGAAATAAAATATCTATATTCTTGCATTTTTTTAAATGTCGTCAAATCATCTTCATGAATGAAATTGATTTTTATTTTTTTCATTGATGTGTCTAACGCTAAACTCTCTTCTATTCGCATCTTTGCTTTTTCTGGCTCTTCTGTAAAACAATCAATTTCATGTGGTGCTCCCCTTTCAATCATTCCCTTTATTGCGCCAAGAATATAATTGTTAGATATAACTAATTCTGGAAGATAGTAAGTATAATCTCCTAACCTAAAATGAAACCCAATTTTTTCATCTATAATTTTGTTGGAAATGAAAGGACGAAATAAATTAAATAAGTCCTCTTTATATTTATAGAAAGTACTCCATTCATTTATCAACCCTCCTAATAGCAATGGTTTATCTGAAAATCCGCCCCTCCTTAAAAATTTAATTATTGAAAAGAAGTTGTTATAATCATAATCAAGATAATATTTATCACTAGAAAGATATTGATATCTGAAATTTTCATACATTATTTGATTGATAATAGCATCGTGAGATTTACTATGCGTAGGCCCCATTACTCGCTTATCAAAAAAAAGAGGTCTATCGACCTCTTTAGAAATAATATAACCAACTGCTATTTGAGACAATTGGTTTCCGCATCCCCCATGAATTAATGAATAGACCGCTTTCTTTCTTTCTTTCTTTCTTTCTTATTCATCATACCTACTTCATGAAATCAATTATCGTTTCTAAAGCATCCTTTGCTGAGAAAAGAACTTGTCCTCCTATATGCTCTTTTTTTTGTTGTAGAATATCTAAAAAATACTCATATGCATGTCTAGTATATGTTTCAAGTTGAAAAACCTTTTCCTCTTTCTTTACTCCTATAATGCCCAAATGACATGTAGTTAAATTATATTCGATTCTTAATTGAAATGGATATTTATCATTCTTTATCGAAACTCTATGAGTTCCAAAAGTATATCTATCTTCGTCTAAAAAAACAATTGCGCTTTCTTCATCTTGAATCATTTTTCTTGCATAACAGAAATAGGGAAAATCTTCTTCTTTTATTCCTTTTAATGCCGAAAAAAATTCTGATTCTATTGCTATTTTTAGTTGCCTTTCAAATTCTTCTCTTGCGCTCATAAATTCTTCATTACTTTATTTGTTTAACCTCTTTTACTTTTGGAGCTTAAGTCGCAAATAATTTCATACAATGGATGGCGGCATTTCGGACAAGCAAATGTCGCGAAAGAATTAACCCCATACTCTGGACAGAATAACTTAGAACCATAAAAAGCTTTTTCCCCGTTTATATCTTCCTCAATAGTTTTTCCGCATTCATCGCAGCAAAGTTCGTTTAATTCTCTGAACTCAAAGGTTCCGCAATAGGGGCAAGAAAACATAATCTTTTTCATCATTTCTCAAATATTTCGTTTTTCGCTTTTTCAAGCATTGCTTTTCTATTTTCATCATCTTTTATATCGTTCAGTTTTTCTTTTATCTCGTCAAATAAAACACGATGTTTTCTAATTACTTGTACATCTGCAGAATTGCCCCTTCTCACGAGAAGGTATGGACATGCCAGATTTAATTTTTTGAATAGAGTATCTTTTATTTTGAAAGTTCCCATCCCTTTTCGTTTCCCTTCTTCATTTTTATAGATACAAATGTTTGATTCTCCTATTTTAAAAGAAAAATCAAAATCAGGATTATATATATCAAATTGATTGCACTCCTGAAATGGAACAGAAATTTCTGTTTTTTCATCAAGAAGTACCCTGTATAAGTATGCAACAACATCTCTCATCTCATGATATGGATGATTGGCAATTTCCTGTTCGAATAGATTCTCTATCTCTTTTTCATTCATAATCTTCTTTGTCTAAGAAAAGGCTACCATCAAAAAATGCTTTGTCAAGTTCTTTATCAAGGGTATAAGGTTCTGTATTTATTCCTTCATAGGAACATTCGAGTTCTCCTATATAAGAAACTTTTTTTCGGAAAACGCTGTCAACACATTTAATTCCTTGTTTTAGTTGTTCGATATCTTCTTTGTTGGTTTCCGCAAATAAATATTTGAAGTTATAACCGTTTTCTCCTTCTAAACGGACTTTAATCCCTAAAAACAATTTTTTTAATTCGCCTTCTCCAACAAAAAGGTAAGGCCCATCATACCACATTAATACTTCTTTAATTTTTATCTTCATATTCTTTGTATATAAATCCACATACTACAACGTCATTCGGTCCACAGCATTCTATCAATTTGCCATCAACAAAATACGCAGAATCCGCCATATCGTATGCCCAAGGATGGAGAACAGAAAATTGTCTTTTGTCTTGATTGAGGTATAGAGGTATTTTATCATGAACTATGACTACCTGAACTTCTCTTTCTTCCCTTTTACTTTTTACTTTAGCTAGAAATCTTTTTAAATGCCGCTTGGTAATTTTCTTCATTGTGCGGTATTTACGCAATTTTCTATTTGTTATCGCTTTCATCTGCTCGTTTTCTAGCCTCTTCAACTATCATATCCAATTCTTCTCTTATTTTCCCGCATTGATAAAGAAAATAAATTTCGAATATAGTGATTATAATTCCCAAAGTAATGACGAGATATATAGGATAGCATGATTTAAAAAAATTTTTTATTATAGAGACCAAATGCTTCAAAATCCTTGATATATGCGATTAAGATTCCGATTAAATTCTTCAATGGAGTCATCAACATAAGAATCCATTGCTTTTTTCATAAGATTTCCGATGAACTCTCTTCCCTTTTGATTCAGATTACATTCTGCTAATTTTATGCGCGGCCAAAATTCTGTTTCCCGCACAGCAAGTTCAAGACGATTTATGCTATTGTATATTTCTAAAAGGAATGGAGAAGCTTCGTCGAATATTTTGTTTTTTTTAATGCCAACGCATTTACTCTTTAATAAATGTTCAGCATAATTAAGTATTTTTGCTCCCATAATATCCGGTTTTTCTAGATATTGAGCATATTTTTCAATAATATTTTCCATCTTAAAGTCTACTAATTAGTTCAAAAAAATACTTTTTCCTTCCTTCCAATTCTTTCTTTTGAGCCTTTTTTATAAGTTCATTTAAATAAATATCTCCATCCTCGGTCAAAAAAGCTTGCGCGACAAAACTCGAAGAGAAGCTCGGTTCTTTTGAGACTACATGCAAAGTAGGGATTGGTTGCGGCTCATTTAAAGTGAGTTTCGTCGTACCAAAATGTACAGAAAAAGGCAGGGAGTCATGAGAGATAGAATAAACTACTTGGCACATGTTATAGCTCTTTCTACTAATTTTTACTCCCGCGATTCTTTTCAGCAATGTTTCCGCATAATAAAAAGCACCAATACTTTCAGTATCATCGGCAACATCTAAAATAAATTTTCTGTATTTATCGAATAGCTCTTGTTTCTTAAAAGATATTTCGTCTTCTGGTTCTGGCATAAAATTTCGAGTATCGAAAGAAGATTCCTAACGTGATTTCATTATTTCTATCTCAGCAAGAAAACTTTCCGTCATTTCTCGCTCTTCTTTTTTAGCCAGCAATCTCATTTTATCATTAATATGAAGTAGTTCGTGGCTGTTCAATTCTAAAAAATATAAGTCTTTAAAAAGAAATGCTCGCGCGTTATTGTTATCTTCTAAAATAATGGAAAATTCTCCATCCCACGAATTAGATGCGAGAGCAGAGAATCGAAAATCCTTGTTCCTTATTACGTCAAAATTATTTCCTTCTTCGTCTCTAATCAGACTTGATAGAATTTCTGTGCCATTAGCATCTAACAATTCATTAAGATAGTAAAGAGCGTCTTCTCTTTTGATTTCATGTTTTTCCATATGAGCTATATGATAAGTGATTCAAAATCGTTTGTCAAGCTCAAATGATGGAAGTTTATACTGTCCGCCACTGTATTTTGATTAAATATCAATGGATTATGTATTTTTCGTCCCAATCAGTCCGCCACCCGGAATTTTTTATTCCTAAATCTGTTTTTTGAAAACAAGATTGATAATTATATTCAAAAATCAGGGGGTATAGAAATAAATAAGTAGTTCCATTTTCTTATGCGAAGTAATACCGCTAGCGACAAATCGGTTGTACAGTATTCAACTCACGGCTAAAAAAGTTTCTGTTGTAATTACTTTTTTGGGTTTAACACATCTAAACCCCATGCATCCCAGCCATCGACTTTTCTTCTAGCGAAAAGCTCTATTCTTCGTTGTTTTGGAAACATTTTGGTAATGTCATCCATTACTTGTTGAGGTTTTACACTATGGGCTTGTCTGGGAGCGCGGACTAACTGTTGTATGTTTCTAGCTCCTCTTGGCTTAGGAATTTTCCCCCTTTTGAAAACCAAACAAAGTTCACAATTAGATAGTGTATATTGTCCGGGATTGTGAGACATCTTATCCCAAACAAAGGCAACTGTTTTATAATCAAATCCCCATGCTACGCCAAGTTCTATTGCTTGTTGTAGATGGGGGCTGGAAGTCCACATAAATAATAAACAATCTTCGTTAGCAATACTTGCTACATTCAGTTTTTTAAGTTCCGATGTTTTTAATGTAGGATATATAAAAGATGCAGAGCTGATGAATATTTTTTTATTTAAGTCTATCTTATCTTTACTTACGCTAGACTTATCATACTGCATTTTCCCACCATAATCCCACGGCGGGTCTGCATAAATTACATCATATTTTTCAGATGGAAGATTGGGATAAAGCTCTTCTAATGGATTTTGTCGAGTGCGTTTTTTTGCCTCTTTATTATATATGGAATAACCAGTTGTCATAAATCAAAATATTTTCAAATTAGTCTCTTGGATTAATTTTCGGGCATCTATTTCTTGGATTAGTATCGTAAAAGGGACCGGGGGTCTGATTCTGAAAAATCGATTCAAATATTATATTCAAAAATGGGGGGGTTATCAACACTAAAATCGGACATAATGAAAAATCGGCTTTGTTTTGAAGAGCA